CAAGCTGGTGGATTATTCAATCCAGAGCACATGGAGCACGACAAGGTTCGAGACTTGCTATTCGATTGCCGTGACGCGTTGGCCGAACACTCCCTCGCAACGTCCTGCGTTGTAGAACGTTTATTCGCAACAGAACATTGGTCATTTACAGGTGAGGCTGCGGCCCCACCCGCCACGCAGACAGGTGACGTGCCAGCGTGCCACCCTAGAGCTTTAGCGGAATGTCTTCTCTATCGCTTGTCCGAAGCTGAGGAGAAGGCATCTACTGAGGCAGCATGGAGGGACGTCCACTACCCGCGTATAAGGGAAACAGCAGAAAAAATCCGTGCTGCCGTTGAGAGCACAGCGCCCACGCCGGAGCCAACGGGAGCGGATGAAAAAGTTTCGGAATCTTAAAAGGAGGCAGTATGAAAGACCAATTAGCAGATGCAGCGGTAAAAAGGTTGCGCGAGTTTATAGCCAGAAACGCTACTGAATGGCTCAACTTGCCCCAGCCAGTAAAGGACGACATTCAGCTAGTTTGCGAACGCTACGAGGAGATTATCAATGACTGAGGAACGATTGAACCAGTTGGTTGGCATGGTGGAAGAAGCTACTACGGATGGAGATTTGTCCGGCTGGACAGGCGATGACATCGGGGATATTTACTCAGCCCTGTTCGCAGAACAAACCCTGATTCAAAAGTTGCGGGATATGCGGCGAATTTACGGAGAGCAAAAAGACGACCCTGAACTTGTGGAGATATTTCAAAGCCTACTGACCGTGATTATTAGCTGAGGGCGGGGCAGAAAGGGGAAAAGGGAAAATGAGCCGATTGGCGCAGATAACTAATCATTGGAGAAGCACTGCATCTATCAACGCAGAGGATATGGAATGGCTGCTGACTGTCGCTAAGAACCGAAGCATGGATTACGAATCGAATAGTCAAGACGATTTACGTAAGACAGAGCCTCCAGCCAGCGAGCCGCCCATCGAACCTGAGCGGAAGGAAGCGGACGAATTAATCGAGGCGTGCGCCTTGGCATGCAAACACAATGTCCAAGACGCTCGTGATGCAGTTTTGCTAGAGGATGCTCGCAGAGATATTCGTGCTCTAAAAGGCAAATTCGCTCTGGCGGGGAAGGAAGCGGATGAAGCTGAGAGCCTAAAGGAACGATTTGTTCCTAAATGGTGGGACAAGAACTCTCCACTTCCATGCGGCCACGATAATCGCAATTTGACTTACCAGCTAACCGAAACTGGCGGATGGTATCGCTGCAAAGAATGTATGCGGTTGGCGGGGAAGGAAGCGGACCATACAGAGCTACGGGCACTCTCCGCAGACTGGAAGGAAAAGGCGAAGAAATCGCGAGAGGAAGCAAGGCGTATCCGCAGAACAGTTTACGTAGCGACTGAAGCAGAAGCGAACTGTTACATTCGCGCAGAGGTATGGGATACATGCGCCGCTGCGCTGGAGGCTGTATTAGGACAGAAGCCTTGACTGAAGCCGACACGGGGAGGGAGAAACCATGAACACAAAGGTACCAGTAAGCGAGCGGGCGCTAACGCAGAGAATTAATCGCTATCTTTTGGCCAAAAACCTTTCTCTTAAGAAAAGAAAAAGTCGCTATGGCTGGCTTGGTAAATTTTACCTCGTTGCTCCGTACGGTGTGGTTAGGGAGAATGTAGACATCGAAGTATTCGCCAGACGTGCAGGCATCCTAAAAAGCTGGGAAAAGATACATTCGGACCCTAATATGCCCAGCGGGTAAAATTAATAATTTGTCAAAGGAAAAACAGTGATCGGCATCGTGATCGTGTTTTTGTACTAGCCATGAAAAAACCTGAAGAAATACTCGCTGCGGCTCAAAGATTACGGGAGATCGTGTATCTGTACGAAAACCTCACTGAATCGCCGGTGCTATCGTCTCTGGCCGCCGACATCCTAACCGTCTGCGATACGGCTGCCCTCTGGGCCTGTACTGAACTCAATACTATTACCCGTAAATCATAGACGTGAGTGGTAATAACCACTAGCTCGGATGGCATGGCACTTTCTACAATGACGTTTACCTAGCTTGGAAACATAAGTATTCGCCAAATCGAACAGGTGGCCATGAATACAGTGAGTTTGCTTTGCTTCTTTGGCCCATGGGCTTATGCCTCTTAAACAGTTTACTCGATGCGTAACTGGTTCCGTATGGCTTGGGTTAGGACAGCCAGTATTACGACACAGATGATCTAGCGTTAAACCGTCTGGAATTGGACCTACGAGCATTTCGTATGCTACGCGATGCGCATAGGCCATTTCTTGATTTACTGAAATTTGGCCATAGCCTTTATCATTTTTGCAGCCGAGCCAAATCCAGCACGGGCCTAACTCAGGCTTGTGCGCGGGGATCTGGCCATTTTTGTCTATCTTTTTCCAGAAACGAATTTCGAGCGGTATTTTCTTGCCGGACACTCTATCCGTATATCATTGGAGTTATGGCCGTGTCTAGTATGAGAGAAGGCGGTTGATAAATATCTTGTATGATGTTGCACATTGGGCAAACCAAAAACGCAGCCGGGGCACCCTGCCACGAACATTGAATTATCTCATAGCAGCGAATGGCGTGCGAGCACAACGGAAAGAACATGGCAGCTTTTTCATTATATGGGATTGGATTCGTTGCTGGTGTGAATGATTGGTACTGGGTATTACTTGGCTGGGCCGGTTGGGTCACAATTGTACCTGGTCCGCCTGGCTGGATTGGCTTAGGGTAACCTTCGCGATTCTGCCTGTAAAGATCACCAATCTGATAGTCAGCCATTTTATCCCAATTAGGACATCCCGTAAATTGGCAGCAGAGATAAATGAAGGGTGGTGCGTGGGCGGTCCACTTCATTCATCCCTGCCGCGCTGAGAGGGATGCTTAACTAGACGGTAGAAAACGGTGCGGCCAGTGTCAAGAACTTAGAATCGCAAGAAATTTTTCCGTAGCACGGTCTAGCTGCTTATCCGTCAGCTTGACTTTCTTGGCTCTTACGTTCCAGTAAACAGACTGGCAGGCGCGATTCGCACAGCGCCAGGGATGCTTACCATCGTCCGGTATCCACTTGTACTTGCAAAGGTTACAGGTACATTGGAGCTTCTTAATATAACGGGTGGCCATGACGAGATTATATCTCGTCGGCCAAATTATTCAAGCGCAATGCTAGCAATTATTATTGACTTGTAACGTGAGATTAGGTATCATAGTCGCTCAATTCAAAGCCTTGGAGGGCTAAAATGATAGACATACGAGCAGCAGTACCACCCGATGCGCCGGAAGAAGTTAAACAGTTCGTAAAGGGGCTGAAAAATCTTACTCTTCCTGCGCCAGAAACAACGGTTCTAGCAGAAATCGTAGCCGCTGGGACTGGAGAACATCAAGACCGGCTATTTACTCAAGCGGTGAAAAAGCAAATGGGTAAAGCCATAAACGCTTTCATGGATCAAATGGAAGCGGTTCATGCCGCAAGCTGCAAGAAGTGCGGCAACGGAACAACAAACTAACTAAAGGCAAACAAAATGTCCAAAAAGAAAAGACCAAAGAAGCATCCTAAGCCGCGCAAGGTGGTGACCGGCAAAATGACTAGCACGATGACTTTAACCTTGCGAGGGCTAACGCCATTGATTTACAACTTCTTTCGCTCCAAAGAAGCATTCCGCCGTTACAGCAAATGGCTGGAATCATCAATATGACTGAAAGGGAAATCGTTTACGCCGAGCATGAGAAGCTTTCAAAAATAAGGGACAAAAGCGAATTAGTCGGCGAATTCATAACCTGGCTGGAATCAGAAGGCGTTCACATGCCAGCCAAATGGCACAGACGTTCGCTCAATGAGTGGCTGGCCCGATACTTCGAAATCGATCTGAACAAACTCGAAGAGGAAAAGCTGCACATGCTCAAGCGCCTGCGCGAAGCGAACGAGAAGGGAGGAAAATGATGGCCCGATTGTTGACAAAGGAAACTAGTCTAAAACGACAGCACGGAATTTTTACCATCGTCGGTAAAACGATTCGTGAATGCCAGCAAGGCGCTACGCCAATTGAAGTCGAGAGGCTCATGCGGCTATCGTTCATGCTTGTCGATGTAATTCAACGAAGCGATAAGCAGTTTGACGGCAAGCGTTTTCTGGAGATCGCTGGTTTCGGTGATCCGAAAGCGCCCAAGCCGGACGCCGTTACTATTGAGGCAACGCTGTAATTTCTCGCTTGCTATTTGACCTTGCTTGCTGTTTAATCTCCGTCTAAAGGAAGGGCGGATAAATGAGAGAGATTCTTACGACAGATTTAGAACTTTCGCTCATTGAAGAAGACTTGAAAAGCGTGCTCGATTTAATTTCCCTTCCAGCGGAAGCACGTCAAATCCTAATAGGCGTGCTGCAAAAAATTCAAGCATTGAAGGAACAATGAGTCCCGCCTATCCCGCTTCGGACAGGGAAGCGACTTGGTGGCCATTCACGACAGTAGTATTTGCAAGTCTTGGTTCTTGGTTTGCGCCAGAGAAACCGGTCGTCTACGTCCTCGCTTTCCTCGCTGGTTACTCTATGTGCTACGGGCTGCAAAGCTGGGAAATAAATAAAAAGAAGAAATCCTTGGAGAGACCAAATGATAAACAAACTAGTAATTAAGGATGGAAAACTCTATGACGCAGAGTACGGCATCGACTCCTGCGGACATTACAGATTATGCTCCGTTCAACAAGTACGGAAAGTATTGTCCGGCGAAGAGCATGTGTGGGCATGCGAATGTCCTAACTGTTCGGGATCGGTAAAAACTTGGAGGATGTCAGCACCCACGGAACTAGTCAAAGGCAGATTGCATATCGGCTGTAGGCTTTTCTCTGTGGCGGATATCAAAAAACTTGTATCTCAAATTGAGGGAGGGAAAGATGGGCTATTACGTAAACGTTCCAGAACACAAAAACAAAGTCGCGCAAATCGAAAGCCTGTACGGCGGAAAAAGAATCCAAAAGCCGGTCGAGTTCGCCGACATTCCGCACGATAAAGCACTAATCGTCGTAGTGGACAATGGTGCATTTGAGGCCGCTGGTTTTGCCTACAACGCCGAAGAGTTTAGGGAATTCACAAGCCCAGACGACTGGCGGCCCAAAGAATACGTGTTGCTCGACCGAGACAAAACGTTCGAGCTAACCGGTTTTTCAGACCGGCTCAAGCAGTTATGACTGACCAAATTAAGACTGGTTATCCTTGTACAAAATGCGGCGTCGATACTTTTGTTACGGACTCCCGTGCTACTACCTTTCTGGAGAACCGTACAGTCCGACGCAGGCGCGTATGCAAGAACGCGAGGTGCAAACTTCACTTCACCACTTACGAAGTGACTACCGATGCGGCTAGCAAGGTCCTAGCCCTCGAAGAGTTAGTAAGTCGAATACTGAAGTTTCGGATCGTCGCCAAGAAGTAAACAACGTCTCAATTGGGACTTGCAATTCTGTCCGATATGAGATAATATATCACCGCTTGCAGTTTTAGTAGTTTAAAAGAGAGCTAAAAATGAAGACACACACAACAGCAAAACCAACTGAACTAATCGCTCCGCCAGCGCCGATGATCCGGCAACGGGAGCTTCGCGCCTACAAGCACTTGGCCGATAAAGTAGCCATGCTTGAAACTCAAAGGCAAGAGGCCGAAAAGAACCTGATGCAATTGTTGGGCCTCCAAGTTCCGGTTCAAAAAGGGAAACTGACGGCGCAACTGAGCACAATGTGGCGGGCCAACGTAGCTTGGCGCAAAGAGTTTGAGAAGTTCGGCGACGAAGTACTCGGTGAAGGACTGGGCTTTGTCAAAGCCGAAGCTATCAAAAACGACACACCGAAGACTCCAAGTACCAGACTGGTCGTGCAGTGAAACGGCAGGTACGGCTCGGCCCGGCGAGGTAAGTTCTGGCGGGGCTTGGTGCGGCAGGTAAATTCACGGAGAAAACAATGGAAAAACCAAAAGTACACAAGGCCCATTTAACGAAAATCCAGAAGCTTTTCCCGAAGGTCACAACGATCACGGACGCAACCGAGTCATTGACAGTTGAAGTCCGCGCACGTGACAACAGAAGGGGCACACCAAAACATCCAAGCGACTGTGCAATGGCACGCGCCTGCAAGCGTGAACTAGGCTTGGACGGAGCGGTCATTTCGCTGAGCAAAGCTTATTTGATTCGAGGCTCAGTAGCCACCCGCTATATCGTGCCTCCGAGCCTGAGCAAAGAAGTCGTAGTTTTTGACCGCAGCCATAGTTTTGAGCCAGGCACCTACCAATTGAGCAAAGTTCCGGCTACCAGAAGGATTGGTCGCGGTGGCGGTGGCGAACATAGCGACGGCAGCGGCGATAAACCCAAAAAACCAGTCGTAAAAGTAATCCGTCATCTAACAACTGGCGTACGCAACTTCTACGACCGGCCAGGCACAGAGCAAGAAGAAGAGTAGTTGCGGTAAAAATCTAAAAGAGGTGAAGAGCATGAACCCATTAACTTGTGAAGTAGCAGGTTGCGGAAAGCAAACAGCAACATGGAAGGGAATGGCCAGCCATCGCTGGAATGCACACCACTTAACCGGGCAAATTCCAGGCTTTGAAAGAAAGACAAAGCCAAGAGGTGCGGCGGCAGTCAGGGCAGCGGCGGCAGTAACAGGCAAACTCACGAAGTCGGGCAAGCCAAGAAAGAAGTGGGGATCGAATCGCGTTGCGGCAAATCCGGTAGTCAATGGCTCGCTAGATCGCGAACTGGAAAGCATTAACACCATTATCCATCTGTACGAAACGCTTCCGACACATGCTCGTGAATTTGTGGATCACGAGCTAGAAAAGCTGTAAAAGCTGGCCACTGAGCCGAACATAAGGATGGATAAAATGAATCTACCGAAGTTGAATGAAGCTTTAATTAGAAAGACCCTCAAACACATCAAGGACTTTCCAGAAAGCTACGATCAGGACACCGTTGCTTCGGAATGCGAAATAACCAAAAAAACTCCGTGCGGAGCAATCGGCTGTTTTGGCGTATGGATGGTCCTGCTTTCCAAGCCCAAGAAAGAACGGCAGGCGTTTGCGGAAAGTGTCGATCTTGATGCCGCCCGCGACTTGGCCGGTCTAACAGAAGAGGAAGCGGATTTTCTGTTCGATACAACTGGGAGCGGAGACTCCAAAAAGGATTACAAAACAATCGTTAAAAGGCTGGAGCACATCCGTGCCCAGCGCAAAGCCATCGAACTCCGAACTAGCAGTAGAGAGTTCAGTCCTTTGGACTACAGCGATTATCTTGGATGATTAAAATGGTTTCCGATGAACGATCTGACTCCAATTAAGTTGATGCTTATCGAAGCGGGCGGCGAATTTTTCGGCGTTCAGGAAAACTTTGGGCCGGGCGGTAACATAATTCTGTTCAACGATATTTCCAATCCTCGTGCTACACTGGCGATGTTTTCTTCCGAGATTGTTTCCGTAGAAAGTGTACGGCAACATATCGAATACAAAAGAAAACAATTCGGTATTAGCGTGGAGGGCAATGGTGCCGCCAAGACTGGAATTGAGGGGAAAAAGATTCGGTCGCTGGCTAGTAAGTAGTTTCGATAAGGTAAGAAACGGCAGAACGTATTGGAATTGCATTTGCGATTGCGGCAATAAGCTGTCCATTAGCGGAGGGCGGCTTCGTTGGGGCCAAACCAATAGCTGTGGATGCTTGCGCCGTGAAGTTACTAGGATTCGAGCACGAAAACATGGGATGCGGTACATCCCAGAATATCATGTATGGCTAGGTATGAAAGATCGTTGCTCGAATCCTAAAAATACTGCGTGGAAGCACTATGGCGGACGAGGAATTACAGTTTGTCCCAAGTGGGAAGATTTTGAGGTCTTTATGAAAGATATGGGACCTAGACCGCTTGGCTTTAGCATTGAAAGGGAGGATAACAACGGCAATTACGAGCCGGGCAACTGTAAGTGGGCCTCTCGATCCGATCAAATGAACAATAGGCGTCCATATAGGTACTGGCAGAAGGAAAACAGAACGAATCCACCAATTCATCTTGGTGAAAGTAATACACATGCCAAGCTGACCGATGCTTCTGTTCGGGAGATTAGAAAGCTTAGTGTGGATGGGCTAACTCTGTCAGAAATAGCGGTACGATTTAGAATTACAAAATCCACCGTTGGTAGGGTCGTAAAAAGAAAGACATGGAATCACGTTATTTAAAACTGGCCGCGCTTGGCTTGGCAGGCAGCGCACGTTTTCGCTAGGCTCGGCTCGGCAAGGTGCGGTGAGGTAGAGCGGGGCAGGTGGGGCCGCGCATGGCGAGGTCGGGCAGGCACGTCAAGGCTCGGCTCGGCGTGTTCTGGCATGGCTAGTTACGGCAGGCTTGGCAGGGTAAAGCGCGTTCGGGTCTGGCGCGGCAAGGCTCGGTATGGCAAGGCAAGGCTTGGTTTGGCAGGAAGGCACGGTATGGTGCGGTTCAGCTCGTTACGGCTTGGTACGGCAGGTGTGGTGTGGCTCAGCAGGTTCCGGCACGTTGCGGAGAGGCAAGGCAGGTACGGTGAGGTCCGGCTTGGTGCGGCTAGGCATGACTAGGCGTGGCGTGGCAGGTACGGTAAGGCTTGGTCAGGCGAGGCGCGGCTTGGCGGGGTCGGGCTAGGTCTGGCAGGTGAGGCAAGGCACGGCATGGCAGGGTCAGGCCAGGCCAGGCACGGCAGGCATGGTCTGGTAAGGCTCGGCGTGGCTTGGCTAGGCGTGGCTTGGCAGGTCGGGCTTGGCACGTTATGGCGCGGCCTGGCGAGGCACGGCATGGCAGGGTCTGGCAGGGCAGGTGTGGTTCGGTCAGGCATGGCACGGTGTGGCATGGTAGGGTTCGGCAGGTACGGCATGGTCTGGTTAGGCTCGGCACGGCTAGATTAGGCTCGGCAGGCAATGAAGAAAAAAGTCAAGCCGGAAGAATGTAATCACCAAAAAGGCAATCGTACAGCGGTCGAATTTTACGAAGAAGACGACGAAAAATTGTTTGGTCGCTGTACGCTTTGTCCTGCACGAATAACAGAAAACCATCCTCTATTTCAGTTACATCTTGACGCGATGTTGCGTGGTGGTAAGATGGCGGCCAAAGGGAGTAAAAAATGAAAACTGCTATTCGAATTGTCACCGTTTCAATTTTTGCGTTTTTTCTCGTCTTAGGGATTTTATCCTCGCAGGAAAAACCAAAAGATCCGCCTAAAGAAGATCCGAAAGCGCCGGTACTCGATTCCAATTATCGCGCCGACATGCTGGAGTTATTCAATAGCATCTTGCAGAACGATTCTCAGGTGCAGGGGATTAAAAAACAATACGATGATGCCATGCACAACGATCCGAATTACGTTAAATTGACCAATGAAAACGCAGACAAGATCAATAAGCTAAAGGATATGGCCAACGCCAAAAAAATTACGGTGGACGGTAAAGTTTGGATCGTGAATCCTACTACAGCCAAATACGAGCTTGAACCGCCTAAGCAGGAACAAAAAACTGGGCCGCCAGCAGGAAGTCCCAAGTAGGACAGCGTGAAACAGCCAATCGAAGGGGAGTTCCGAATCGTTCGCAATATGCTCACTATTAAGATTCCACTTGTCACATTGCCCAAGAAAGTGAAGGATAGAATCTTCGTTCCCAGCTTGGCAGGAGTCACTAATAGGGAGCGGCAAGTGTTGCAGTACGTGATCGATGGCAATTCAAACGCAGTGATAGCAGCAAGGCTACGGACTTCAGTACGCACAGCAAAGTTCCACGTTTCCAGCCTATTGAAACATTTTCATGTAAAAGACCGCGTAGCCTTACGATTTCGGGTTACAAGGATGGTACAGAAAAATGAGAACCTTGATACTGAGCGCCCTATTACTATTTAGCGCTAACCTTCTACGCTCCCAAACCGTAACTTCGGTAATGACGCCGGTAACCATCAACGGAACGGGTTTTGTGACCGGCGCAACGGTAGCGAATTGCACCAATGTCGTATTCGTTTCGGCCACAACGCTGACAGCAAGTTGCCCGGCTGGGACACAAACGGTTGTAGTGACCAATCCGGCGACGGCGAATCCGATCAGTGTCAACTTTGTTGGCTTGGACGTTGCGATGGCTGCAACCGAAACGGCAGGAGTGGTGCCGGTAACGAATTGGAACAATGCAACTGGAGCGAGTACTGTGGCAGGCTTGGCCTTGAAGGATTCTACGGGAGCGGCCACCAGCGCCACCATAGTCTGGTCCTGCGATGATTTGTGGCAATTGCCGATTACCGATGCGCCGGGCAACGTTCGCATGATGAAAGGGTACTGCGATAACAACTCCGCAACGCCTACGACCATCACCGTTTCTGGATTACCCGCCAACTCTCTCGGCTATCAGGTGTACGTTTACGCTGACGGCGATAATGGAGCCTTGCAGCGAACTGGGAATTACACTGTAGGCACAACCAAAATCTCGGCAATTGACCTGGCCAATACGAATTTCAGCGGAACATTCACCCAAGCCAACAATTCAGCGGGCAATTACGTTATGTTCACAGTAACAGGTACGGGCTTTACGCTTGGAGCGATAGGTACATCGACCGATGCGCAGCCACGCGCGCCAGTCAATGGCATTCAGATCGTTCCCATCACGACCGTAGCCGCGCCCACTGTCGCGCTCAAGTGGACGCCGTCGGTTAGTGTAGGGGTAACCGGCTATAACGTTTATAGGGGAACGGCATCGGGCGGCCCGTACGGTACGAAGTTAACACCAACACCAGTAGCGGCCTCTCCCTACGTGGATACTACCGTCCAACCTGCGCAAACGTACTACTATGTTGTGACGGCATATAATCCGAACGCCAGCCCGAGTGAAAGTGTTTATTCAGGCCAAGCTATCGCAGTGATCCCGTAAAACAGAATTATTACACCGTTGATAGAGTAAGCTATGTGATCTTGGGGGTTGCTGGACAAGCGTAGGGTAGGCACACAGCCGCGCGGCTATGCTAACTGGGTCAGTCAATCTGAACCTGGCCTACCCGCCCCCAAGCGGAGAGATCCCGTGAAATGTGCTAGTTGCGGATTAAAGTTCAGCGCGTGGGAAAACTGGATTCACACTGGAGGACCGTACAATCCTTTCAGACCGGTTAGTGGAAAGCTCTTTCACAAGAAATGCTTTGAGGTAATGCGCGGAGAATAAAATGGTTGGTTGGAGCCGAAGAAACCGAGAAAACAGAGAGCGCCGGGCGCGAGCACAGGCACGCGAAGATGCCTGCATTGCTGCTGGCTGTAAGTGTTACTGCCACGCTCCGCGCGAACCAGAGAATTGGAAAGCTATATTCGGCGCTCTCTTGGCTTTTGTCGGATTGTATTTTGGGTTTTGTGGCATGCTTATTCACATGCAAAAACAGGTCAAAACGATACCGCTAGATGCAAGCGCATGGACCTGTACCGACCGGCGCGGCGAAGCCCTTGGTCCGGTAATGGATTCAGAGTGTGTCCGATGGGAAAAGAAGTAAAACATACGTGGTCCTACTGTAATTTGTGCCGGTGCGAAATGGTCCTATGTGGGACCTGCGGCAATAATACTTGCAATGGTGGGTATGGCTACGTGAACGGAGATATTAACGGGCCGCGCTGCCCGGACTGCCCAAGTGCCTACGAATTGATGTACTCCAAGTATCCTCGGAAATAAATCTTGACCCCGTAAGTTCAATTCCCCACACTTCTCTCGTATGACACAGGTTCCCAAATGGGACGGCGAGAGCACAAGCACTCGCCCGCATATTAAGCTAGATATCATAGCTAGATTCTCTGGACACCCAAGCGATCTAAGTACCTGGCTCACTGTGCGCGGGTCCAATCGAGTTCCTTCACGAAAAACTAAGAAGGAGGTCAAATAATATGGAGGCACGTAGCCGCCGTAAAGGCCGTAAGCACGGTCGCTAAATCAATTCGATTCCCCCGAGTTGATTTTACAAAAATTTCTCCATCACGAACTCTAAGGTAGGAGGCTTTATGAACCAGGCTAACCGTCGCAAGCATGGCGGACGTAAGAAGGGCCGCTAGTGGTACTCCCAGCACCTCCAGGAAGATGCTGGGCCGGTTGATAGCTGCCGTCTCCCGGCTCCAAATGACACAGCAAGGATGGCCGGTCTTCGGATCGGCCATTTCCTTTTGAGGACAAAATGAAAAGACTGCTAACTACTGAAAATAATAGGGCCACGTGGACCAAGGCAGGGTCGCGGGCGCAGACGTACTCGGCGGTACGTAGTAATTGGGAGTGCTGTAACTTGGTATGTAAACATTAGTTCCGACACATCCAATGGTGCCGGGATTTAGCGCTCTCCATTTACGCTGGTATTCCAGTCTCCGTAACTTCTGTTCTGAGGTAAAAACTCTCATTTAATATAGCCAACGGCAGTCTAAAGCGTATTCAATCATACGCTGAAAATAATCCTGGATAGATTCTTTCTGTACCTCCGCTTCTGCGAGTAACCCTGTAGTGTGGCCGTCAGGTATCCGCACGGTCATAATCAGAATGCCGCCAGGTGCGCTTCTTGCGGGCGGCGGAACAAACTTGCCGTTCTTTTTTGGCGGCGTCTTGGACGATTCAGCGACTTCAAAGTATTCAAAAACCGGATGCCGCTCAATGTATTCTGACTCTTGCGCCTGAATAGTCGCCGCTATGGTCTTAAGCTTGTCCTGTTGGCTCTCTATGGTTTCGACCTTTCTCGGCACTAGCCGCTCGTTCGGCTCCGGCTCCGGAGGACGAGTCTCATGCGGAATACTGGCAAGAATACGGTCCGGCACCCTCTCTGGCGGCGGTTCGAACACAACCGCCTCTATAAGAGGCCTGGCGGGCGCTGGGGACGGCGCAGTGTCCTGCGCGGGCTGTGCGGCCCTAGCCATCGCTTCGTAGGCCACAGCTTCCTCTGCACTATCGAACTCATGTCCAGACTGGCAAAATATTTTAGGAAAGGACTCCGCAGTGTACATTAAGCGATGAATCTCGCCATTTTCCTTGCATGCCGCGCAGATAATCGTTGTGGATATATTCATACTTCCTCCAAAGTCCTAATTGGGACCTTATTCTTGTGAATATCGTTTTGTAATTGAACGAAATCTGTGATGTCCTTCAAGCAGTTAGCATCAAAAACGCTTGAAATGGTTGGGGCAAAAGTATATCGCCTCCACGGAGCGTGCCACGATATATAACCAAGAAAAACGCCGCCCGTATTAACCACGTCCCAGATTTTAGTTTTGCCCGAAGCACTTGTACCATGCTCTTTGAAAGAAATATATTTCATTTTTTAAATGCTCCTGCTATACTGATTACGACGACATGACCAGAGAAATTAAGCTACTAACTTGGCCAACTAAATTAGCGGAATCACGCATACGCGTAGCAACCTTTGTGCCAGGCGATCCTATTTCGAAGCAACGTCCAAAATTTTGCGTTCATAAATCTGGAAAAGTTTACACACCTAAGCACACCAAAGAGGCCGAACAGGCCATTGCATGGTCTATTAAAGTTGCACATCGCCAAATCGTTGAAGACGGAGATTCCCTGTTCGGGGTACGACTGGCTTTCTATTGCAAGAACTTCCAGCGCCGCGACCTCGACAATATGTGCAAGCTGGTTTTTGACGCTTGTAACAAATTTATCTGGCGCGATGACACGCAAGTTGCAGAACTGCATTCTGCCGTATTTAGAGATTGCAGAGAGCCGGGTACAGACATTCTTATTTATATCATTCCAAATGCTACTGCGCATCGCCTGTTCCCGTGCGCACTGTGCGGAAAAGAATTCACTAGGTACCCATCTTCCGAAGGCATAAAATATTGCTCCAGAGAATGTTCGGGCACCGCAAGGCGCACCGGTCAGTTCAAAGATTGCGACAACTGCGGAAAGCAGATCTACAGAGGCGGAGAGCGGTATTCGAAGCACGTCTTTTGCAGTCGAGAGTGTAAGTCTATTTTTGGTACAGTCGAACTGGCTTGTAAGTACTGCGAAAAACCATTCAAAAGGCACCGCTCCGTAAATCGCGGCGCAAACCAGAAAAAATTTTGTTCGGAAGAATGCCATGCTAAGTACTGGGAAGGTAGGCCAAGAAGAAAACAAGCTTACGTATGTCCTAGCTGCGGCGAGAAGACTATGAGCAAGAAGGAATATAAATGCTGCATATCTTGCAGGATTAGAACCGGTGTTTTTAGGTCGCCAGGTGGAGTGCCTGTTATTCCTGCGTAGTATCATTATCACTCTTCTTCCGTTAGCCTCTCAAGCTTTTCCTTTTCCATATCCAAATCGGGAACCAAACGCAAGAATCCGCCACGAATGGACTTCACTACGGACACTCCAATGCTTAGTGACTCAATATCTTCTAGAGAAATTGTGATTTCTAGATTCACCGGAGCATCCATTTCTTGCCCACGTCGAGCAAGTAGTTTGCGCCTTCGGTCGTTAATTCTTCGTCTGCGATTACACCGTGCGTTGACTTCTCGCCTTCAACTGTTTCGTAAATAATTACCACGTGCCTGATCCTGCCAGCCTGTTCCATGGCCGACATCATGGCTTCAGTGACCGTACTCTTAAGAATGCGCTCGAATTTCACTACGAATCCTCGCCCGGCCTGCGCGGTAATAATAGACTCCCTACATAAAAATACCTTTCGCGAAGCTTGCGCGTCTGCCCTATCAAGACGGTCACTATCTCGGTATTTTCGCAAGAATTGAGGTAGCGAATCGCTTCGGTCAGGTGACCGCTGGCCTGTTTGATCTTATCCTTATCCGAGACGCTTCTACTGATCGACCGGCTCCCCTTGCTCTTCCGGCTCCGTACTCGCGCCGTTCGCGGTCTGCTCGATGACTAAACCACGAATCGCACCGTAGAGTTCCCTGTTGCCCCGCAGCGCGTTGCACGTTGCAAATCTTCCCTGCCCAATACGTTCGTCTCCGAAGTTATACCAACTCCCGTCCTTGCTTACAATTTTCATCTTTGCGGCCATATCCAAGATGTCAGCTTCGCGGTCGATTCCCTTTCCATAAATCAGATCGAACTCGACCTCTTGGAACGGATTACTTATGCGGCTTTTTGGATTCTTGGCCCGTACACGTGCCCCTACGATCTTCTCGCCAACCTTGAGCGCGGCGATCCTGCGCACGTCCAGTCGCAATGAGGCTTGGTGCTTTAGTGCGCGACCGCCTGTGGTTTTTGTCTTTTCACCGTATCCGAAGGAATCAATCGTCTCGCGAAGCTGATTTATGAAAATCAGCGCAACGTTTTGCTTGCGGACCTTTGGAGTTAACTTCCTAAGCGCTTGACCCATAAGTCGAGGCAGAAGTGCTACGTTGGCATCACCAATTTCGCCTTCAATCTCCGCACGAGGCACCAACATAGCTACGGAATCGACCACAATGATACCAACATCGCCTGAATCTATGAGTGTTTCTACAATTTGCAAAGCAGTTTCGCCGTTGTCGGGCTGTGTAATCGCCAAAGTATTGACGTTTACACCCAAATCTTCCGCATATTTTGGATTCAGGGCGTGCTCAACGTCCACATAAGCAGCATTTTCACCCTGCGTCTGAGCGATTCCTGTGGTCGTTAAGGCCATCGTACTCTTGCCGCCGCCTTCTGGACCGAATAGCTCCGTAATCATCCCGCGAGGAAATCCGCCATTTAGCATTAAATCCAAAGAAAAACAACCGGTAGAGAAGGAAATAACGGGCGGCCGACGCTTTCCTAATTGAATGATCGTACCTTTGCCGTAGGTTTTATTGATATCTCCCAAAGTTCCAACGAAATCGCCTTTCTTTCCTACTGGGGCTTGAACTTCGTTTTCCTGTTTCGGTCTGCCTCTGGGTGACATTTCTCGCAAACTCCGTAGTTATCTTCGTCCAGATCGTTCCTATAACCCCCGCCTATGCCCCTACCGGTCGCGTGGTGGAAGTGAAACATCCCAAATGGGACAGGCTTACCACAATCACCGCAACGCCCTTCCTGCCAAACGTACTGCCGCCAGCGCAGCCGCCTGTACTCTTCCGCACTCAACTTTACGAGCATTAGAAATTGTTAATAACACGAAGCTCTCCACCCTTACCAAGCTTAATTGCTTCTTTCATGGTCCAACACCCGCCGCTCTTCACGTGGTCTTTCGTACCGCAGTGATAGCACAGCGGAAAACGCATCCCAGTGTATTCTTCGGGCAGCTTATTGACGGTAATGCAGTACACCACATCGCTGCGATTCGCTATTTGTAAGTTCCGAACCTTGTAGCCTTGCTCCCAGGAGAGAACTTTTGGTGGGAACTCAGTAACATTCAACCCCAAATTTTTCTCCAATTTCTGCTGCCCACTGATCGATGCCACCTAAATGACAATTACCGCTAACTATTTCAGTGGTACCTGGCTCAGCAAGTATTGAATAAATTAGATACTTTGCGCGAGATTCGCCAATTAAAGTAAACTTTGCGGCCTCGCTACCTACGATGCCTACTATCATTCTTCGAATATCCGTACATAAACAACTCGACGTTGCGGAAAATAGATTTTTTCGTTTTTACTAATTAGAATACTTAACCAATTGTTATGCCAGCCTACATCCCTACACCAGTCACACTGATACTCAATCTTTTCTTGGGGGCCATCAAGCTGCACAATAACCTTGTCCATCACCATTCCTTGGCCAGTCTTAACGCTTTCGTTCTTCGGAAAACTATGTTGCAAAATACGTCTCCTGGCGTATCTCTTGCCGAGATGGCTTCCTTTGTAGCTCATTCTTCGATCTTCCATGCAGCCCTATTAAAAGCGCCCGCTTCTTCTAGGCTCTTCAGGATGGCAACCTGATCGCGGCCCGACAAATACTCTTGGCAAATGGAAATCAAATGCACGCCGCGCCCAGACGCAGCGTCAGGATTACTAACCGGCTCGACCGCCTGCATCACTGCGAGAGTCTTGTGAACGTACGGAGCATCTTCCTTTTTCACCACAAATTCAATAGATTCGTACTCACCGCTATCGAAAGCGCCGCCCGCCAGCGTGTTCGACACCATTGCTCGCAGCGTTACCACTTCCAATTCGGGATTCTTTTCGATTTCTTTCAGGAAACGCGGCAGCATCTTAGGTTTATCGCGAGCCACTTTCACTAATTCAAAGCAACGTGAGGCTCCAATAGATTCAAGCCGCGAATCGGAAAGGGATTTTAAGTGCTGACGCACACCGATAAACCGGTAGACGCTAGACCGCGACTCTCGAACCTCAGAACTGAGCCAGGAATCGAAAGTTTTATAGAACTTACCTTTCGGATTTTTCCATTCGCGGAAGAGCTTGAGCTTACTTACAGTCGCGACTAAATTGGACAGGCGGGCCAGCTTCCTATCCGCCTTGCCGCGCATATCGTGCAATTCATCCGCCAGCAATTGAATCTCCCTGCGGATGGCTTTGGAATCGACCTGCTCCACTTGCTCTACCTGCTTCGCTAGGGCCATCACAGGACTTCGCCTTCATCTTCGATGTACATCTCACAATCGCAGCCGCCAACGGCGCATTCGCCAGTCGGTTCATGGTCTTCCATTTGATGTCCGCATGTACACATTTAATCCTCCAAGTACCAATCGACTTCGGGATAGATTCTCCTGTAATTATTAATTTCTGTTTTTGTGGCAGGGCGCAGGTGGTCGGTGCGAAAAAACATGGAATTATTTCCCTCCGCAGTCCTACAGGCGCAACCGTTTTGAAATACGTGTGTGATAATTCGCAGTCGCGGACGCGCCTGCCCGTGGCCACCCGTGTCTAAGCCATCTGTAGTAAAAACCCAATCGTCAACTTTCACTAGTTGGCCTTAAAATACTTCTGGTAATGCCTGCGATAAGCGGCTCTTTTTCTGTGTAGTACACAGCAATACTTCTTTTCGCACAACTTGCTGCAAATTGCGCATTTATTCTTCGGCTTATCGCCGCGAATCTTTTTGCGATGCTCCCGCATCCAGAGTCGGTTGCGTTCCTTTTTGTCCACGCTACACCTTTCGGCATTCACATTTTTTGGCATAATTGCCTTTCTCTGGATTGAACGGGTCCGCCGCGACGATCTTGAACCCTGTACCGCCGCATTCGTTACATTCCGGAGAGGGTTCGCGTGCCCTGTTCTCCAAAGCTATTTGCATACCCTCACGAATTTGTGCCGGTGTAGGCATGAATTCTAAGTGCTTTTTAAGCAAGTACTCGGTCACGATGTACAGGTTTTTTGGTGAAATGTCGGACAGTCCCATCGCGTACGCCTCGATCTCTGGCGGCGTGAAGGGCTGCTTATGGAACACCGCGCCTAGCAATCTAAGGCAATGTTTTAGGGCGTCCGAGAACTGCGTCGAATACTTCGTCGTTACTGGCTTGGATTTTTTCGGCCTTGGTAAGCCGTCTTTTAACTGGTCCGCTTTCACTTTCGTTAACATCGTGAACCCCCTCTTTCAAAAATTTCCATGGTGCAATTGGTCCGTTCAAAAAGTCTTCGTCTTGCTCTTCGCTCCACGACTCGATTCGCTTCAGGACAACATCCTGCCCATACTGCCTACAATCCGCCGAGTAAAGCTTCCGGTTCGTGGTGGTCGCCTGCGCTGCCTTCCCGATTATGTGCTTCCATTTTTTCCGGAATAGCCGGAAATCAAATTCTGTCTCCCCCTCAGACTCCCCCTCTTCATGAGAAGATAAGATATGATATGCATGCATATCATGCATATCATGAGTGTTTTGGCTATGCTGTACAGCACCCCTCACAGTGCTGTTGAGCACCCCAGTAGAAACCACTCCCGGTGGTGCAGGTATATTCGATCCCCTCTCCGTAACTCCACTCCACAGTTGGTTTTCCACGAATCCTGCGATCTGAATGTAACCGTCATAACGCACAATTAATTCGTTCTTTTCGAGCGCTTTTAGAGATTTTTTAATGGTCTTAATGCTCCACTGAGAGCGCGGAGCGTACGTTTTTACGTCTTCTGGCGTCCCTTCGAGCCTTCCGGCGTCATCTGCGGACAAAATTAAGACAATATAGAGCAATCTTTGCGTGTCATTTTCCAAATTCCAGTACTTTCTGGAGCCAGGAAGCATCAAAGATCGCTTTATTGAGCGTCGGTCGCGAGATTGCATGCATTGTCCTAATTGGGACTCTTGCTGCTGGGCTTCCTGCTGAAACTAAAAGGGGCGGTATTGAGTTCCTTTACGCCAGCCCAGAGAACTCATTGTTCTATATCCAGAGACTCTATTACATTATCAGTTTCATTAGACGATTTCTGGTACAGGGTTTCCATGGCGTTATCTTTGCCAAGGCAAAGCTGAAGGTAGGAGCATTGCGTGCAGTGGTTATCCGGGAACCGGAATCCTGTGCGCATAGGCAACCGGCGCTCAATCAGCCGGTCGTACTGTTCCATTAACCATTCATCGATTTCTTCTAGGTTGGCGTCGGTGATTGTCCCCATGTGGAACTGAATCTTTGGCTCGCGCGTCTTTACCAGCACCAAGAAGGCAACGCGGCGAATGCCAGACACTAAAGCGCCGGTCAATAGCTGGGGATCTAAACCGGCATAGCCTACCGTTTCCGGCTTCTCCGGATAGGACTGTCCAGCAGTTTTGATATCTATGAGAATCTCCCCATCGAACCAGTGGGAGATTAAATCGGCAAGGAATTCTAGGCGGGTACCTTTATACCAAATCTGTTCGGGTTTGCGTGGCAGAGTTACATTGAATTCCGGGTTCAGGATCGGCAGCGCATCCTTTTCCTGCTCAAACAGAACCATAATTTTCTTCCCGGTAGCGTTTAGGCTGGCCCAGTCTTTATCGTTCTTGCTGTACTTCATGGGAACTTCTTGGAACGGTTCCCAGCTACGCACGAAATGCTCTATTAAATCCGTCCCCAGGAGATAATGCGACCGGATGGATTCTTCGATGCAGATGCCGAATTTCAGGGCCGCCGAAACTTGAATCGCGGCAAGGCCCTGAAACCGGCTAAGCTTTGTGTAGCGACCACAAAATGAAACGTCTTTAGCAATGCTATAACTGAATTTCTGGACTGGAAACCCCGACCAAGACTTGTACAGAATCGGTGCGTCCGGTATCAGTGCAAACTTTTCCGGCATCCGGCTCTCCGTTTGCAGTTAATTTAATCTCTTTTTGTGGAGAGTCAAGAGCAATCGTTGGGTCAATTTGTTTTACCCAATCGATAAGCTCTTCCATAGTCCATTTTGGATCTACCGCTACTAATACCACGTGATAGTCGAAAATATGTGCTACCACGATATCCGCTGAAAGTCTACTACTACCAAATCCTCTTCTTGAATCGCACTGGCAAGGCAGAGGGACGGCGGTTTTACGGAGCCACGGATACGTAGCGTCCAAAAGTTCTCTTTGAATCAGGCTGTACCCAAGTGCTACTTCGGCCATTCCAAGAGCACAACCGTTACCTTGGCGGTCGTTAAAGTACCCGAACTTTGGTTTCAATATCATCCTGCCAAGCGCTATCGCTTCGTAGAAATACATCTACCCCTCCCTTATTCGTCTTGGTTTTGGTGCCTTGCTACATCTCTTCACGTGAATCTTTGCCTGATTCCAGGTCGCAAACTTGCCGTTACACCACGGGCACTTCGGCATCTCAAGATTTATCACTGGGTTGAGTCCAGGAACGACAAGTCCGGCTCCCCTTTGACGTCCGCTTCCAGGTCCACGCTCGGCTCGGATGATTCGAACTTGACTTCCTCTTTCGGCTTGAGTTTGTCTTCCAGTTCCGATTCGCTCGGGCGCGAGAATCCCTTCACATCGAACTTTAGCCCATATTCTCCGTCCGTTACCTCGACCAAGACCTTCCCGGTTAGGTTTTCCAGCGCCGACCGGCGCACGACGGGTTGTGCTGCTTCCAGTAATTCGGCTGGGTATTCGAACTTGCGCATGAAATAAGTGGCCCAGTTACGCGCGGCCTTGGTTAGATAGAGCCGGAACGGGAACTGGTAGTTAATGAACTGCCCATCGAGTACCAAACAATCAATTTGTGCGTACGGCTTTTCGCGTTCTTGGTCCTTGAACTGGGCCGCGACCGTACGAATCGTCCAGATATAGCTCCCCGGCGTAAGCTCGGCGGGCTTGTCGTCCAGCCAGGCTGGAAGGAAATCCTCTTGTTCGCTCAATTTTTGATTCTCCACCAAAGATACACAGCCCAGCCACAAATCAATAACACCAAAGAGCAAAGCAACATACAGTCGTTCATTCGACTATCTTCCATGTCTTGTGCCTGCAAATATTGCTTACCGCTTGCGGCCTAAGACTAAACCGCTCAGCAATGTGCGCGTACTTCCAGCCCTGCCGGTTCAGCTTGCGGATCGCGATAACTTCTTCCGGCTTAAGCTTTCTCGTCATTCTGACTCTTTGCGTAGGCCATGATGAAAATCTGCTGGACTGACTGAGTTGGCGTACCCATGATTAGGTCCGCTACGTCTTTCGCGATAGCCCTTTTGAGCGTCTCTTCCAGTGCCCACAGCGTTCCAACAATTCTGGCATGCTTAACTCTTCCTAAGCCGTCTACCTCGACACTTAAGTGTTTGGCCATGAATGCAACCAGGTTGGTACTGGAAACTCCCGTGGCCATGCAGATAGACCTGACGTATTCAGTCGGCTGTTTCTTAGGAGTCTCAGTTGGGACGGTACCTGGAAGGTCTTTAGGAATCTCCGCTTTGGGAACCTGTGCAGGCTTGACCTCTGGTACAGGTTTAGGTGCAGCCTTTGGTACAGGTGGCTTCGCTGGAGCAACGGGCTTAGCCGGTTCCGGTTTTGCGGCTGGCGCAGCGGGCTTCTCTTCGTGAGCTTCTACGTTAGCCCAGTCCTCGATATCTTGCGTGAAGAGGCCGCTGCTGCGGCTCGCGGAAAGCACCGCTCCAACTTTGGCACGCTTGAGGGCCATTTTTAGGAGGGTATTTTTAATATCGGGGATATTTTCATTTTCAACGCGGCCCACAGGTTGGCCAATAATACTGGTATCGCTTTCACCGAACTTAGCTCCGCAGCCGTCTGATTTACCTTCTTTCTTCCAGCAAATCCAGCCGCCGCCGAAATCGTCGCGGCCTTTGATGATGGCGTTCTTGCCGCATTTTGGACAGGCACGCTTTTGATCGCGCCAACGGTACTTCGATTCGTAAGAACTGCACGATGCCAAGCCCGTGGACACCAAATGGCCGGTTCTTTTGCTCGTAAGAGTGCATTCGACTTCATAGTCGAAGAGGTTCTTGCTCCAATCTTCCGTTCTGCTAGTAACTTTGTACGTGTCCGCTAAACCGTAGATATCGCAAAGCTTGTCTGCTCCCGGTTTGTACAGGGTTGGCTTGGGGGTTCCTGGAATGGTTCCGTAGTCTTCGCCTTCCACGAGGTAAGATTTCACGAACTCTTTCAGCTTGTCGAGCCGTTCGTTGGCGGTTTTTAGATCGAATACAGGCGTGAGGGCCAAGTCTTCGGCGGGATGCTGATACCGTGCAAGAGTATGATTCTTTTCCGTTTCGTCCACAAATTCTACGTCCACTACTTCTTCTTTCTTTTTTGGAGGCATGATTCCCCTTTAATAAGGACTTACAAAACACCCCATTTTAAGTGGCGGACCATCGTGTTTTAGAGAATTACACGTATTACATGACGGTACAGAGAACTACTTATAATGAAACAGCAAGCGGTTTGCAACAAGAAAATGCTTGTCGCCTGCTGTTTGAATGGATTAGCATTAGTACTATGGCCAAACACTTAACCACGGAACACTTACAGAAGATCGGCAGGATTGGCGGCAAGACTACCAAGCGCCGCAAGGGCGCGAAGTTCTATCGCAGTATATCACTCATGCGAAAAAGCTTCAAAGGTGGGCGACCGCGTAAGGTAAAGACTGAAGAATGAAATTCATACCGGTAAAACATTTCCAGGCCCTTGCGGGCGTCCAGCAAAAGACAGTCTACAAATGGATCAAAGTCGGCAAAGTTCGCGCCGTACGGCGCGGCGGTAAATATTACGTAGAGCACCCCGGCGATCTCGATACGCTTCCTCAACGGCGTACGACTTTTAAAGACCCCGACCGTATCCCGCTCTTCACCGGCAACATTGTCTGCGACCTTGTAGGAGTCAGCCCGCGCCGTCTGCGACAACTAGGTGACAATGGTAAAATAAATTTCCGATTGTTGAACAAACATCGACGCTACTCGGCGCTCGATGTCAGAAATTACATCATTTACAAATATTCCCGCAGGAATATACCCTACAACAGCCACTTAGTACCGGAAGTTTCCCCAGAAGAAGCACGGGAGTACTTAATAGAATGGGCCGCAAGTCTCGTTTTGAAAGAAAACCCTTGATAACAGAAGTTCGATTTGTTCCACTCCCCTAAGTTCGAAGTACTAGTACCTCTTAGGGAGATTAAATGGCAATCACACGTCGTGAGTTTGCCGGGCATCTGGCCACTGGTGCGGCAGCTATTGCACTTGGCGGCGCTACAATCGAGATGTCCGGATGCAATGTCTGGACCGACATCGAAAACTGGATTCCGCTCGGGATAGCTGCGGTAAACTCCATCCTCGCCATTCTCGAAGCAAACGGTGTTCCGCTCGCCGCGCCGATTCAGCTAATTGTCAATACTATCCAGGCTGGGTTCACCGCACTGGAAGCGGCTATCAAGGAATACCAATCCACTACACCTGCCCCGGTTGGAGTGCTCCAAAAAATCGAAACTATATTCACCGATATTGTCAACAACTTTGGAACCTTTTTGACCCAATTGGGACTAAAGGGCGGGCTTCTTAGCCTGATTTCTTCCCTAGTGCAGATCATCCTCTCCACAATTTCCGGATTCATGAATGAGCTTCCTTCTGTCGCAACCAGAGCGCTTGTAGCACATACAGGACTCAAAGCCGGTTCAATGACTGTCCCGGTCCTGCCGATTAAGCGCACTCGTCGCGGATTCAAGAAGGACTGGAACAACACCTGTTATGGGGCACCCGCAATCGGTGTGCAGTGCCCGCCAGCGGCTTACTTCAGCGTTTCCTTCTTCGAATCACTGTGAGAATGGGGACGCGGGTAATGGTAGGGGATCGAAAAAAGAAAGACGACCCTATGCTTCATTATAGAGTCGATCACCGCATTCGAAAGCGCGGAGATATGCAGGTAGAAGTTATCATCCGCGCCCCGCTGGTATTGGAACTCCGCGAAGCAGCCCACGATTGCCAAGCTGAACCTGGCCGGTATTGTGAAGAAATAATCGAGCAGTGGTGCGCGGAACGCCGCCTGAATAAAGTGAAGCTCGGCATCCCGCTTTCCCCTCGCTTACGTCATGCGGTGGAGCACGACAAACTCTTCGACCGGGAGAACCAAGTTGGCCTCTGATAAAGAAGAGCCGCTAAAGTTCGGCCCTAACCTGGCCCCGTTGAATGCAACGGTTAATTATTTGCGCAAGTTGCTCGAAGCTATCGCAGAGAAGCAAGGCATCGACATCGAGGATCTTAATCCTCCACCGGAGCTATAAAAATGAATGGAATACCAGGAATGCGCCTTGGAAAGCTAGCACCAAAGAAAAACCTGAAAACTCTTCGCTTCTCTGATTATCTGAAGGCCGATCCAAGTACACTGCCTGTTCCGCCAGAAAAGACCTGGCGCGAATGGAAAGTACCTCCGCTAGGTGCTTGGAATATGTACCTTAACGACCAGATAGGCGACTGCACGATTGCCGAAGTCGCTCACACGCTCATGCTGGTAACGGCGCACACCGGAACAATGGTGGTACCAACCGATGAAGAAGTTCTGGCGATGTACGAAGCGATCTCCGGATACGACCCATCGCAGACCGATGCGAGTGGTAACAATCCTACCGATACCGGCTGTGCCATCACGGACGTTCTAGCCTACTGGCAAAAGAATGGGCTGGCTGGCCACAACATCCTCGGCTGGGCGCAGATTGACCAAACCAACATCAACGCGGTCAAGCAGGCCATCTACATCTTTGGCGGCGTGGATTTGGGCGTTAATCTTCCCAACTCGGCTATGGATCAAACGAATGCCAATGAAACATGGGCAGTGATTGCCGATGATGGTGGAATCGCTGGCGGACATTCTGTCCCGCTGTTCGGATACGGCGCGGACGGAACCAACTGCATTACTTGGGGCGAGCGGCAAGAATTAACTTGGTCTTGGTTCTTGAAGTATTGCGATGAGGTTTATGCAGTAATCACCAACGATTGGCTGGTCAAGTCTTCCGGGCTTGCTCCAAATCTACTAAATCTCGAAGCGTTGACCGCCGACTTACAAGCATTGAATGCAGCTTAAAGGAGAAAATATGGCTTCATCGGGACATCTGGAAGGATTTAACTTAGTACAGGCCAAGTCGATTTTCCAGTCAACCACTTTCTGGGGTGCGGTGGTGAGTTTGTTTTTCTCTTTTGCCCCTTCGCTGTATGGGAAACTGTTCGGCGTGACTACGCCGCAGGCCACGGTAGTATCGGATATTTTGGTAGGAATAGGATTCATCGTTACCGTTATCGGACGCCTGACCGCCAAGCAGATCGTAACCATCACTGGCGCTAATCCGCCAGCGGGCGGAGCCATGAAGGGTACAAAGGGATAAGCCATGCTGCTACTTATCGTCCTGCTTATCCTTATTTTCGGCCTTGGCGGCGGGTACTGGGGCTACAGTCAATGGGGTACCGGGGGCGGCTTAGGTATCCTCGGAACGGTGCTAATTATCGTTCTAATTTTGTACCTCTTAGGTTTCATACGCCGGTAAGGAAGTCCTAAGTGGGACTACTGGGCTTGCAAAATGTCAACTGATCGATCACCGCGCTCACCACGGTAGGCCCCCATGCGGCGGGCGCGGCGGTCAGCGGTGGCGAGTAGTAGAACGTAGCCCCGTTCGTAGGGTCTGGCACAGTAATCTCTTCGCCTCCAAGTACCGTTTCCACCGCTGTACAGCACGCGCCAAAAGCGGCATCGCCAGTTTGCGGCCACAGTATAAGATTAGTATCGCCCGCTGCGGTCATAGACGAGAATTGCATCCGCTGGGTGATTACGTGGATGAGGTCATGCGTAGGAGTAATGCGATTGTAGAGCACAAATGCCACGCCGAGCATCGCTGAATAGGATTGATTGCGAGCCTCGCGCCAGATGCACAGTGCGGCCAGCACAAGACGGTAGCTATCGAGTGGATTCATCAACCTTCCGTCCCGCGACCAAGGATTTCTGGATAATCAGAAATAAATTATAGGGCACCAGTACCGCTATTGGCTCACCGTGATTCACTATGGTGATCGGTTCTTGTAAGGCTTTCATGTGCGTTGCGGTAGTGTTGTGCAGCCAAGTGGTTGTTTCAGTGCGTGCAGGCATCATGTCAGTGCCAGAAGTGTAACGCTATCTGGATCACCGCAAATATGAATCCGATTATGAGCACAGTCTGGCTGGACTTCCCCGCTGTCACGCTCAGCGTCTTGTTCACTTCCTCACGCCACTTGGCATTCCCATCGACAAACTGGTTGTATAGCGCATAAGGTACGAATCCCCCCTTATCGATGGCGTTCTGCGCATGCGCGTGGTTGAGATCCGAGAGTCTACGCTGAAGTTCCTCATAATCCTTGTCGCGCTGTATTCCCAGCATCTTAATCTCCAGTGCGTGCAGTTCCTTTAAATGTGCCACCTCGCGCTCGACGCGGAACGATTCAGAGTCCGTGAGCCTGCGTTCAGTCTCCAGCGCCCGGTCCACGAAATTGATAACCGGAATGGACACCGAAGAGGTCTTGTCCGCCTCGGTACGCGACTGCTGAATCACAGAATCCCCTCGCATGGTTATTTATCCATAGGCGGAGCAGCTTCTTTTGCTTGCTGCACCGCACCTTGCGCTTCCTTGGTAGCCACGGCGGCCTTGTCTAGGGCCACTTGGAGCGCGATAGGATCAGGACTCCCATGCAAAGATAGGAACTCGAACATGCGGTATAGCCCTTGGAACAGAAACATCACGCCCATCAACTTGAACGTGTTGCCGATGGAACTAGTCAGATTGAACTTGTCCGGAGCAATGCCCATGCTGCCAAGCCCCGATACCATGGCTGACGATCCGCCACTGAGAAGTGACTTCAATATCCCCAATAGCCAATCGCTCCAGTTATAATGAGACATATTTGATACGACGCTCATAGTTTTCCTTTTAGAACTGCCCCATTTCTATCAACTTGGAGACTGTGATTACCAGAAATATTTAGGCTGCGCCGCTTGCTGTTTTGGTGTATAATGTTGGGACAAAATGGCTAAGTTAAAACTGCACAAGATGGACTGGAATAAAGAGCTTAGGTACTGGTTCCATCGCTACAATCGCCTCTATTTCTACAACAATCTACCAGTGGTAGACATTTGCTACGCCCTACCAACTCAAATGGGCGATGATGGCCCGTATAAGGGAGAAGAGCTAATGGGCGAATTTGCGCCTGGCCAGGACTACTTGTGCCGTCCTTGCCATTCAATAAAAATTAATTGGGACACTCGTAGATTTGCTACCTCGGTGAGGCAAACGATCCTTCATGAAATGGTCCACTCAAAAGTTCATCCTGTCCGGGGCCATGGGGAAATATTTAAGAGGGAGATTCGCCGTCTAATAAAGGCCGGGGCGTACGAGGGGCTTCTGTAAATGCAATTCCTTATATTTGTAGCCTTCATCATCTTCATGTTTTTCGACAAAGACGAGTGGTAGTTATTGCGAATCGTCGGACTTCTCTGGCGTGGGACTAAGTGGTCTATGCGTTAGAGGTGAAACTGTAGGCGAGCGACCTTCTTCCGGAAGGGTTCCATAAATACGTCCTTCTGCCAGCCAATTTGCTATCCTTGGATTTCGAAGTGCCCCAGCAATTAACTCTCTCGATCCTGGATAGATCCAAGCATACGGTAACTGGCCCATAAACATTTCTGCAATACCCATACCCCAAGAAGCGAGCGCCCATGGTGACGTCTTACCCATCCTCTCGGCAAACTTTTTCAATTGCTCTAGGCGATATTTTTCCGCATCGAACGTTTCTATCTCTGGAGCTTCTGGTCTTGGTTTTAACTCCGGAGCGTTCGGAGCTTTTTCCGCGTCCAGGGGTGGCGGCGTAAATTCCGGCGCTTCGGGTTTTTCTGGCAACTCTGGAGATTCCGGCTCCGGGGTTAGTTGAAGTTTCTTTGGTGCCTCTTTAGCTATATCTGTGGCGCTGCGTAGTCTGCCAACTTCTGCTACCGGTGCGCCGTGTTCTCCGTAGCGTGACAATAGTTCAGCGGCCAACTTATTAGATTTCGGTTCAGCCAGAATTTGCTGAACATAATCCGGACGCAGTTTGCCGGTGATGGGATCGCGGGCCTGTAATGCTCGTGCAATGGGTGAACCGCCCTTCGCTGAAGAGGCGGTGTTATAAAACGTGTTTTCCAGTTCCATCCACTTTCTTTGCGCGGCCTGGAATTGCTCTAGCTTGCCTTCGGCTTTAGCTAACTTTTCCATCTGGGCAAGTATCTTTCCACGAGCATCCTTCAGTGCGGCGGCTTCATCGCCCGGTAGGTCGCGGTCGTACAACTGGCGGCCGATTTCGCTGTAATAACCATGGAGTTTGTCGAAAGTTAACTTCTCGCCAGCACCAGCTTCACCAAACCCAGGAACGCCCTGCTCTTTCAGCTTTGCCGCTAACTCCGGGCCGGGCTTTTCTCCCATTACTTGCGGGAATTCGCCTTCACCTTCTTTTGGCTGAATTTCTGCCATCACGCTCTTTAGCGAAGACGGCGCTTTATCAGTGCCCTTCAGCTTACTATCGAGCGATTTTTGGAGGTCGGAGTACACTTCTCCGGCGTCAGCGCTGCCCTCGACCTTTGGATATGCTTCCTTAGCGGCTTTCAGGGCACTATCGCGAACCGCTGGGAGCTTTTCTGAAATCTGTTGACTCTGCTCGCCAGCAGCCTTAGTTGCCGCTTTTCCCATTTCGTAGGAAGATTTAGCTTCAGCGTTTTTACTCCGGACCTGTTCTAATTTTTCAGCATGGCCTTGAGTCATTTCTGCCACTTTTTTGGCATGTTTCTCGTTAAGTTTCTTTAGTTCGTCGGCCGTTTTTAGATAACCTTCCAGGGTTTCATCTTTATTGTTATTGATGATTTCAAGCACTTTCGTTTCATGTTTAGCTTGAGCCTTCAGTGTTTCTTTGGCCCACTTATTAACGGCTTCTTGATGTTCGGATGTAAGCTCTGTGTTCTTGGCCGTCTGTGCGGCATGGGCATCCTGAACGGCAGCGTCACCGATATTCGTTTTTGTACGAACGATAGATTTTACTTTTTCTGCCAGTGCGGCGGGTGCCCCGGCGAGTTTTTCTTTGAACGCCGGGTCGCCCATGAGAATTTGTGTGGCTACACCGGTCATGGTTCCAAGGCCGCCAGCATAGTCGCCCCTACCAAATTGCTCCTGCGATCTAACCACAGAGGGGCCAAGAATCGGTATCCCACTTATAAGGTATTCCGTTCCACCTGCCAGCTTATTAACCCAGCCTGGCTGTTTCATGCGGTCAAGGCCAACTTGTGCAGCTTGACCAGAAGCTTGGATTGCACCTTTGCCAACGTTGTACGCGGCATTCAGCGCACCGCCAGTCGGATCAGCCTTCCCTAACGGACCTTCGGTTAGGTCCTTCAGTGCTTGGGGCCACTTAGTAATATAAGCGGGCAGGCCAAACGATTCAGTGTAGCTACTGGCAAAGCGTTCGGGAGCAGAAAGCGGTTCTGGTTTACGCTGAACAAGCTTGACTTTGGATGGGTCCACACTGTCCCAATTGGGACTTCCTGATTTCTTATCAGGAGAGGCAGACATCAGCGTAGGCTTAGCCTTAGATACGAGCTTAACCTTGGAAGGATCGACTGTTAGGGTGTCCTGGTCCTCGCTCATTAATCAGGCTCTACTTTTTTATCCAACTTCAACGTGCCGTCTTTGTTTTGGCCGATAACTTTGTGGTTCTTGCCGTCCGGGCCGGTTACGATGTCGCCCGCGCTGTATTTTGGCTGTTCTTTTGGCGTTTCATCCATCGATTGCGGCCTATCGCTTGGATGTTCTTTGTCATATCTGTCGATTTCTTTTTGGGCATTATCTTTTATTGACTGAAGTTGCTCACCGATTTGCTTACGTTGCTTATCCGAAAAATAAGTTCCATAAAGCAGATGGTGCGCTCTAGCCTCGGCGCTGTCATACCATGACCGCGCCTTAGTTAACATATCCTGTTCTCGCCCAGTGAATCTGATTCCAGATTTCTTGCCAGATGTTATCGCTTGCTGAAAATCAAGCATCAAGCTGTAGTCGCCGGGACCGCTCTGATGTTCAGTGTCTCCGACATATTTTATAGATGAATCGATTGTATCCATTGTGTCTTGCCGTGGCTCAACGTACTTATCGCGCTGTGCCTGCTGTTTTTCGTCATAGCCTTTCGGTTTAGCTCTTGGATCTGCTGGCCTTACTTGCCCGGTCTTGGAATTTCTTTCGAATCCGTTGTCGATTAGCTCCCAGTTCCCCTCTTCTTTTGGTTGAGCCGAATCCTGTTTTGACTTTCCGATCTTTACCCAGCCATTTTTATCGTGCTCTCCCTTTAACTTATTTTCCGGATCGTATTGATGCAGATAACCGTCAAAATCGCGAGTTTCTGGCTTGTCGTCGCCACTAGCTTTCCTGGTAGCGTCGGCCTCTTCCTTCATTGCTGCTTTCCACTTCTGAGTTTCAGGGCTTTTCGCCGGATCTCTTCCGGCCTCTATGTCGGCGGCGTAGGCGGCTTCATAGTGCTCTTTTGCTGTCTGGGGCTTAGGCTCACGTTCCATTCCGCCCTTACGTTCGGTCTGAATACGTGTATTTTCGCGAGCATCATCGTACGCTTTTTTAGCCTTGGAGATTTCTTCCGGAGGCGCACCCTTACCCTGAAGATCACTGTACTTTTTGAAGGCGTTAGCTTCGGCTTCTACAGCATCATCGCGCTTTTTCTGGTCATCATAATCACGCTGTGCCGTTTGATCCTGTGGCGATGGCTGCGCAAGTGGTGGCGGTCCAGTCTTACGCAATAGCCCCAACCCGGCCGCTGCATATAGGTGAGGATCTTCCGCACCGAAAGCCTGTTTTAGATGGGCCTTAATACCGCCGCCGTCCTTTTTCCCGCCCGAACCAGACTTACCGCTACCCTTTGGCTGCGTAGTGAACTGCTCCGCGCCGTCGAGGTAAGCTTTCCATGCTGCTTGCCGCGCTTGTTCGGCCTGTTGCTTTTGTTCTGGGGTAGATTTCGGATCGTTTTGCACTTGCTGCGCGTTGGCTTGTGCAATCTGGAATCCGTAGTGCAGACCTTGCATTTGCTGTGTAGCCATAGCTACTTTCTTTTCCTCGGCCTGCTGCTTGCCGCGCATCCAGCCGTTCAAGAAGTTCGAGGCTACGTCGGCAATCTTTCCACCAGTCCCCATGTATCCAACGCCCGGATTATCGTTCGGGTTACGGGCCGGTGGTTCGGCCAACTGGGCAGGCTGGTACTGAACGGGCGCAGCCGCCTGTGGCATTGGAAGATCGTCTAGTGGAACCGGACGGAAATTTCCCACTCCCCCCCCCTTTTTTTACATTGCTGCGGCAAACTTAGCAGCCGAGCCTAATTGGCCGCCCGCACTGGCCAAAGATCCGCCAAAGCCCATTTCCGCGCCTTTTCCTTCAGCTTGTGCTTGCATTAACGCCGCATTGCTCTGTCCGGCAGAAGAACCTGCCGAAATAGCATTGGACGCGGTATTGTTTGCAAGTCCAAGACCGCCCTGAGATAGACTGGCTAGCGCCGGAAACGATCCGGTATAAGCAGAGGTAGCCAGGTTGCCAATTTGCCCGGCACGCTGATTCTGATTTTGTGCTTGAGCTAACTGCTCAGCGCCTCCGCGCGGCATGTTTTGGGCGATATTCTGGGCCGCGCCTTGGCTAGCGGTATTGATTTGGCCCACAGCCGGAGCGATAGCGTTGAAGATTTGTTGCTGGTTGCCACTGGCGAGTTGGTTGTAATAGTTTTCGGCTGTCTGGAGTCCGGGGAAAGAAGTATTAAATAATTGCTGGCTCTGTCCACTAGCCGTATTCAAAAGTCCCATTTCGGCCTGGGTAATATTGCCTTGCGTTTGCTGTGCTCCGCCACCCTTACCCATAGAAAGACTCCTTCGATAAGCTCAACATATCCATACTAGTTGCAGAGTCTTCTTTCAAGAAAAACATCGGGACCGTACCGCAGTATTCAAAGCCCATAGCCTTCCCAAAGCGCACCGAAGCCCGATTCCACGATGCGATAGTGCCCAAGACCATACACAGGTCTAATTTCTTGAATATCCAGTCGAGCGCCATTCTGCCAAGCTCGTAAATCACCGGCTGGCCCCAGAACTCTTTAAAGAAACAGACTCCAACTGACGCCCTTTTAAACTTCCCAGCGCCTTCTACGTCATAAACCCAAACAAACCCCGCCAAGCCGCCAGGTCTAGCCACGCAGGCTAGAATCGATTTGTTATAAAAGTACGCAATGAAATTTGCTAAGCTGTGCTTACTGACATTGGGCAGAGTCCTGCGTAAGCTGCCGTCCTTTTTCATCCTGAAATATAGCTGCACCAAGAAATCTTCAGGGAATAATTCTGTGACTACATTCCCCACGGTAGGCACTAAGAGCGCAGTTTCGCTCTGGTAGGCCCAAGTTTCTTCCTTCTGCATGACCGCTGAACTCATTTGCCGCTCCACCCTTGATTCGTCGCACCGCCACCTTGTTTTACGTAGAGCGTATTAGCTCCGCTAGGCCCTACGTTCAAATATAGACTGCCCACTGGGGCGGCAATAATGCCTTCTGGAAAACCAGAACCAACGATAATTTGTACGATATTTGGTGCTATTCCTAACGTGACTGAGGCAGCTACCACGGCCCCAGTCGCGGTAACGTCGCCGGTAGCATCAATATCCCCGTTGGTTGCTATAGAACCAGCAGTCAAAGCCCCAGAAACGGTCCCAGAGGCCGCCGTGACGGCTCCAGACACCGTAGCTGAGCCAGTGCTGAGCGTTCCCTTGCCCATGCCAAGAACAACGCCGTTTAGAATGGCTACTGGGCCGTTCAGGCCACCGAGACGGTTAACTTCGTTCACAAGCTCGCGGTTGCGCTTATTAATGTTTGTGCCGCGTGGGTCTTTAAGGTCTGTTTCGTTTAAGTTCTGATAGCTGACCGGCATTTAGTCTCCTACGGCTGCGTCGGCTCCGCTGGCTGGAACGGTAACGGTGCGTAGCCTTTATCTTTTGTGATTGGGTTGTATTCAATCCGGCTATCTGAGTAAAGCCTGAAATCGCTATTACTCGTTGCAATCCAGCGCCACACACGCGCCTTGGTAGCGGGAAAACGAACACGCCTAGATGACCTAGTTAGCGACTGTGGCAAGGTGAAAGTAAATTCCACTTGATTGTTCGGCGCAGATACAGCCGTGTTCGGACCTACATAAACATTGAACGTAATCCCGGCACGATCTTCCGCCATATATTCAATCCATGCCTGTTTAACTATTTTGTAGTCCGGGCCACTGAAATCCATGATATACGTGTCAGCAGATGTGCGTAATTCTGCTTCAACTTCAGCCCGGATATGAGCTTCGTAAACGGTTAGGGGTGCAGCAGCAGCGGAATTGATCGTACACTGGAGCAAAACCGACACATCAAGTGACAGATAGCCAGCCCCGGCATTTATTTGGAAATCGGCCTGTTGACGGCCAGTGAAATCAATTATTCCAAGTGTTAGATTGGTAGCGCCTTGGTCAAACGATAAAATCACCGTTATGGCATTCCCGCCAGGATCGATATCCAACGTAAATTCATTGAAGTTCTTGAAGTTCTTTGGAGTTCCTAAGTCCAAAGCAACGGTTTGCAGATCGAAATTTAGCGGGTTGTACTGTGCTACGCCCGTGGTATAGCCAAGAAGATCGTAATTTTGCGCTAGGCGGTCTTGATAAATCATTCCAGTGGCCGTACCAAAGACAAGCTTATAGGTATCTTCCTCGACCATCATAGCGTTGGCCGGAACGTCATCGTTTCTCCAGCGGTTATATATGCGGTGCCAGATTACCCGGTGCCGGTTGCCGTCAAGTCCGATGTAGGAAATGTAGATTTCGTTCTGGTAGTAGGACATCAAGGTTTGGCTAACCTGTGTCGGATTTACCGGCTGTACTGGCCTAGAAACATCGTCGTCTATAAATTGATCGGTAAAAATCCATTCAATCGGCTCACTTACATACCTAGATTCAGACCCTTGGAAGGCATAGATTCCGCCGTAGGACTGGTACCAAATTTCCCCTTCCGTGACTATCCAGCCAAAGTTGCAATTTAGTCCGTGCTGCGCGGCGGTTTTATAAGGAAGTGGCACGCTGCCAGTAACGGCAGCGGTTAACACGTTCCAAACAGTATTCTGCGTAAAAACATAAAGCTGCCCATTCCACTCCACGATGGCCATAATTGGATCGGACGGAACTCCGATTTCCAGCGTGTTTTCCAGTGGAAACGACTCCGGATTAAACCGGTCAGAGTAGTAAAGAATATTGGGATTGTTTGGATCACCGGCAATCCACGCCTGGTCAAAAGCAATAGCGGCAACACTGCATGGCTGTCCAGTGCGGGTAGTGGCCTGAACAATAGCCCCGACTGAGTGTTCGTACTGGAAATATCCCCTAATAGTGTTAGTACTCGTATTGATCGACTGGATTACCACGATCTCGGCCTCGGTGGTAAACGGGTCGATGGTAAGGTTCTGATAGACATACATATTGGCTGTCGAGTCAACCGTGATAGAAAATTCGCCTTCCCCGGTTACCGCTTCAGTTAGAGTTGTGGCGACGGGGACTGGCAGGGCAGACGTCACGGGCGGTGCAGTGTCATAATCCAAGATATTGTTGGCAGCAATATCTTCGTCGGACAAGATATCGACAACGAAAGTTGTCCCAATTGGGACTTGGGCTATCTGAAGCCACTGACCTTCCAGTGTGCCGCCACGTCGGTAAACGCGCGTGTGCGTTATTTGCGGATCGATAGGCGGTGGCGGCGTGACCGCATCGGGCCATTCCACAAGCACGGGCTGAGCAACCGGGTTGATGCCGGTAACCATCGTTACAGATGGCCCTGATTCGTCTCCTGTGTTCGCATTATAAAAAGTGATGCGATAATCGTACGCATATCCCACGCTGGAATCTGGGCCGGACCCACCAAACAGATAGAAACAGTTATATCCAACCGTCAAAGCATTTGTCTGAGAACCGTTGGTAGTTAGGATTTGCCAAGAATTTACATTGGCCCAAGTATGTCCTGGTAACCCAGCCTGTCCATTAGCAACAAATTGACTGATAGGAATCTGAACTTCTAACCAGGCCGTTCCACTAGGTGCTGGAGTCGTGGGATTGCCAGGCGCAGGTGGTGGTGCTGGCGGCGTTCCCGGTGGGCTGCCTGGAGGCGGTCCGATACCACCTGGAGTATTTGGATTCCTTGGAACGGTCGGAACAAAATCAGTAAACGAAGCAGAATAATAGGACTCTGTGAACGTTCCGTCTCCAACGTCGAATGCGATGGCGAATGTGCTTCCGTACTGCGCCGAAACCCTAACCCCCAAGTTGATATAGTCGGTGTTGTCCGTCGTTCCATCACCAAGATTACCCAAACCTCCGGGTACTGGTCCTTGAAGGGTACCTACCCCTGCGGCAGCGATGGTTCCTACCCAACCATCGTTTATGATCGTAGTTGTATCCGGGTGGTCCAAGGCAAAAAACGCGGTAAAGGTAGTTTCGGTCGTAGAGATAACAGCTACTTCTTCCGGGCCGCAAGTTAGCTGAATGTAAGGGATAATATTGTTCATGCTCGCCGGAGTAATGGTAAATATTCCTGGCGCTCCGGTGACCGTTGATGTCCCAAAGTTGGTACCTACGACCGCAATGCGACTGGTAGAGGTATAACCACTAACCACTGACGGTGCTGATTGGAAATCGAAAATATTCGAGATGGCAAAGCTGTCGAGCGCAGCGACACATGGCGCGGTGGGCGGAAAAATGCCCCACTGTTGCACCGTGCCTAGCTGGCCATTATCTTTGGTCATACAATTAGCGTCGGCAAAGAAAATATACGGCTGGGCACTTAGGTTGGGCCGATAGGGAGATGAGAAAAACCTGTTTCCACTCAGGACAAAACTGCCATTGATGGCAGAGTAAGCGCCGTTGGTATCTCCTGCGCGTCGATAAATACTCGTGCCAGCGCCAGCGTATCGATAAGTATTGTTTAGTCCTTTCAGGCGAGCTAATGTCTGCACTGATCCGGAAAGCGGAGTATTGGCGGTACCGGCCACCGTGATCGGTCCAAATCCAAGGCGAGAAGAAACGGAATTTTCTATACGAACTTCGGCATTATCGTGGTTCCAGAACGAATAGGCCGGGGCACGATCTATTGCATATCTAGCAACAAGGCCCTTATCTGAATAAATATATGGAAAGCTTTTGTAGGTATTGTTAGGCACTGGCACCTACTCCAATCTCATCCGGATGCTTTCCAGACTTCTTTCTGTTACAAGTTAAGTGTGTGAGCCGAAGGTTCGAGCGATTATCACTTCCTCCAGCACACCGTGGAATAAAGTGATCTATTTCTAGTGTTTGCGAGCCAATTACCATAGGAAGATTACACAAATAACAGACACCATTAGCTTCGCCGAACAATTCGGCTACGATATTTTCTCTTTTTGTTTTCTGGTAGTATCTAAGCCAAGCACGAATTTCTGGGCCGTAGCGCTCCCGGTAACGACGCTTTTGAGCCATAACTAGATCGTGTTTTTCGACGCTGTACCTTCTTCTATAGGCACGAATATGTTCTGCGTTTCTTTTCCGCCAAGAATTGGTTGCGGCCTTGCGTTTTTCTTTATTGGCTAGTCGATATTTACGTTGCCCTTCCAGAATCTCGTCCTTGTTTCTTAGGTTGTACTCCTGCCTATAAGATTTGACGTGCTCTTGATTTTTGGCATTCCACTCCCTGTGATAGGCCCGCTTCTTCGCGCCATGTTTCGCGTAGTACCGTTTGCTTGCTAGTCTCGAAGATTCAGATGTTTTGTAAGCGCGTTCTGCTTTCATGATTAAGCCTGTACTGGCATCGGCGAAAAGTCTTGATCGTGCGCAAAGCCTTGCTCCATATTAACGCCCAATGATGTCATTAATTTTTGAGCTAAAACCACTCCCAGGTCATACCTTTTCTGGAAATATATCGCCCTGTCTGGACTCCTAGTCTCACCATCTTTCGAAAAGCAACGCGCTAATACTCCGAAATCCATAAACTGCCTAAAAACATCAGGCACCAATAAGGTCGTCGTCAAGGTATTTCCTGTAACTGAACCACGATAGGAATACCATTGCTCCATGGAAAACGTTGCCGAGGGGATTGGATACACCCCAAAATTTCCAGTGTCCACACGGTCGCGGAACCATTGCTGCGGAATGCCCTGCGTTCCCTGCCAAGACGGATTAGAAAGGTCCAGGCTGGCTTGGGAAGTCTCATATAAATCCATCGTCACGCCGTTGCCGGTGGGGTTCGGATTGATGGCAATCCTTTCCATGCGGATACACCGTATCGGTTGGGGGTACACTTGCTGACCTACGGTCGTGTTTTGATTACTTACCGCATAAATTGGCCGAACCTTCAGAAGGAAATCGTTCTGTACTTCGGACAAGTACAAAATCATTTCGTTTTGATAGAACAGCGGCGCGTCCGTGTTTTGCCCACTTGAGAATGTCGCGCCGATCACCGGGTCGGTTGCCAAATGCGCGTTGGCAAATACCGCAGTGAGGGACGTTAACGTCGTGGACGTTACCGTAACTACCTCCACGCTCGCCCCAACACCCACGATTAGTAACGCTCCGGCATATATAGCAGTCATGCTGGCAGGTGTTACCGTAGCTGCCCCGGCTGGAATAGCCGTTCCGAGAGTTGTTGAAACTATTTTTTCCACTAACACGTAAGAGCAGTCTTCTAGGATAGTTTCGAAGGTTAGGCTCATTTTTTCTCAACCGGCGTAACTGTGGCTGTAGATCCAACGGTGCGCGTGAACTTAATTGAACCAGTACGGTAACTAAAGTTGCTCAGTTGCGTCATCTTGGCCAGGAAACGGTCGTATAATTTAGCCGAAGACTGGAACTCTTTACCGCCCTCTTTGGCCTGCAAGACGTGCGCCGCGTAATCGATGATGCCTTCCTGGAATTCCGGCTGATAATCTAGTGTCTCAAGGCCGGTGTAGGGCGTTACGGTCGGCACCGGCAGCGCCAGGTAGGTCAAGAAGGCCGTCACGTTGCCCTGTAGCTGCGGATGAATACAAAATTGAGTTAGCCCTACCGGGAACCAGTAGTCCGGAGTTGGCCCCACGTCACTTTCCCATCCCGGCAGCATGCGATCCATGTCCCAGAGCGATGTTTTGGTGAGCCATTGCGGCGCTTGGATACGCAATAACGCGATAGCAGCGGCAGGCAAACTAAAAAGGGAAGTATTGGCCGTTAAGGTGAAAGGTGTAATCTGAATAACTTCCGGCTCACCCGTAATCAGCGCCGCTTCATTGGCCGCGAAAACAATTGCTGGATACACCTCACCTTGAAGATTCCAAAAAACTGGGGCGCTAGGATTTTCCTCTAAACGGTTAAGGACCTCCGTAGCCAACTGCATCAAGGTGATAGGCATTCGACACTACTTTTTTCCATTTGTGGTTGACTTATACATAAATGCGCCGCCTGCCGCGTTCATTTCATCGTAGGTACAGGGCTTGCGCAGCGGGAAGGGGCCGGGGAAATCACCGGAAGCCTGGCTACGCGGACGCGAAGTACTGAGCCGGTCCATATTGGAATCAAATTCATGGTAAAACCTGTCCTGCTGTGGAACAGAGTTCTGACTTGGCGTCCCACGTGGTGCCTTTCTGTCATGAGCCATTTTCACGTCTCCTTTTACATCCACCGCTCTTTACTATCGATAAAACGACGATTTAATTTTTGATCTCTGTGCAAAAGTTAGCGGCATGGCTTTATTTTACGTTGTTCCTTGGAGGATCATTCCAGTTTTGGCTGTCCCAGTTATAGGCAACATTTTCAACCCCATACTTCGCTTCCAGTTTTCGAAGATGACGCAGCGACTCTACTTTAATCGGGTGCGGGCTATCACCAAGATTTTGTGTAACGTAAGGGAAATTAACCCCAAAAACCGGCTTATCCGGTCGCGGGCCGGGATCGCAGTCCTTGCAAAGCCACTTACCGGTTGCTCCCGCGTCGAATCTGGCTCTAAAAACTTCTTTTTCGCATCCATCGCAGATCATCTGCCCCCCCTTATCCAGGTACATCCTCGTGGGACTGGAACCAGTCCGACCCAAACTGAGTGAACGGATATTTGTCGTACTCCCACATAAGATCGCGCTGGTACAGATCGTTATCATTCATCTTGTTGCTTTGCAATTCGGCCTCGAACTGCTTGGTAAAGTACATGGCCGTCTGCGGGTCGTAATACTTGTTGGTCTTCCCTCGGAACAAGAGCGCGTGCGGGATCGATCCGTACATGATTACGTCACTGCGAACCGACAATGCCGGGAAATCTCCGTCATTTACCAAGTCCTGCGGCTGCGTAAAAGCCAGAAACGGAAACGACTGTTGAAACGTTGGCGCTGGATACAGTTCATATTGCGGCTGCCCGTCAGCCGATGGAGCGTAGTTGGCCACAATATATGTCCATCCCGTCGTGGTACGCCAGGTATCGTAAATATTCAGCACCTCCTGCGGAATATTCAGCTTCAACCGATAGCCTTGCTGTTGATTTACAACTGTATAAAGGCGCTTGATGTTCGCGCCGAAACTCACGATGTTGTTAAAAACCTGATACGATGTGCCGCTCTGTGATGGAGCGCCCCAAGCAAGATCGACTTGTAGCTGGTTAGGAGAAATAACGTTCGTAATGGTGTAAATCGGCGTCGAGAACCCGATACGGAACTGATATCCGACCATATCTGGCGTCCAATTCGTTCCTACACCGGTCACAATGTTGCTGTTGGTGGTGGTAGTGACTTGGCCAGTGGTATAAGCATTCGGAACGGTGATTTGACCCTTAAGCAGCGTGCCGTAAAAGTTACGGCTGTCGATAATTCGCCGGTAGGCATTCTGAATGATGCGTTTGGCTGCCTGTGGCGGAAGATCGGGCTGCCACATTAAAAGTTCCCCGACCATTTGTCGGAAATTTAATTGCGTCGATGTGGGTTGAGTTGTCGAAGTTACTTGTACAACCGTCATAGCTATACCCCAAACAATAGGTCGCTATTGTTTTCAAACATTAGCTTCAGGCCAATGAGTTCTGCTTGGTGATGGAGCGTTTGGTGTTGTTTTTGTGTTGTAACCATCAAATTGACTGGGCGATTATCGGTCTTGTCCCCGTTTCTGTGGTGAACCAACTCCCCGCTTTTCAGTTTTCTGCCAAGCATTTTTGTAGCAACCACTCGATGCTCTTCAATCCACACACCCTGCTCAGCCTTTATGTACACGTAACCACACCTGCCAAGATGTTTGGAGCCGATTGGTTTACCTGCTCTTTTGGCGCTCCTGTCTAGTAGCGAACATTTATAAGAGCAATACTTTTTCCTGCCCCTGTCCGCTTGAAGCATTGGCTCTTTACAGGTAAGGCAATATTTAATGCCCTTCCAACCAGCATGGTTGTATCCTACGTGGAATAATTTTGAGCAAGTGTAAGAACAGAATTTGCGAGTCATGTGGCATGGCGTAACGCTAAAAACTGTGCCGCACTTGGCGCATGATTTTTCTGTACGCTTTGCTCTTGGTACCATTTACCGTCTCCCGTTCTTGGTTCTGCTCTTCTTACCGCGACTCTAGGCTCCTATATAAAAGGCGGACGGACATCCGGTCGCCCAGAGATCACGTCCGCCTAGTTTCCCATCACGGTCATCACCTTCCGGTGAGGACTTCTTTTCGACCGTTAGTCGCTGGTCGAGATAATCAACATAGTGAATGTCGCTGTGATCGTTCCCGCGAATTCGTTAAGAGCATTTGTGCTTGCTGTGCCAGTTCCGAATAGCTGAACAAACCCGGTGGATGAGTTATATTGCACCACTACGGAGGTCGTAGTGGACGGTGGAGCTACGGCAATCATCTGCATCCCCGCGATGGCCTTAATCCCAAACGTCGAGCCGGAAACTGCAAAACCACCGGCAACGTAGGCGGTTGAAGAGAAAACCATGTTCCACTGGGTGACTCTATGTTTTCCCCACACGTCCAATGAATCGTTTACGTAAGTCCATGCTAACGATGCCATGATTTCTCCCTTAAAATATTGGCGAGCCGAGTTGCCCCGGCCCGCCAGTTAACTTAGGCTGGTCCAACGTCTTCTACCTGAATTTGACCGATAGATACGGAGCTTGCGATTGCGGTCAACGCCATGTAGTAGATTTTCTGGACTGGAGCCACGCCGCTGGCCACACGGGTTACTGTCAAAGCTGTGGCATTGCCGATAGCCTGATCGCCAGCAGCCATGGATGCCGCCGAAATCAGGTTTGCGCAGTAACCGGCAACACAAATGAAAGTCCAGTTACCGGTTAAGTTAGCCGAAGTGGTTGTGACGTTTAGAAGCGCACCAGCAATCCCGTTCAAGCCCAGCAGCCCTTCTGTTTCCGTTGGAGTGACAACGGTAAACGTGTTGTCCTTCCAATACACAGGAGGAAGCTGTCCGGTCGTAAACGTGACAGCCGCCGTTGGGTTGTAACGCACGTACCGAAGCTTCATCCAGTATGGTTGAGATACCGAAGATGCCTGGTAGGTGTAATATACGGCGCGCCCTGGCTGTAACCGTGCCCCGTTGGGGTATGGATACCCGGTGAATGGCGGCGTAGCCGAATAGACGTCGTTAACGGTGAACGGATTACCGGTGTACATCTCATAAGTTGGAACTAGCGGTGACATTGATCCCATGTTATTTCCCCCCTCAGCCAGTAATTCCGTTGATTTGGCCCATCAAACGTGGTGCCACGTTCAATAGGTTGCCAGCAAACAAATACTGGCCCGCTACGTCGTCGGTGTTCTGCGCTTCCTTCCAACCAGTAAATCCGAACTGGTATTTCGCAAGAGTTGAAATCCAGAACTGGATGTACTTGGTGTTTAGGAGCCACATCACACCGGTTGGTGCGTACTGATCGACCACCACCGAAGAGCCGTTGTAACGGATGGACTGGAACCCGATCTTGCCGACGTCGGTGTCCTGTTCCATGAAGCGCTGTTGCGGCTGGATTTTATTCCAGAAAATATCCCACACGGGTTGAGTCGTGGGCATCAAGTCGATGTGCTCGTTTCCAAACCAGCAGGAACCGTAGGCCGTTTGCACGGCGGCTAAGGAAAGCGTGGCCTGGGTCGTCACGTACGAGTTGATACCGGTATTGTCCGTTCCGACTGCGGCGATGTCAGCGCGGTTGATTCCGCCGTAGTTGGTGTAGGTGGTTCCGTCGTCAATCTCGGACTGGAATCCGTCCAAGTTAATGATGCCGCTGTTGGTGCCCTGACCATCGAGGAAAAGGTCGGTGCCCAGCAGAAGCGCCATCTTTCCGGCCGCGTTAACGAGCTTGGATTCTACGTAGCTCATTGCGGCTTCGGGACCACGGTTGAGTACGTTGTCAGTGCCGAACAGCGTGGCGTTAACGTAGTAGTACTTCACGTTAACTTCCAGCGCCGTGTCGGTCTGCACGTACGTGATGTCGAACGTTCCGCCACGCGTAAACGCGCCGCCCTTCAACTGGGCGTACATGATCGGATGGGTGATTTTTGTTCCGCCCTCAAATCTCTCCATGTTCTTGGTTCGCAGCCGAGTCAGAACCGGAGAAGACTTGTAGACGTTGTCAACCAGCCTCGGGACGATGAACTTGTTCGTTTTGCTAGTTAGGTCGTCATAAGTTAAGGCCAAGTCTTTATCCTCCTATAAGTTACGTTCCCAGGCTCATCGGCTGCGCCCTGCTTCGGCTTCCTTCCGCCTGTCACTTCTTGCGATTCCCGGCTGCGGCGTTACGCCTTCCAGTTACCGCGATTTTTACCATTTTCCCTCTGCGCGAAGCTCGGCCCCAGCAGCGTAAGCTGCACGGTTGTCGCCGATTTCCGTATCCGCAGGAAGAGTAGGTGCCTTGCCCAAACGGTTAATCTGCAACGGACCAAGTTCCGGAGCCGCAGGCACGCCCGATCCGGGCAAGTTGTGCTTGCTGGCAAATTCCTTCTCGACTTTTTCCGTGATGTCCTTGGTCAACTTTGCGGTTTCGGCAGTCTTGCGAGCATCGGCCACAAAGCGGTCGTAAGCTTCGTTCAAGTCCATGATTTTCTTTTCCGCGCGGAAGGTTGAGAACTTTTCAGTATCAAAAAGCTCCCCGTTGAACTCTTTCATGTGGTTGAACTGAAGCTTGTTCATGTTCATCATTTCGGCCATTACACCTGGAACAGTGGTTCTGAAGAAAGCGTCCTGAACCTTACCGATTTCTTCCTTGGAAGTCCTAGCGGCCTCTTGTGCAACAAGCTTCGGGATCTCGTCCTTGTTCACGTAACCGCGCTTGGCGATTATTTCGTCCACCTGTTTCAAAATAGCTGCCGGGTCCACCGTTTTTGCGCCTTCGCCAGCGTCTTTTACCGCCGCCGCTACCGCCAATGCCTTCTCTTCTTCCAGGGTCTTGGCCTTCTTTTCGAGGTCGTTGTACATATTCAAAAGCTTGTCGTGCTTGGGAACGTTTTCAGTTGCCCAGTCATCCCATTTCTTGGCTTGCTGCTGATACCTTTCGACTTCCACTTTCGCCTCGTTCATTTTCTTGTCGTAATCCTGCTGGCGAAGGTCTGACTCAACAGCACGTTGTAAAAAATCATATTTTTCAAATGACTGCCGTAAAGCATTCCTATCGTTCTCGTCTGTGATTAGAGCGATAAGGTTTTCAACCGGCTTAATTAGCTGTGCCACCTATTTCTCCCTTCCAGCTTCCCGTAAAGGGCTGCGCTGGCTGCGGTGTTAGTTGTTAATTAACCAGGGAATCCTTCGCTCTGATCCGGCTTCATACTTGCCGGGCCAGTGGTTTCTCCGTCTTTCGGCTGGGTTCCTGGAGGCCCACCCGAATTGATTGCGCCGATTCCGGCATCAATCAGAGAGCGAATACGGTCTGCAAAGGGAGCGAAGGCCGACTCCATCTTGGCCATCTGATCGAGGACTTTCTTGATTCCGTCGCCCATCTGAAGCAATGCGCCGCGTGGGTTAACCTCGCCGCCTTGGCCTTGCTGAAGTTTGCTCTGCATCATGGCCGCAGATCCGGCGTACGGTGACTGGCCTTGCTGGCCCGTTACGTTCGGCGGCTGTGGAGGCGGCTGAGATAGAGTTGGCGCACTGCCCATCGCTTACCCCTTTGTCTCAAATGAGACGTTAGACTTCATCCCCGGACGCGCTGCCGTTCTTGCTGTTGGGGCTGTAAGCCTTAGTTTGCAGTGGGATCACAGTGCCGACTTGCATGAAGGTTCCCTTCTTGACGGAAGGTGCCTTCGAATCTTCGCCGTGCCCCTCGAACATTTCAGATTTTTCCTTGATGCTTGCCATTTTCAATTCCTCCTGGAATTAACTGCGGCCACTACCGAGCTTGCGGTGACGCTTGCTCAGCTTGGTAGGTGCCTGCATTGCCGAAAAACCACCCTTGCCGGACCCTTTGCCTCCACCTGCGGTCAAGCCACGGAGTTTTATCGGCAACCCACGACCTTTCTTTCCACGCCTTGCCATCTTGCCTCCTATGAGCGGCCCGACTTCCTGCCGCGTTTCCGCTTGGCTATAACCCCGTTGGCGGCCCGGATAGCGGCCCCTTCCGATTCACCACGTTCGAGCATGCTGTTCGAAATACGTGACCACTGTCGCTGCGACTTCGCGCTCTTTGCTTTGCGCGTGTGGCGCTTTGCGTCTTTGCTCGTCCAGGGGATGGCTACATCCTTCCGCTACCAAAACGTTTCTTACCGCGCCCCTTTTTCTTGCCGCGTCCAACCGGAATTACCATTTCACCTTTGTGTACTCTGGCTAGGCCGGTTTTTCTTACTTTTCCACCACGCTTGTAGCTAGGGGGTTGCTGTTGGCGCTTACTACTTCCGCCGCCACCCCCGCCTTCCGCGTCGCTGATAATGTCTGCCAGCGGGGAAATAACCTTTAACCAGGTTGGTATCGACATTTTGCTCTCCCAAAAAAAATGGCCCTCACGGGGTTAACCATGAGAGCCGAATCGCTTGCCAGTTTCCGGTTTCCCGGAGAGCTTGGATCAGCGGCTTAAACCTTAATTTTCAATCCCGATGTTCGGTTTTCTAAAAACAACTGTCAAGGATTACTTGTAAACTTTTGTTACCGTTACACCGGCCACTCCACCGGCCCTAAACTGTACGGTTACCGAACCTGACGAACGGCGAATAATTTCTTCGAAAGCTTCGAACACCTCTTTGGTAAGCACGAGTGTTTTACTTTCCGGCGATGTTAGGTAGTACCCGTTCACTTTGGCATTCCCGCGCCCGCAGCCTGCTTACCCTTTGGCGGGTGCATTGGGATTCCTTGTTGCGCTTCACGTTTCAAGCCAGCCTCTACTTGTCCAACGTCCAGTCCAAGGTCAAGTTTCTTGAAGAACGTTGCGCGGTCCAGATCGCCCATCATACGCAGGCGTGCGAACATCATCGCCTCATCGATTCGATTTGCATTTAGCAAGCTGCCAGGTTCAATCGTGAAGGTAAATGAACGCGCAAAATCTTCCGGCTTCATTCCAGCCGGAACCGCACTGCCAGGGTCCCAATCGAAGTCTTGATCCGTAACGCCAGCGCTTCCTAGCATGGTAAATCTGCGCTCTGCGTCATAAAACTGAAAAATATTGGAGATATTTTGGGTACCAAGATTGCGCAGAAACACTTCAATATTACGACCTTTTAGACGCAACGGCGTTTGCTGCGCATCCTTCACCTTGTCCAGCGTTTCGCCGCTTGGCACCTGCTTCTTCTTCAGCATTTCCGTGATAGCAGCGATTCCCGAAGACTGGTCCATTTCCTTCGATATCATCATTCCTAACTGCATCACGAAGCTAGGAAGCTGCACGGCAGGCGCAAATTCAGGCTTCATGGTGGTCATGGGATTAAACCCAATCCGCATTCCGGGCATGGACCAATCAATCGTGTCCCAAGTGGATTCGGTAAATGCGTTCTTAGGGCCGAAAAACCCAGGGTTAACGGCCTTCTTAACCATGTCGAGCACACCGGCAAGAATATTATTGATGATGTCCTGTAGTGGAATTAGCGGGCCGAGGTCGCTATTCCCACACCATGACGGTCTGCCGTTACGACGAACGTACAAAAATCCGTTCGGTACAGTAACGCAGTGGATCGTTCCATCGTAATCGATTATGGAAGACTTAACGGCCATATCCTTAGAATAGCGAACAATTAAGTCATAACTTGGACGCGCCTTGCCAACCCTACCGTTTTTCCATTTCCCTGTTTCCGGAGTGCGCTTTACGATAGAAGCAGACCACCCGATTTTCTGAACTACCTCCTGAAGTTGATTCGCCAGCCTTTTACTTACCGTAGACAGTCTTTGCCGGAATTCTTCTCCGGAACGAATCTTCCCTGCGGTTCTTTTCCTTAAGCTTCCATCTCCAAGCATAAAGAACTTGAAAAATATTCCAATCTGGCGAGTGGAAGCGTTCATGATGTCATCTGGAATATATTTTTCATGGCTCAAGCCAAACTGTTTACAGAATTTAACTAAACCGCGCCTAGGAATATAAAAATCGTGCTTGTTTCTAGGTGGTTCTTTGCTCAATATTCTCGCCAGTAATTCGCGGTACGGCTCGTATCCTTTTGATTTTTCAAATTGGCATATATTTACGCAATTCTTATCGCACCAACCTTCTGAAAGGTACGCTCCCATAAATGCACAGTAATCATCACCGCTCATAGTTACCGGCTTATTGTAATAATGTCCCGTCCTAAAAACTTTCTCGCCAATGTCCGGGGCGTCCCAAGTAGAAGTCTGCGGTATGGCTGTGTGATGGTTTCCAAATGCTGCTAATTCAGCGGCCGTTATTGAGGTTTCACCACTACGCTTTTTGTTACCACCTAACTTTCGCGGCAGGCAGTTAACCAGCATTTTATGTTCTGGGGTTACAAGTAAATCTACTGAGCGCGATTTGAAGTTGTACATTCGTCCGGTATATGGCCGATTAGTGAAACGAACTGCTTTCTGCCACTCAAATTTACCGGTGCCAATTTGGCGCGTTGCAAATTCGTCATCTTCTCTTGCTTCCCAGAACATAATCCAACCACGCTTGGTAAGCACTTCAGTATCAGATGAATAACATAAACCCATAAATTGCCACGGCACCACGTTCATACGCAGAACATCGAACGGAAATAGTCCGTGCCAGTAAGGATTCGGGCCGTCATAGAGAATGTGCCGTCCACCCATCGCAATCAGACGACCGCGCGGATAGAGTCTCTTGCCTGGCGGAACGGTATAACACCAGTTAGATTTCGGCCTGCCCATAGTTACGGGCGCGTTGCTCTCATTGAACGTCCAATCCTTGATCCAGAACTCACGATAGAGCGCGGTGGGATAAGCGCTGTCCTGAATCCTTTCCGGACTGCCGATCTTGCGCTGCATCTGCGGGCTTAGCGCATCGAAAATCATCGAAGGGATGTGTGTTGGACGGCCCGGTGAAGTCGCGTACCGTGAAAAACCAGGGTCAGACTGAACCAGCGCCCCCTTCGCACCGAACTTCTGCTTGAACCAGCCTAGCGGCATCACCGATTTGTAAATCACAGCCTGCGCAGATTGAAGGGTATGGCGCGGTTTTAGTGGTAGTACATCGAGCGGGCCGAGCGGCTGAAGCTCTAAATCTCCCTGCCCATTTCGTAGTTCATTGTTCCAGGTTAGCTTTCCGTAGCCGGTAGTCAGGATTGCATACAGAATGATATTGCCCAACGCCATGTCGGAATCAGAGGTAAGCCACCATGAGCGCGTGACTTTGTTAAGCATCTCTGCCGGTTTGGCGTACGATTCCTTGGTCGCCTTGATTTGGAAGATGGGTCGGATGTCGGTCATGATGGCGACAAGCTCCCACAATAACCGCCAGATCCGGTTGTTTATGGGAGAAGATCGGTAAGACGGACGGCGTGAGGGCCACTGCTTGCCCATGATATATTCAATATACTTATCGATCTTTTTGACTTCCTCGTTCTGCGACTGTTCGTAGGTAGCCTCTTCGTACGCGGACTCCAGCCACAACCTCGTCCTGGTCGCATATTCCTGCTCGGACCCGCCAACATAGCCGATAGTGCCGGATTCTGGGTCCGAAGTTACGCCTACGAGTTCTGGGAAAAACTGATCGTCAGCCATTCACGTTCCTTCAAAACCAATTGTTCAGTAGAGCGTTTTTGATAACATCAACGATATAATTAGGCGTTGAGGCGTTGTTGAACTTGGCCTTACCTTGGATGGCCATGTAGTCCTCAATCTCTAGCCGCAACGAAACTTGAACGAAGCTACCTTCTATGTTGTTCACTTCAGCCTTCAGTGCGCCACTGGTTACATTGGACTTGTACGCTTCCGCTTCTTTTCTAGCCTCGTCGCGCTCGGTCTTCATGCTGTAAATCAGGCCGATCATTTTTCCAGAGTTATCGACCTTCTGGCCAAATAGGTCCTTCAGTCTTTCCACATCGAAGCCTGTCACAATGAACGACCCGGCATCAAGTAATGCTATAAAAATAACGGTTGCCGCCGCTTCTAGTCTGTCCTTGAATTTTTCCCTCAGAGCTTCAATCAGCTTCGCCGGAACTGATAGTCGAAGTTCAGCAAGACCGTCTTGCGGCTTTCGAATTGGCATAGCAATGGGTATCCGGCGAGGATTCATGGCCAAAAGCGCTTCCGTGTCACTAAAAGTATGCGTGCCGCAGGTATATCCAAACACTCCCTGGCCGCCGCTCATAAGCTCTTTGTCACAAGTGGGACAAGCTAAACCTGTGTGTGGCATACCACTCTCCTATAAAATTCTCCACCCATCGTCGTCGCCGCTCGACGCGTACATTTCTTCGTGCATGCTGACTTCTGCTGGCGGGTCTTCATTCGGGTGAACCCGGCCTTCTCTTTTTGGGTCTTCCAGATGGCTAAAATCGGTATTATTGAAGTCCCTGTCTTTCGGCAGATCCTTCTTCGGTGGGGTCTTGATGATATTGCCGCCGTCACTGCTCCAGCCTTCCGCGTCGTGGGCGCAGAAAATGGCAATCATCATGGCAAAAACACGGTCATCCTTAGTAGCCTGTCCTTCGAAACGGCTATCATCTACGGATGAAAAGTCGAAGCATTCATCGATCAGGTCCTCATTGCGAATAATTATCATGTTGTCGTCAATAAATTCGCGGAATTTGGCGATAATCAAATCGCGAGTCTTAACGTTGGTGTACCAACCGAAGAAATCGGTCATGAAATTCTTGATTTTGTCGTAGTGTTTCCACCTGAACAGGTTAGGGTATTCCAAAACACGCATAACGCGGGCATTGGTGGACTGGCCCACATCGTTACATTCAACTGCAATCATGGCAGTGTTATACCAGTAGCCCAAGGCGCAGATAGTGTCCCCGTACGGCGTTGGATTTATCCATCCGTGCCATTCCGCAACCTGTACGTCCGGCTGTGGTCCGTAGCCAATCTTAAGCACTTGAGCACAGGAAAAATCTCCGCCGTAGATTCCGTGCGCCACGTCGGCACCGATGATGTAAGTAGATTCTTTTTCGGGCTGTTCCCAGACATATAACCGCGAACCATAATCAACTGCCGGAGGTGCCTTTTCTCCCTTTTTCCTTTCAGTAAGGCGCGGCTCGGAAATCCACTTGGCGTCTTTGTTTTGTTTTAGTTCTATCTCGCCGTAATAGGTTGGCTGCGCACAGGTTGATTCCAGGATCAGTTGCAGTTTGCGCTTGTTAAACGCGCAGATACCGGAACCTTGGAATGCCTCCATCCATGTAGACCCAGGGTATTCCTGATAGAAACTGGAATCATCACCGCGATTAAGGGTCCTGGAAATCTGCATTTGCGAGCGCCGCCAGTTCAGTTGCGCGTCAGTCAATGCCACTTTCGTGGCTTCCTGGACCTTGTGTGCCAGAGCTTCTTCATCTTTAGTGCGCTCGAAGGTAGCTCCGGCAGTGATAGGAATGGAATACTGTTTTAGGCGGAAAAATTCTATGAATATAGGAGTCCAGGTTATATTCCCTTCCCAAGCAGCCTTCCAGAGGTCGTAAAAGAAGTTATCGCGGCCTCGCGCAGTAGATTCCATCACGGCAATCTGGTCCGGAGTATTCGAAAAGGAAGGGAAAAGCTGTTCAGAAAGCGCCTTGGCGTCCGGCCAGCTTGAAATTTCACTCAAGTGAGCACATTTGAATGACTTTCCAACCCCTAGACCGGACATCTTGTTTGCTGCTTCTACTAGAATCATGGAACGTAGTCCTGGCTTGCTCATACGCATAACATCATCACGCCGATCAAACTCTAAGTACCGCCCCTTGGATTCATAACGGCGTTCCGGGCGTAACCACCACGGTAAGCAGTCGTAGGCCAGACGGGACATAGTGAAAAGCCAGTCAGCTATACCGGGATCTTGGGCCACGATGATTGAATTGCAGACTTCGTTGAAAATCGTTCTGTGTAAAATAAGCGCTTCATTTACAGTAGATAGGCCCAATTGGCGGGCCTTAAGACAGATCACCTGTACCGGCTTTCCTGTTCTTTGTATTTCTACTATTTTTTCGTAAAAAATTTCCTGGCTTTCGAGGAAGGGATACAGCGTCATGATTCCTTTGTGTTTACTGTTAATGATGTGGTAGTTTTCGGCGTAATAGCGGAAATCCAGGCACTTCCTGATTTCTTCGTCCACGAAATCAAGCTCGTACTTGGAAAGAAGCTGGTAGGCAACATTAACGTCGCCTTCAGCTTCATCGAAGCGGCCGTCTAGTACTTGGATAGCCTCGTCTAACGTGCGGTCCTTACGTGGTATTTCCATTAGCGGCCTTTTCGGGCGCTATGTCGATAACGGCGGGAGGAAGCCCATTCTCCGGAGTTTCCATTCTCTTCTTTACATCTCGCAACCTGTCTTCAAAGCTAGTGAAATTGTTCGTAACGCCGACTCCTACGCCGACATTGACCGTCTGGGAGTTGCCTTTTGCATGGCGGGATAGAACTGCCTTACTTATTTCGGTGATGCTTTCTACGGCCCTTAGCTGCACTTCGTGATCCGGCTCAACGGTAAGCACCTCGCCAGCATCCGGGCCGCTTTCTACATAAACTTTCCTTTCCGCTTCAAGGGCGCGTTCGATGGCTTTCTGCTTCATGGTTTTCAGATTAACGACAATCTCAGACTCGCTCGCTTCCAGTGATTCGAGGCCCACGTAATGCTTCTGTATTTTTACCACTTCGATGGACCTTACTACTGTTCCGAGTCCGACATTATCTTCCTTGGCGATATCTTCTAACGACATCCCAAGAATTTCGTGGCGGATGTAGCGATTACGATGGACGGGAGAAACTTCGATGTATGCGCGTGTTACCACGCGAGGATAGTGAACTTATTTTGAGGGGGAGATCAAGAAATTTTTAGAATACCGGGCTTACTTCGTCGTCCGTATTGGCGCTAACGGCCCTTTCTTCCAGTTCTACGCCCTGCTTGCGTAGCCGAGAAGTAGCCTCGGTAACCGCCGCCTCTTCTTCGGAATACACAAAAACACCACCAGAATCGGGCGGCGCGGGGGCGGCGTTGGGCTGGTTACTAAAAACCGTGGAGGTGAATAGTTTTAGAGTGCTGTTTAGGGCATCCATTCGGCTGCCGATGCCGGAAGCAATGACGGAAATACCATTCAGCATGCGGAAGCCTTTAATGATTTCATCGTTCTGGAAGATGGGTTTAAGTGTGGTGTTTAGCTCGCGAATAGCCGCAGTGGCAGCTATGACCGCCTTAAGCAGGATATAAACGACCACAACAGCGCCGACCGCAATCATGCCGACCAGAAATCCGAAGACAGCTTGGTCAATTTGACTAGACATCATCGCCGGTATCTACCACCGCTGATACTTCTTCCGTTACGGTAGTTGTCGCGGTAACGATAACTGGAGACGCTGCGGCTAGCTTGGCCGGGCCTTTACCTGGAGTCAGTATTTCGGGCGATGGATTAGGCCGCGCGGGAACAGGAACGTACTTGTCGTCCTGGACGTTCGAGTGTTCCTTGGTCATGGAAACCGTGTACTGGCATTTCGGCGTATCGCAGGAATACATAATCTTGTCGAGTCTGCCGTTGGATTGCTGAACGGTGATTTCCCGGCGCATTATCTGGCCGCAGGTCATACAAACAAGGTCCGGTGCCATGATTGGACTAAGTGCTGGTTTCATCTACAGGCTCCTGTTCTGGAAGTTGTGGCTTTCTTTTTGCCCTAGTCTTCTTGGGTATTGGTGGAGGCGTTTGCATTTCGGTGAGAGTCATACCGCAGCGGTTACAGATGGTTTCGTAGCGATGAACAATCTGTTTGGTCACGAGGTCTACATCTTCGCCGGTAATAATGGAAACTATATTGTGCCCACCCATCATTTCTTTGCCAACGCAACATCTTTCATACACAGCGGTGTCGAAACTCATTCGGATTCCCCCTGAGAAAGCGTTTTAACACGGCCAGAAAATAACTACAAGCGAAAATTATGAATAGGGACTGGACAGCGAAGGATGGAACTGCTAAGGTGGGGCGTCTGCTCTTCCCTTTGAAACTGGGGAACTCTCCGACCGCAACCGGAAAGTTCCCCGTTTCTGTTTATTCCTTCGCAAAACTCCAACTTTTACCGTGCGCTATGGCCCAAACGTTTGCCCGGCTAACTCCGAAAGCTTTCATTATTTCGCACTGCCTGGCACCAGAAGATAAGAGCTTCTTTATTTCACAAACCCTACTGTATGTTAGCTTTGCATTATGATTATTTTCACCGTCTTGTGGGGGATGGTTGAGCTTCAGACCTATTGCTTGTCTTCCCTTGGAAATCATGTCGTGGATATTGTCCATTTGGGTACCAATAAACAGGCAGTCTGGTTTTACGCAAAGCTTAATATCGCACTTATGCAGTGCCTCGAATCCTTTCGGTATTCGTACACCGGATAGTATTAAAGAAACTCGGTGAGCACATTGATTTCTGCCGCGAAAGTAAAATATTCCATAACCGTTGCCGTTTTGAGCGCCGATCCAAATCCAATGGTCACTGCTCTTATCAACTTTGTCCCAGAAACGCTGGGAGCGCGTTTTACGCCCCCAGTATTTTCTGGCACGCCTACGTTGTGTTTCGCTGCTATGGTCTAGCACCCTAGTCCCCAGTGACGAACTGGCTCATTATACTAGGAGTAGAAGTATCAAAACCTATACAATTGAGTACTCCTGCGTCGTCCGGATCGCCTACCGTTATTGAGTTGGAAACCATGTTCACGCAAATCAACTTAGCGGCCGGACTGAATGCCTTCCGGTAATCCCGCAAAGCCTTCATTGTGTGCGTTTCACCGGCCCAAGTTTCGCCGTCCGTGATGATACAGAAAACGTCGAACTTGGTCTTCATTTTCTGGGCATCTAGGATCGGCAAAGCGCAGTCAGTTCCACCGAAATCGGGCTGATTCATGATTTTCACCACGTCGTCCAAACGCTGGCGCGGAGAAATTCTCAGATCGACCAACTGGTGAGAGAATCCCTTTATTAGGTAATCCCCTTCCACTCGTGCCGTAACCATGGACATTGCAGCGGCACCGATGCGCGGAGTCAGGCCAGGACATCCGGCAATTTCTCCGCAGCCCATTGAACCTGAAATGTCCACGCCCAGATACCACCGCTTGCCGGTTGGCTCCACGTTTCCGAAGCTTAGATAGAACGCCTGGTCCAAAGCATCTACAACCTTCTGAACAGGAGTCCATCCTTCGCCGCGACTGCGTGCTCCGTGACCGGCGCTGTAAGTCAAAAGCGCAATGAGCGCCTGTACAGGGTGAACGCGGGCCTTGCGGAGCGCATCCTGATCCTGCAAGCGGGAAGCAATCGTCTTCGATGCTTCACTCATTGGCGCAAGCAAGCCCACGCGTGTCATGTTGGCCAGGTTGCGGATCATGGCCGTCATGGGCATCTTTTCCAGCAATGCCTCCCACACTTGGGGCTTGGTTAGCGTCTCAGTTGGGACCATTTCCCGCGTCATACCGTGTTCGCGGATCAACGCGAGCACCCGCTTAGTGTCCGCCTTCTTGGCTTCCTCGAACGCCGCGATCAATGAAGGATATCCTCTGGTTTCCGGATACCCGAACGTCTTTACGGCGTCTTTGTGGCCCTTTGGAAACTTCTCAACCTTACGCCGTCCAGTTGTGGGTGCTCCAAGTGCCCACCGAAAAGCAGCGTCCACATCCTCGTTATGAATGGGACGTGGGTGTGATAGGCGCAGTAAGTCGCTATGTCCCCAGCCGTCGCGCTGTTGGTACTTCACTAGCTGGTTCTGGAGTTCCCTTAAGTCCTTATCCAAGTACCAGTTAGCGACTGCCTTACGCAGCCCACGACCCCAACCGCGCAGACCATTTACGTATTCTGCGAAGTGGAACAGGTGGGTACCGATACGCGCGACCTTTGGAAGCGCCTGCAACGCAGCCGCACGAACAACCTCATTCTTGTCAGCCGCGCACAGTGCTAGGACGAACAGTGCCGGATCGTTCTTTGGCGCTCGTCCAGCCTGGCTGATTTCGATCACGCGATTTACGACGCGCACGCCGTCTTCCTTGATGCAACGGAGCGCGGCGTCAGAGTTGGCCTTGGTTAGTTTTTGTTCAGTGGCGTAATAAGATCCGCCTTCGCTTCCAAGAATCAGGAAACGGTCCAAGCGGACCCAGTCCGTCACCGCGTACGAATATCCGCCCGCAGAGTTCTTGACTTGCTTCTCGTCAAGAGGCTCTGTTTGTGGCGGGTTCGACATACTGCGGACCTGCGACTTTAGATAGCCCATTGTAGTTCCTCCCGTGATGGAAAATGCCAACTTATAATGGGGACCGAGCCGGTAGGTTTAATAATGACGGATAAAAGTTTGTACTGGAATTTGCCTGTCTCCTGTTTCCAGGAGTCATCGAGTTGAACGATAATCCAGCACATCCGACCCGTCAAATTAAGTGGACAGATAAAATTGTCAGATGGATAACCGATTTCTCGGCCGCAGGCGCTTCTCGCAACCCACTTGCTGTCTAAGGCGACAACCAGGCCCTACGTATTACGCTACGCAGTAGAGCGTCCTGCCTTGCTGTGGCGAGATAACCATCCAACTCCGACCCGTCCGAAAAAATTGAGCAGATAAAAAGTAGAACTAGGGTTTTCCGTGCTGCCGTTACACTAAAGTCCCACCGAAGTGGAACTTTCCGGAGTCGAACCGGTCTGGACCTTTACAAGAGGTAACCTAATTCAAGCCGACCCGCTCAATAAAATAAACGCGTAGATAAAAGATCGAGAACGGAAAGGCTTTCGCCATGCCTCTGTTCTGCCACTGAACTAACTCGCCGAAGCGAGTACGGGAATCGAACCCGTGCTGGAGGCTCCGAGGTAACCATTCTCTTCCGACCCACGCTAAAATCGTCGCCAAAGATAAAAAGTCGGACTGGGTATTTGTCCTATGTAGGGGTAACCCAATCCATCCGACCCTTGGCATACACGCCTAGTGGAGCCGAACAACTTTGTACCATGAGAGATAATCAACTGCAAGCGGTATTTTAAAATAATTTGGGATGGAGCGTGCGGGGAGACTTGAACTCCCAACCAACCAGTTAAAACTGGTTGCTCTGACGGTTTTAGGGACCGTTGCTCTTACCATTGAGCTACGCACGCTTAGGCAAAATTGGAGCGGGAGTGCCACTCAAGGCCGCACCGCACTAGTAGCCGTGCCTCCCGCATTGGCTCGCCCGGCAGGGGTTCCACCTGCATACTCCCCGTTTAGAATGGGGCGCTCTGTGTTTTGAGCTACGGGCGAATAAACTCTGTAGTTTTTAAGGATTTCACGCTGTTCTCCATACAGCGGACCAGTTGCAATCGCCGTCAGCCCAAAATTAAAATCAGGCTCGGTCCAAGGGTAGTGCAAGATATTGTTAGCACGTAGCTTAGCCAGGACGCGCTTAAGCGCGGCGAGGTCTGGCATCCCAATTAGGACAATATTCGGCGTGCCGTCCTGATAAGTAAGGGACGCCATGTGATAAGTAGCATGGTTCGACTGGATAATTTGCTGCTCAAATGGAAGGTCGGTGCGAATGAAGATAAAAACGTATTTTTCGTTTATCTATGTCATGTCCACAATGTACAGCAAGCGAGAAATCCTGTCAAGGCTAATATCTATCTATTTTGCGCGGACCACATTGATGCCCTTACCGGCCATATCGCGAACAACGCGCAGTTCTTTCTTATTGGCCTGCTTCTTATCCCAGACTGTCTCTATCACTTCATGAGCAGGCTTAACACGGCCGTTCCAAAAGATGAACTCAGGAACCATATAACGAATGATACGGGCATCGTAGCGAAACCAGACACCCTTGAGAAGCTCGTAATAGCGCGATTCATTGATAATCACTTTTTCGACCGGCCGTAGCCTTAACTCTTCACGGTTGCGTGTGCGCCAAGGCTTTGTGGGGTATTCACGGAGGATTCCATTCTCGTCTTCAAAGAAACGATTGCGCCAGTATTTCGGCTTTCCGAGATCGATATATTGTGCAAGGTGAGTTAGAAGGTGAAATCCAAGAATGGACCGCTTATCGTTTACTGCGCGGATTTCGGAATATACATCGTCCCACTTGCGACCCAAATTCGCCCTGAGATATCGGCGAAGTGGATTAAGCTTGTCACCCATCGACCGCCAAGAACTATAGCGGTGCCGACTCATGGACTCGTGGGTTGGGAATCCTTCGTAATCTTCCGTTCGCGCGTAATTTTGGATGACCCGTAGTTCACCCTTCCTTTCGCGCATACCACTGCGGCCAGTCTCAACAATTACTTCGTTCATATCCCAACGCATTGCTATTTCCCCTCCAAGGGATTTGGTGAGCCGCCGAGGAATCGAACCTCGATTAACTGATTAAAAGTCAGCGATTCTGCCATTGAATTAGCGGCCCAAAAATGGAGCGCCCAATAGGTGCTTACCCCATGTCTACCGGATACAAGCCGGTGGCTCTATCGTTGAGCTATGGGCGCTTGGATGGCGTAACCTCGACCGGAATCGAACCGGCGTTTTCCGCTAGAGAGGCGGATGTCCTATCCTATAGACGACGAGGCTGTCGTTAGTAACTGTACGAAGCAACTGATACTAGGCTATTTGCATAGCCAGGTGCAACTGCCATCGCCTTCACCGTTGCCGGTTCCGGCAAAGTAAATGGGGCAACATAAGTCTTGGTACTTAGCCCGTTCGCCGTTGGTAGAGATCCGTCCGTTGTGTAATAAATTACTACGCCGGGCGTTGCATCGCCAATGGAAATCAATTGTCCATGCGCGATCTTTCCGGCAACAGGGGTAAACGCTGGCTGTGCGGCGACCGGAACTACTGGAACTGCCGGAACTGCGACTGGTTTTGGTGCCGGACCTGGAACTGCCGCCTTGATCGCATGGCGTCTTTCAACTCCTGGCGCTGGGATAGGCAATACATGAAAACGCCTTTCCTTGCCAAGAAACGGTCCAGGCATTCCAACTGCCTTAGCCGGAACCGCCAAAAGGGCCGCACGGCGCTGGCGAACATAGGCACGCATGGGCTGATCTGGATTATCGTTCCCGATCCCGTGCGCGTTCATGTAAGCTTCCAACGCGTCAACTTCATCCATGCGAGCTTGATCGTCCGGAGAAAGCTTAACTTTTTCCGCGAACGCGATGCCAAGCTCTTCTTTGCGCCGCTTGATGTACATGCGCATCGGCGAGCCTGGAAAGTCATTTGGTTGCCCCGCTACGAACGTTTCCAAATCATTTAATTCCGCCTCGTGTGCAACTTTCGCTTCCATTGGTCCTCCTAAGATTTTTAAAACAAAAAGATGGAGCAGAGCTTCAGAATCGAACTGAAGTTTGCGCGTTACGAGTGCGCCGGTCTGCCACTGACCTAGCCCTGCCTGTCTTATGCAACTTGGTTAATTACGACGCCCGTTGGAACTTGCACCGAAGGCGAAGTAATCGGTACATTAACCGTATTGGTCAATGGCGCTGGTACAACTCCAGCGTTAGGACCGCTCGTTGGCGCTGGCATTTGCACGGAAACGGTCAAATTGTAGCTACCTGGCGAACCGGCCGGTGCGCTGCCCTGCGTGTCGCTTGCTGGGATCGAGATTACTACTTGGTCTAATAGCCCAGCTTCATTCACGTCGGGGCCGGAATCTGGACCGATAGTGGCTTGCGGGTCATCGAAAGTCCATGTATCGACCGTTCCTGCCGGAAAGCCTGCCGGATCTGCGATTCCCGAAAGAAGTGCATCTGCTTCGAAAGTGCTCTGTCCACCTGCTGGAGTTCCCGTAATGCTCATAATTGTTGCTCCTTTGACGATTTGATTAATTTGTACGCTGTCAGGAGCCTGCGGAATGAAATGTCGATAGAGCTTCCACACCAGGTGCTCTATCTTGTTTAATTTTTGGCGATCTCGGTGATTGAATCCCATTTCACACGCTCCTACGCCGTTCCGTCGTCATTAGAGTATTTTTAAACCAGCCATGTCCAGAGAAAATATTGGTGGGTCCGCAGAGATTCGAACTCTGTTCCTCCGATTAAGAGTCGGAAGCTTTTCCTATTAAGCTACGAACCCATTACTCCGCACCGTAAATCGCCTGCCGTGCCGAACCTGGCCTCACCTGCCAAGCCAAACCACGCCGAGCGCCACTTCGCCGGACCATGCCTGGCCTAACCTGCCACGCCTTACCAGCCAAGTATGGGGCCAAGTATTGGAATCGAACCAATATCTTCGCATTACCAATGCGATGCTCTGCCACTGAGCTAACTCGGCGTAGTGTTTTACGCTGAAAGTCCAAGTGCAATGTTGCGTATATTGGCCTTTTTCTTCGCCTCAAGTATACGCCGCCATTCCCTGCCCTTCCCTTTATTTCTACCCTTATAAGTTGGCAATTGCATATCACAGTTACCACAAACCAAACGAACATTTTGTACGGACCAATCTTCAGAATTACCGTTGATATGATCCAAAATCAGAGAAATAATTTCCCCCATCCATTCCTCGGTTCCACAAATAGAACATTTCCATCCAAAAATGCGCTTTAAATAACGACGCGCAAACTTTACCTTCGAAGTTTCGACTCCACCTGGAATCAATCCGGTATTTTCAATGTATTCTATATTCCTCGACCAAACAAACCCAGAATAGCATTTCTGCGAGCATAACTGCCTCTTGCTGGCGATCTGATCTCCACAGTTTTTGCATGGCAACATTACCTTTGCATTACCGTGTCGGCATCTTCCGCGATTGGCCACCGAAACAGCACAACTGTGTCCACAATAATCATTACGCCTTTTACTGTATGGTATTCTTTTTCTGCAATTCAGGCAAAATTTTTGGCGCAATTCAAATTCGCTAATCTTCTTGGCCTGATTCGCCTTATTCCATTCAAGGCCAAGCGCTTTGGCCTTACTATCAAAGGACTGCATTTGTAGCGCTGTTTTCATCGAATGTGGTAGCGATGGTGGGATTTAAACCCACGACTTCCACTTTGTAGGAGTGGCACTCTAATCGCTGAGTTACATCGCTTCAGGAAGGATAAAACAAACAGCAAGCAACGTCAAACTAAAAGATGGCCCCACCCCAGCGATTCGAACGCTGCTCGCCGGATTTTCAGTCCGGAACTCTTCCTACTGAGCTAAGGTGGGTTGGTAGCCACGCACAGAATTGAACTGTGTACGTCCGGTAATCGGCCGGATGCTCGACCGTCCAGCTACATGGCCACATCCTAATTGAGACAATCTGGAGGATGGTAGACGAATTGAACGCCCAACCTTTCGGTTGCCCTAGGGTTCAAACCTAGTTGCAGACCATTCCGCAGTACCATCCTCATATTGGAGTGGGCGGACGGAATCGAACCGACGTATAAAGGTTTTGCAGACCTCTCCCTTACCACTTGGGTACGCCCACGAAACTGGAAGGGCCTAGGCGATTCGAACGCCTGTCGCTTTCTTAGAAGGAAAGCATCTGTCCAATTGAATTAAGGCCCCAAACTTGGTGCGCCGCCCCAGACTCGAACTGGGACTGTACTGGTTTTGAGCCAGTTGCCTCTGCATTGGGCTAGCAGCGCGTTACTTCCTGAAACTTTTGGCATCTGGACAAGTGCCCCAGTGAGGTTCCATTGTGCCAGGATCTAATGGAATCATCTTACCTTTCGGCGTTTTCCACCACTCTATTTCTGCGCCGCACTTGTCACTTTGGCACTTGCCCACGCCACTAAATGTGTATCCTGCTTCTTTAAGCGCCGTATCACTTTTGGGCCAATCTTTTCGTCCCTCCACATCACCCCCTTATATGGCGGGCCGAGCGAGAGTCGAACTCGCCTGGACTTCCTTCGGAGGGAAGCGCCTCGTCCGCTAGGCTACCGGCCCTACTTAAAAGCAATGTACGCCAACAAAATTAATTCCACAAGCATGCTCGCCAACATTATTAGGCGGTAATTCTTATCGATCCACTCACTCATTTTGGTAGCCCCGACAGGATTCGAACCTGTTTGTGCTCGTTTAGGAAACGAGAGCCTAATCCAATCGGCCACGAGGCCAAAAGTATGGTGCGAGTGGCAGGATTTGAACCTGCGGCCTCTTCATTCGTAGTGAAGCGCTCCAATCCGGGCTGAGCTACACTCGCAAACTCTTTTTCTTTCGGTAATAATTCCTGTGCGCATCCGCCTGTGCTTTTCTGCACAATTCACATCTACAGCCGCGATATGAATACGAAGAAAGTATCCCGTGCCTAATCGGCGTTTCCTTGAATCCACTGCGCTGCGCATTCGCCAAACCAACACAGTGACGACTGCAATACGGCTGGCTGGAACGGTTAATCTTTCTAGCTCGCCGGGTAAATTTATTTCCGCAAAAGGTACATATTAACGTTTCTGTTTTTGGCGGAACTGCGTGTTTCTTTGCGTGTTCACTAGCAGAAAGCACTTCCAAATTCAGGTCAGTGTTATCTGTTTTTCTTTCATTTTTATGGTGAACGTGCTGCTTGGTATCAAGTTTTATTCCATTTTTCTTTTCGATTACTTCTCTGTGCTCGTAAACTGTTTTCCTTTTTCCATCTGGACAAATATAGACGAAGTAATTGTAGCCCTGCTTCTTGTGAAAGTACGGACCCAACCTTCGCACTTCGTCCATTTAGCTACTATAACATAAATGGCTCACCGGGTAGGAATCGAACCTACTTCCATCACCTTAACAGGGTGCCGCTCGCCACTGAGCTTCCGGTGAATCTTGGTGCGCCGCCTCGGATTCGAACCGAGACTGTACAGATTTTAAGTCTGTTGCCTCTGCCGTTGGGCTAGCAGCGCAAACTTTATCGATGGAATGAATTAACGGCAGCGCCGCCGAGTACAAGGCTCCACATAAAGAACGCGATGCCGATCCATCCTAGACGGAACCCGTAAGGATTAGGGGAGCCGTACTCCCAAAACCCTGCAATCGTGCAACAAACCGCTGCTACCACCAAAAGAATGAAACCTACTCCCATGTGTAAGTGCCTCCTGAGATATCTGCTTAGCATTTTCAGGAAGCACTATCCAGAAATCTTACCGTGACGATCCGAGCGCCGTAAAACACCTTGGAGGGACGTCTTTGGCGGCGACCTCTTGCTCGTGTGAGCAGCGCGGCTCCCGGCCGAAGACCGTCACGGAACTTGGTGCCCAATATCGGATTCGAACCGATAATCACTGCTTCTAGGGCAGTTGGCTTTGCCAGTTAGCCTAATCGGGCAATCTGTTCTGTACAAGAAATGTTCTTACCTCTTTTTACAGAAAGGGCATAGATCGCATTTGCCTTTCTGCATTCAGTACATCGGCATCCTCTGCTGTACGATCTTTTTGATCCATGCGGAACTTCTTGCCCATAAATACCACGTACAGTAGCGCCGGACGATCTACTCCCCCTACCTAACCTGTATTCTCTGTACGCATCTTTACATGCTTGACAACGGCACTTGTACCTAAAATACTGAGACAGTGTTCCGTGGCACTTAGTTCTATCTTTCTTAAATCGCGCAGAGTTTTCTCCGTCCGTTTTATAACGATGACAAGTGTGACAAAGTAACTGACACTTTCCAATCTCTGCTTCTAAGACCGCTTTATCAGCAATGCCCCATGATCCTGATATAGAAAAAAGTTTGGTTGCCGGATCGATATGGTCGAATTCAAGATTAATTACCGAACCGCAACGGGCACATTTGCCGCCTAGGCGTGCTTCTGTTTCCCTGCGCCATTTATGGAACTGGATGATGGAAGTTGGCATACACCTAAGTATATGCCTAATTCCGCCATCCCCGCAAAATCGGTTACTTCTTAGACTTCGGCTTCAGTAAATCGTCTTCATCTTCTTCTAGTAATGATTTGCGCTGGCCAATGCTGTAACTGGCGTGTACAGCTTTACCACTTCTTACTGAATTAACGTTCCGACCAGTTGCTACAAATGCGGCGTGGGTTCCACCGGCCGTTGCCGCGTACGTAGCTGCATTCGCCATCGGAATATTTAGATGCTCGCCTGTTAAGATCGCATCCTGATTAGCGCCAAGGAAAATGAATTCCCACTTGTACTTATCGCGCTGGTGCTTAATCATTTCCGCTATTTTCGGCCCTGAATACTCGTGACTCGCATTTTCCAGACCGTCCGTCATGATAACCACGAACACCTTGCCAGGCCGTTCCGCTTCGACCATCTTGGAAAGCTTGGTGCCAAGATCGGTAATTGTGCGACCAATAGCGTCGTGCAACGGCGTTCCGCCGCGCGGCACGTAAGTATGAGCCGTAAGTTTAGGAGCTTTCTTGACCGGCTCGTCCTCAAACACCACTTCATAAGGATTATCGGTGTCGAATTGAATGAGCGTTACGTTGGCATCGCCAGCACCATTCTTTTGGCCTTCGATGAACTCATTGAATCCATCGATAGTTGCTTGGCGAACACTGGACATTGAACCGGATCGGTCCAATATCATTGCGATTGTACTTAAGTCAGTTTTCATACCCTTCTCCTGTGTACTACAAACTTGGTGGATGGGAGAGGATTCGAACCTCTACGTGCCGCCAGGGCACCATCGGGTTTACAGTCCGAGCCGATTTCCTACACCGGTTCCCATCCGAATCGCGCAGCCTGTCTATTCCGCGCTCTTTGGGCGGTACTGGCTAGCCACAGGTGTTCTCTGGTTACTTCCGGCTACCGGGTGAAACCCACAGGCTGCACGAACTTGGTAGCGGGTGAGGAATTCGAATCCTCTGGCAACGCTAATCTAGCGCGAAGGGGTTATAAATCCCTGCTCCCGACCCACGGGTACCCGCCGAATCAAAAGCGGGGATGGTCTGCAATAGCCATCCCCATTAGCTTCCTTTCCACCTGAGTATAGCTCAGAGGCGTAAATCCGTGACAGTCTACGCCGACATCCATAGACTTGCCGTACGACGGAAGCTGGCCGTGCGAATGTCCGTACAGGTGCCAAGTTCCGCGCAGATCGTGATGCCAAGTGCGCATCCCGTAATGGAAAAGAACAATCTCCTGACCTTCAACCTTCAGTTCGTAGTACGGCTTGATCCATTCAAAGCCTGCATTGCGGCCGTCGTGATTCCCCTCGATCAAATAAATTTTACCATGCAAAAGTGACCGGATCTTTTTAGAGTCCGCCGTATTGTGGAACGAAAAATCTCCGACATGATACACCTCGTCCTTTTCGCTGACCACCGAATTCCAGCGCCGGATCATTTCTTCGTCCATCTGTTTAACGGAATCAAATGGACGCGAGCAATATTCCATTATCTTCGCGTGCCCGAAATGCGTATCTGCCGTGAAAAACTTAGCCATAATCTTGGTCGCTCGCTCCTGAGTTGAACAGGAATAAGTGGGTTATGAAGCCACCGCACTACCGTTGTGCTAACGAGCGCATCAACTCATGAAATTCTTCCGGTGGCGGATGGGAGAGGATTTGAACCTCCATGTCCCAATTGGGACGGCAAGTTAGCAACCTGCTGCATTACCATTCTGCACACCCATCCGGAACTTGATTGCGTTAAAATCTACCACATCTTCAGATGGCCACTCCAAAATCCACTCAATTTCATACTTACTTAAAATGGCGGGAGTGGATGGACTTGAACCACCGTGACTGATTTTGGAGATCAGTATCCTAGCCACTAGATGACACTCCCTTGGCTCCCAGGGAACGAGTCGAACGTTCGTCTGCACTTTCAAAGAGTGCCATGCTACCTCTACACCACCTGGGAATAGGCTCGTATACCGTGTTCAAATTCATCGTGGTGTGTTGGGCAAAGAACATCAAGGTTTTCTACCTTGTTATTTTTACGATTCCCATCACGATGATGTACTTCCAAAACACATTCAATATCGTATCTACAGACAGTGCAAGCCCTACCGTATCTTTCGAAGGCACGCTTGCGATACAGTGTCGTACCACCAGCATACAGCGGGTGGATCTCGCCGCCCCTTGCCTTATTGTGTGCCGTATTGGAACACGCATGTGAACAGAAATACTTTCCTGTCTTAGATTTCTTTAGTTCAGCAGGTATTCTTATGCTCTCCTTGCCACAGTTAGCACATCTAACTACCACAGCTTTTCTGGTGAAAACTTGACTGCATTTCGAAGAGCAAAAACTGTTAGCCTTTTCCTTTAGGTTTTGGTTAAACCACTTCCGTGGACGATTGAATTCTTTACTACACTGGGCGCAAACAACTAATACCGGGCCAAGGTTCGGTGGTCTACACAGCGATAGACCGATTTTCTTAGCATGGTGTGTAATGGTTGGCGCTGAACATCCAGTTAATCTTGCGACTTCCATTTTCCCAACCCCAGATAACAATAAATCCTGAATTTCCTTACCACGCCCCTTGTGAGGGTAATGTTTGGTTGCCCGAACTGGATTCGGACCAGTATTCACGGATTCAGAATCCGTTTTCCTGCCAATTGAAAGATCGGGCATCACTTTGTTCATTGCAAACCTACCAGAACTAGATTATAACAGCAAGCGAAAGAATGAAAAGAATTTTAGCTGGAGCGTTGATAGCGCCATATCAGGATGGGACACATTGCCTGATCTGGCTGGGGATTACTAAAGAGGGCGGTCGAATTGAACTGGTTTATGAAGTTCATGACAGTCACAAGCCGAGTATAGGGAAATTCTCTGGAAAAGCAAGAATGAATTGCGTACGCTGCGGACAGTATTTAGAGCCGGAAGATGTCCCAAATGGGACGGAGGTGTAAAATTGATCTCAATTCGTGATTTAGGCGATACAATTGAATTAGCAGTGCTTCTTCCGGTAATACAGAAGCCGCTCAGCGATAATACGAGCAAAACCGGCTACAATTATGCCGACTTAAAATCGCATGGTTTCATCGTAAAACTTTCAACGCGCGATTATGTTAATTTCGTTGAATCGGTTATGGATAGCTTTACGGCTTTTCAGTTTGCGCGAGCCGAAGTTTTTAAAACTCAAGTTGACGAAACACCGCTTCACTGATAAGTTTTAATGGACCGGAGGGGAGAAACGGTTTCCTCGTTAGCCTCATAAGCTAAAGACAGTTGGTTCAACTCCAACATCCGGCACCAAAGATTACATGGACACTAAGCGCGAGTACAGAAGACGCCATTACGAGGCGAATAGAAGTCTCTATTTAGCCAAGAACATCGCCTATCAAAATATATTCAAGGCGATAATCGCACGATTAAAATCACGTCCATGTGCTGATTGCGGCGGTACATTTCCAGCATGCGCTATGGATTTTGACCATGTTTCTGGGGAAAAAGTAATAACTATAGCCGCCCTACTGCGATATTGCAGTCCGTCTAGGCTATTGTCAGAGATCGCAAAATGCGAGTTAGTATGTGCCAATTGCCACAGAATTAGACATGAAAAACGGCGTGAAAGCAAGACACAGATGAGCATTGCTGATGTCGTGGCAGCGATTGCCGTACGCAAAAAGTTTTACGACCGTAAATCATGGATAGAAATATTCAAACTAATCGGAGAAGAATTTCCTCCGGAGCCAATTAAACCTCAAAGGGGATCGCGTTGTGTGCGGAAAGTTGGCCCAGAAGGAACAGCGTGGTGTGGGACTCACAAAGATTTTATTCCGGTTGGTAGGTTTGAAAAGAACTCTTCTCGATGGAACGGCCTTCAGAGACAATGTATGGATTGCAGAAAGAAGATGCCATCGAGAAGGTCCAGAAAGGCGGGTGTAGTTCAATGGCAGAATATCTGACTTCCAATCAGATAACGACGGGTTCGATTCCCGCCACCCGCTCCAATTTTTCAGCGGGATTCGAATAGTGGCAGTTCGTGAGCTTGCCAAGTTCAAGGCATCGGTTCGATCCCGATATCCCGCTCCAGTTTTGGGGATGTCGTTTAGTGGCAGGACACGGCCCTTTCAAGGCCACAACGGGAGTTCGATTCTCCCCATCCCTACCAGTGGGGGCATAGTGATAGTGGCAGCACTGCTGTTTTGCAATCAGCAAGCCGGAGTTCGATTCTCCGTGCCTCCACCAAGTTTGCTAACGTGGGCCAGTCAGGAGTGGCCGCTGCCCTGTCACGGCAGAGATCGCGAGTTCAAATCTCGTCGTTAGCGCCAATGGCGTTCGTAGTCTAATGGCAAGACGCTGGTCTGTGGAACCAGTTACCCGGATTCGATTTCCGGCGAACGCCCCAGCATGAGAGATATACAGAAACAGCGCGAAGCCCAAGCGAAAATGCACAGATGCCATGAAGAGATACGTTTATGAATGGCGTCGTAAATACGGACGCAAAAGCTTGGCGGAGTAGGGTAACGGATTATCCCACTTGATTTGGGATCAAGGAACTGCGGGTTCGAATCCCGCCTCTGCCACCATATTCAGGAGCGATGGGTAGCGAGCGGTGGAATAACATGCCATGGATCAAGGATACCTAACACAATACAAGCTTATCCCCGTACTGGCGGAGCAAGGTTACAAATTATCGTTACCCTGCGACCCCATGAACGAGTACGACCTATTAGTGGATAACAGGGAAAAGATTTATCGTGTTCAGGTTAAATCCTGCAACGTCAAGAAAAGGAACAGATATAGGGCCGACATAGCTCAAGGATGCGGCAGAAACAAAAGGCCGTATCCTGACGGCAGTATTGACTTCTTTATTATCTACGTTCCGATTCAGAATGTTTGGTATGTAATCCCACAGCGTAAGGTTAGTGGCCAGAAGTGGGTTTCATTGTATCCACATGATGCTCGTGGAAAATATGATGAATACCGGAACTCCTGGTCACTCTTGCGCGGTTGACCAGTTGTGCTATTTCGCCCCGCACAACGCAACGGACGAGGCTAAGGCGCTCCTGAATTATTCTTAGTGTACCTGCCGAACCAATCCAGTTGTCGTAGATGTTGGTAGGTTGGAAGTTCCGTTAAGCGGAATTACTTGTGGAGATCCCGCTGCGTTGTCTGTAATCGATAGGTTTTTGTTCAACGTTCCTGCCGTTGCCGGTTCGAACTCCACGTTAATGGTACAACTATTTCCAGCCAAGACCGATCCGCCGCAATTGCTTGCCGGAATAGTCGTAAACGCATAATCAGTTGTATCACTCAAAACCATAGACGAGATGGTAAGTGTCGCCGTACCTGTATTTGTAAGTACCACTGGCAACGTCTGATTGTTGCCAAGCGTAACGGTGAACGAAAGGCTCGTCGGGTTCAACGAAACGATGGGCGCGGAACTGACTCCCGTACCAGATAGCGATACCGTCACCGGACTGCCACTGGCTCCGGTAAAGGTATAGTTCAGTGTGGCGCTTTCAGATCCCACAATAGTTGGGTTGAATGTAACGTATAGGTTGCAGGTTACGGTATTGGCAATTGAGCTTGGGCACTGGCCAGAGCCGGTTGCATTGGTGAAGTCTCCAGCATTGGTGCCACTCTGTGACTGACTGCCGGTAATCGTTGAACCGCTATTGTTGGTGACAGCAATCGCCGAGCTTGTAGTTGGCATCCCAATTGAGACAGAGCCAAAGTTATAGGTGGTTGGTGAGATAGAAACCACACCAGAGGCTTGTCCCGTTCCGCTTAAGTTGTAAGTAACCGATCCGCCTGTATAGGTGACCGTGAGTATCGCCGTTTCCAGGCCAACAAGAGTCGGGCTAAATGTAATCGTAATAGGACAGGTCGTTGCCGCTGCAAGCGTTGAACTGCATCCATTCGAGGTGATAACGAAATCGCTTGACCCACCGAGAGTGACGGCAATCGTTGGCGAAACAGCAGCAAGGCTAGTCGCCGTTCCATTATCAAGGGTCAAAGAACACGGGCTGTCCGAACTTGGGGACCCATCTACAGTGGTCGCAAATGGGTTGCCGGTGCAAACCAATGAGTTTGTCGGGAAAATCGTAACCGTAGGTATGGCATAAGCCTTCAGGTCAATATTGCAGGTTCCCGCTGGACAGGTGAAGCTAGTTGAGTTCCCTGTGATCGTCTGATTCACCGGAACCGAAGCAAACCAAGGCGTGTAATATTCCGGAGTTAGTGGCGTTGATGGGTTTGGTCCCACCAGCCAAGCACCGCTACTATCGGGCGCACTTACCATCAACGATTCTGCCGGGCACTGACCTTCGGTATAGGTGGCCAAGCAGTTTGGATAGAATTGCAACCAGTTTTGGATCGGGTTGGCCGAATAAGTCAGCCGATAATACGTCCCATTGACCATGGTTAGTCCGACTGGCGGCGTCCATGAGATTGTGCAAGTACCTGTACAAGTGGTTGGCGAAACAGGAACATCTTGCAGGGTTGCCACAGTCGGAGCAAGCAGGTAGCTATTCGGATTAGATGGATTGTGGTTCAAAATGCAGTTCAAGACCGCCTGCACTTCTGGTGCATCCCATTCATTTATGGCACCCCCGCCCATACGGGAAATATACCATTCGAACTTCTGTTGGAAGCTATTTCCAGAAAGATCGAAGATAGAATTCGTCTCCTGACAGATTGCGAAGTAATGGAAATGATTTTCTCCCTGGAAGGTTCCAGGGTCATTGGTAAACGAGCAGTCCGTATCGGCGTTTATGCAATACGGCGTTGAATTTGGCGCATTTGGCGTTCCAGTTGGAGTACCAGGGAAAATGAAATATACCGGACTGGTATTCGTTGGCGCTGAACCAAGCACAAAGTCTTCGTACAGCGACCAGTATCCGGTTCCCAGGATACTTTGCTGGATCTGTGCTCCCGATAATGGCACTGGGATATTGGTGGACGTGCCGTCGTACGCAACGTTTTGCGTTGTAGCGACCCACGATGGATTTGGCACACCAGAAATATTACGGTAACTTGCCTCTACGCTCGTGAAAAAGTAAAGAGCTTCTTCGGCAGCCTGCTCCATGAATGACTTCACGGCCTGATAGGAAACGTTGTTACATGGTGGAGTTCCGCTACCCGTACCGCAATTCTCTGCGCCACCCCTTGCGTTGACACCCATAGCAATATATCCACGAACACTTTGGCCGCTGGTGCAAGTTGAAATCGCGGCCGCTCCCGTAAAGTTCACGCAGGTACTTCCACTTGCCTGAGTAACCGAATATGGCGGGAGTGAGTACCCCGATGAAAACACAGGCGCTTCGAAATCGTACCTCGCTACGTTCTCAAGGTTTGCAAGCGCAGATGTCTGCAAAGCGCCGCCAGAATAGAATGGCGGATTGTGGATGTCACCGTTAAATTGCGTTACGTTAGAATTCGTGCTAAGCCAGTGTGAGCATGCGCGGATAACGGAACATGGTGCTCGCGGACTAGCAAGAACTGCCGGGTTGTTATAAGAAATATTCGTGTTTAGGACCGCATCGAGCATTCCCTGTGCCTGTAGCTGCTCGTAAATCCATGGATCGCCAGTAACGAATTCGTAGAATGGCAAGCCTTCTAGGTGGTAGTGATCCTGACTAAGGTCCGAGTCACAGAATTGACGCATTCCAAGATTGAAAGGATTGAACTGGTCGGGATAGCCGTAGTAAGACGAAATGACATCATCAATGGTGGTCGAACCAACGGCTACTATTGTGCGCCAGCCGCCAAAATCAGAACGTGGAACACAGCCTTTGGCAACCTGGTCACGATAGAAGTTTTCTGCCCACTGATACTTACCTGGCTGCGAACCAACCCACTGCATCTGTCCACCTGAAGAGTTTGTGTAGCCACGATCCAGCCATGCTGTTAGTGCCGACCAAGCAAAGTCCATCTGGTTCGTGGAACCCTGCCCCCAGAAATAGTAGATAAAATCCCACATAAGAGTAGAAGCGCAGCCGGTCCCCCAATTGGTGCCGTTGCAAGCAGTCCCACTCTGATTATTTACGTTTCCTGCCGTACCTACATCAACCAAACACGTGCCCGGCACACATCCGACCGAAACGCTCGTTGCCGCGCTAGGAGTTGCCGCTGCAAAGGTCATCGTGGTAGTCGTAAAGCTGGAAATTGGCAAGGTGGTCGGTGTGCAACCGCCCGAGCAACCATAGAAGAAAGCTGTTAGTCCGTTTGATATTCCGGCTATACCCGACGCATGTATCGTGACCGTTCCGGCCCCACTCGTAATGGTTGAAGGGCCGTACGCTAGAACGAATCTTGGCTGCGTGGAGACTCCAGCAGATGTAGGTGGAACTCCCTGCCAGTAGCCATCGTCTCCCACGTCATTTACCATCGGCAACGGCAAGGCAGCGTTGTAAGTGTAATACGGCAAGCGACCCATCAATGGCTGCTGGAATTCAATGAATGTGTCGCTCGCAGACGATGGCGCTGTTGCACTGGTAAAAAAGTCGAAATACAAGTCCATGGGAATTGAATATTGCGCCGATGGCTGCACGTAGGAATAAGTGTTCGAAATTAAGTATGGCAGATATTGCGTCTGGTCCGGACGCATTTCTATGCGAGCTTCTTCACCACCTGAGAAGAATCCTAATCCATTTGGCCAGTGCCCGCACGCGTCCTTGATGCCGATGATTATGCCGCTACCTGCCGTGTCTGTTTCTTCAGCCCAACCTGGAGCGCATGTCGAATCAGTCCAGGTGACGGGAGTAAACCCGCCCTGCGTGGATTGGATCTGCCCGCCGTCTTCCAGGTAGATGTTGTACGGATAGCTACTGCCCGTGCATGCAGCAATCGGGACGCCCGATGCTGTGCATTCAACCCGCACAATCGGTGAGACTGTGCAAAGTTCCGGCTCGGAATTCGAAGACGAACAATCCTCGTGCCCTGTTTCGTTGAAATCGGTCCACAAGAAGTTTTTCTCGTAGCCCATGAAGACGTACGCATCGCCCGTACCAGCGGTCAGCGAAGTCGTGGTCACACCAGTTGGATTGCCGATTGAAATGCTACGAGTTCCTGAAGCCAGGTTAGGAGTTATGCGGGCATCAAATAAATTGAAGTCTTTATAAGCCGTATTGAACACTTGGTTCTGTGCAAGTGTTTCAGTTGTGTTGTAATCCGCATTTCTTAGAGCCACTGATACCTGAACGTCGGTATGGCCTTGTAAGAATGTGTAGTAGACGCGCTGGTGCATGTAGATCGTCGGCGTTGTCTGCAATGGAGACGGATAGATATATGGCGGGTAACCCGGCAGCGTATTATTGAAATAATCTCTCCCTGACTGAATATTCGCGTTGTCTCCGCTCATGAGCGTGGCAGCCGAAAGCCCGCCTGGAAGTGTGTTCCCGCCTGAATAGCATCCGAACACCACTTGGTTGTGGCCCACGCACGGCTGGTCACGGAAAGGATACTGACCCGTGCAGCCAGTCTGGCCGCTTGAGCAGTCGAAGTAGCGAGTCGCCACGTCCCCGGCAGAGAGGGCGGCGCAAGTGGCGTTGGAGATTGACGGGGTATCAGGATTCGCTTTGCAGAATCCAGGGAATCCTGAGCCACCGTCACTCGCTGTCGTTTGCCCTCCAATGTTCGTCCAGGTGCAGCCGCCGTCCGTAGTAGTTGGTGCAGAACCAGTGCCTCCTGCGAATTGCCCCCATGGATTCGGTTCTGTCCCGCCAGTAGTACAGCTTGAGCCGGACTGGTTCTGGTAATTGTTCAGGCCGGAATTATTGTGGATTGGTCCGACGATGGCATTCGCGCCGTAAGTTCCGGAAGCCCAAGGCGAAGCATTCAGAGTATTCAGTGTGGAGTTGGCATTCGTCGGAACAGATGAAATCGGAGTCCAGTTACAGCCCGTGCATCCAGCTTCGCCCCAGCCACCAATTTCCGCGCCGACTAACTGGCTAATCCGGTAATATTTCAGCGTGATCCCACTGACAGCCGTCCCGGTTACTGTGTTGTTATAAAAGTCTATGATCCCGCCGCGCGGCCCCATCAAGCCTAACGCATGGCTGCCGGGATTTATGGAGTCTCCATACACTTCCTGGATGACTGGGCTGCGTTCCCTTCCACTGTCCGTTCCGTGCCCGCCACCGATGGTGTTTCCATTGGTCTGGTTGTAGCGCCAGGTTATTTTGCATCCATTGTAAGCGTCGTAAGAACCTTCCGTGCTCGGGCTGCCGGTGGAAAGCTGGTTAATTACCGAATCCTCTACGATCAATTCGTTGGCGCTTCCCAGCACAGTTGGTTCGTTCCAATTCGCTTCTCCGGACGTGGCTGTATCACCCTTACAAGCGAACGGTCCCGCTGTCGTTCCGGTATTCGCATCGTCTACCAATATGTGATCGACCAGGCCGTAGAGGTAGGGGTAAATCACGTAGCCTTGGTTCCCGCTGTTCACAATAAAATGCAAATGGTGAAGTCGATACGAAGGACCGCTAATAGAACCGCCTATCGGAACAGAGCCGTTACCGTTCGTGGTGTTCACGATGAATGTGATGTTGGAAAGAGTGCCGAAACTCGTCGGACTCCAATTCGTTCCTGAGCCGAAGTTAAGCGATCCGCCGCTATTGAATGTGATGCAAGTGTTCACCGAGGAATTACAAGTGGTGGCCGTGTCACCGAAATTCGATGCCGCGAGCCAATTCCCAGCTAGTCCTGAGCCAGGATTACAAGCAACCCCCGTACAGCTTCCCGCGCCTTGAACAGTGATGTTTGTGTTGGCGGGAGGGTTGGAAAGATTTAGTTGCGTCGTGTAAGGACAGGCCCCGGAAGGAACTTGAATAATGAAATTACCCGGCCCCGTGATGGATGACCACTTTGCGGCTATGTCCGACGCCGAGCAACTGCTTGCCGTGAGAACTGTTCCACCACCACCTCCACTCCCGTTCACCAAATCGCTCTGGCACTCAAGGACTGCCTTCATCGGGCCGTTATCAAGAATGGTGCAGCTTCCGTTCACTGTGTCCTGATTCGAGTTATAGAACGTAGTGCAAGTATCTGTGCTTGGCGGCAAGTAACTTGCAATATTGGGCGGACCCGGATAGCAAGAAACTCCGTCCTGTGTTCCACCGGTCACCAAAGAGGGTGCCGGACCTTCCAATAACAAACCGTCATTGGCTCCGTGATTACCAGAAGAAACAACGTGCGTGCCGCCGATATTCACATCATCGAAAAGATTTTGACCGCTTTGGGAAATCGTAAAAGTAGCTGCGCCTGTATTAACTACGACGTTTCCTCCGCTCGTCGTTGCCATTTGCGTAGCTGGATTGTTTCCACCGCCGCTGGCTACCTGCACAAGCGAATATTGCGTATCGAACCCTCCCGTGGAAGAGCCACCAGTAAACTCTGCAAAGTTCGGGTCCTGGATATCGATGAGTACCCATTTCGCATAGCCATCTGGCCAAGTCGCTTCACATCGGAACTGCGCTGACTGAACAGTATTAGAGGTATTCACGACCTCTAGCTGCGTGATAGTAGATGTAGGCCCCAACGGAGTACTTGAGCCACAACCGGTAACTTGCCAAACATCCGGGATTACGGCACCAAAAGTTTTCACCGCCGCATTGGCTGGACGCGTTATGGCTACGGGTGAAGGTGAACTGCAATTTACTTGCGGCTGGCAACCCCCCGGCCATTCGTCCGGCTGAATTGCCAGAGGTATTGAGGCAAGAAATCCGCTAGGAGGAATATAGAGATTTGCAACTTCATTCAACTGTTGGCTGCCGAGAGAAATCTGTAAATCAAACCTGTGAGTTGCTCGATTAAACGCTCCCTCGTTATGACAAGAGCCGGTTGTGTAGTATTGGCCGGAGCATTCCTCTGTTGTTCCTTCAGTCATCAACTGCGGACCAGGTGATCCGGTGTTTATCGATGACCAGGCAGGAAGAAGCGAAGTATCTGTGCAGGCCGACGAACTAAGTTGCATAGCCGCGTAGCTACATCCCGCAAAGGCGGCTGGGTTGAAATTCCAGACCTGGTTCGTCGCTGAAGGAAATAAAATCTGCGAAATGTAAATTATACAGTTACCGGCTGGGCAATAGGCCGTCACGTCCGGATCTAGGTCAACTACCGGCTGAACATCGCCCGGCTCTCCGTACGATGAACCGTTTTGTACGCAGCCTGAGTAACCCGAATAGGGTGGAGACGATCCAGATTCAGTCTCCGGTACCAGCGGACATCCACCTAGCGGAAGTGTTGATTCTGTAAAAGTTAGAAGCTCCCAGTCGATCAAGCCTCGATTCGTCCAACTGCACGTCCCGTCACCGGTTGTTACTGGTGGCGTAACAGAGGAAGTACTTGTCCATGCCTGCCAAGAAGGCGTACTGGTTCCGGAAGCACAAGCCGCAGTCGTAAACTCGGCATTGTTATTAGTATCTTTTACTTCTGCACCCTTCGAGTAGGAATGCGATGCAATCCAAGTTCCCGAAGCGGGAGTGCCTTTGAATATCTGATTAACACGAATCGTAGCGTTCGATCCGCCGTAGAGCATATACACGGAACATTGCCCCGAGATCCAGACCCCACCTACACGGGTGTGGCCAGTCGTTGCAGGTGAATTCGATGGCCAGTTGTTCCAAGCGTTCAACTGTTCGCGCCATAGCTTTGGAGTACCGTTCGTAAGTCCGTTGAAAGTAAAAGCACTTTGAATGTCACCATCGCCACCAAGCGTAATGAACTGTTGATTGCAGTCGTCCCAGACCGCAGCGGTTTCAACGTCCGGGGCCGGATAATCGGTTCCGAAATAGGGAGGTGTCGTCGCGCTCAATGGCGGAGATGTTCCGTACGCCGAGGCGTCCGTGCAGGGCTGAATTCCATTTGGCGGATAGGCGTTCGGGCCGGTTGTCGGAGTCAACGCGTCTACCTGCGAAAGCTCGCTGCAAACAACTGTGGGGTCCATCTGAAGATTGCCCGTTCCAGAAAACTTGAACATGGTCAGGTTTGGTGTCGCGCAATCTGAGCAGTAAGGCTCATTGCCAGTAGTACCACCGAATCCGGTTCCCTCCGCCGCGCCGTAGGCTGAAAGCACCACGCTATCGGTCCCGTCGTAGGTCCATAGATGATAAGGATGGTGCGGCTCTTCGATATACGGCGATTCGGTTGGACCGCCCCAACAAGTTTCGGTCGTAGTGGTAGTACTAGTGCAGACCGTTCCGGTAGTTGTCCCGGTAAGTGTAGCACCCGTTCCATTTGCTGGCGAAGTGTCGATAAAGCTGACTTGATATGTTCCGGAACTTGGGTTGTACATATATTGCGAATAGCTGCCGCCACCAGCAGTTAGCGTGACGGAGTTGATGGCACCCCCACTCTGCGTTGCCGTACAGGTAGCTCCCGTGCCACCACCACCGGAAATTGAACAAGAGATTGTTCCTGAATATGAGGTCCCTCCGGCAATTATTGTCAGGTTACTAATAGGAGCGGATTGCGCACCGGTTGCTGAAACTACAGCCCCTGAACCCCCGCCGCTTCCAGTAATAGTTACCGTTGGGCCGCCGCTACCTGGAATTAGGCAATTCGGTTCGTAAGCTGGATGCGCAGTGTAGGAAGTATTGATAGGGTAGGAAGTATTCACCACGCAAAGTTGAACGTACTGCGCTGTCCAGTACACGTTTCCGACATGGTATGAATTACCAAAACATGCACTACCACTCGCCATGGCCGTAGCGCACGTCGCCGGTCCCCCGCCAATCGTCGGGCATGGTGAAGATCCGCAAGCACCCCACAAAACAAATCCCATCGGTGTGACGTTGCAGTTTGCTCCGGTCGGAGTGGTCAGCGTGTATGGCGGATTAGTGCAAGGATCTACAGCGTTCGCCGTAAAATTATGCCCGTCAATTGTAGGCACTAGATCCCAAAACTGCTGCGTACCTCCGTTGGTTGATATTGTAATTTGGCAGAAAGTTGCCGAAAAGACGGTCGGCGTCGTATAGGGATAATTTTTACAACCGTTTACATAAAACGGTTCATCGGAATTAGCCAAAAGCGTGCTCGTCCATGCAAGCTGCCATGCCGAACCGGAGCCACCGATAGATGGGGAGTTATTATCGTTGTACCAAGAAAATGAATTATTGATCGTTGCTGAACAGCAATTTGGCCCACCCTGCTTGAACAGTACGAGTCCGGCGACGGGTATATAGACACCGTGATTCCAGTTACGGCGGTACGGTGTTGCGCCCGCTGGCGGTAACGGTGAATGCGTTCCGGTGATTTCGACAAGTGCGGTCGGCGGAGTTGTTGTCGCACTTCCGTTCGGCAATCCGCAAGGATAAGCACCGGAAGTAGCCGTAAGCGTTCCATCGCCAGAAATTCCCTGCCCATTGCAGCCAACATACTGTCCGAACGGATAGCAATTGACGGACGATGTTGCAATTCCGTAAGGCGCAGCACAGGCAGATGCTACCGGTGGATTATTCCATGACCAAGTTGGCGTAGACTGCGCGTGCGCCGAGGGACAGATGAACAGTAGTGCTACGAGTATGAATAAGTTCCGTCGCATTTAGAATGCTATGCAGGACCATGTGACTGTATCTCCTGATACGGTCGTCCCGCTAATAGTCGCCGTCGTCGTGGAATAGGCGGTCTGTTTGATCGTGTCAGCAGTCGTGGTGATGTCATGAGAATCACAAGTGTACCCATGGGTTGCGGTAATTCCCGGTGTAATGGTCACGGTGCAAGTACCGGAGGTTCCGCTCGCGAATGAGCCAGCCGAGGCCCCGCCAACCGCACCCGTCAAGCTGCATCCGGATACAGTTTGCGTCCCGATTGCCATCAAAGCCCCTGAAACCTGCACGTCGCCGCTGCTGTCAATGTCCACGTTGCCAGCGCCGCACAGTTGCAAAGTTCCCAATGTCGCGGTCACGCTTAATTGACATGATCCGCTCGTGGGACCGTAGAGCGTGTACGTAGATGACGTTGGGTTTGCAGTGTAATTCCCTGGCCCGGCGCTACCGCTGGAGTTGCTCCAAACAGTATGTTTGGCTCCAGAGGCAAGCTGTATGGTGACTGCTCCAGTAGAACCTGAATTACTAGTCATATTTCCGTCGCCAGTTATACTCGTAACTCCAGTACCACTGGTCCAACCCAATAAAGCTACCGAGCCAAAAATGCTGGAAATGTTGAGTACTTGTCCGGTAGTCCCTATCGCATCGGGGTATGCAAGGGTGTACGAAGACACCGGATTATTTGGATTAACCCCCATGGTTAATGTTCCCCCGCCAACACTGTAAAGCGCCAATTGACCGCTGTAGGCACCTACCTGACCAATAAGCAAAGTAGGAGTTCCGGCAATTGAAGAAAAGGACAATCCGGCCGATGTAAACGGTGCCGCTCCTGCTCCGTCACCCAACACCACGCCGTCCAGTCCTAATACCGCCGAAGAACATTCCTGCGTTGTGCTGCAAAAATAAGGAATGCCGCCTGAATTAACCGTACCGGAAACGGTCAAAGGAAAAACGCTACATCCAGCGCAGGATGTCACGGTCAATGCACCGGCATTGGTCAGCGAAGCGTTGGCCCCAATCTGCAATGTTGAACCACTAAGGTCAATGTTGTAATCCGCGCTGGAATTGGTGAATTCCAGTGCTGGAGATGTGGACGTTGATGATCCGATTAGTATTCCAGGGGCGGTAGCGGAAACAAAAACATTGAAGGCGGCATTTGTTGTCGGACAGTTTCCGCTTCCATTCCCAAAAATAATTGTTCCACTTGCCGCGCCGTATCCGCAAGAACTGGCTGAAATAGAAGTTGAGCCGAACGCCCCGGTCGTAGTGTTGATTGTCATCGCCGAACCTGCGGGAGTGTTAACCAGAGCCGCCAGCGTCGGAATGGTCGGTATGCAAAAGTTCGTGCCATCGTTATAAAGTACAGCCCAGTATCCGAACGGTACGTTCTGCGTTGTTTGGCTTGTTGAGCCGGAGCAGTTGATAAAAACTCCGCCGCTTGACTGAAACTGTGCCGTGCCTGCTGCGATGTTGATAAAATCGGCAAAATAATTGTTAGGATAGTTCGCTGGTGCCAACAATGTAATCGTGGTATTTGTCGCGCTCTTGAGCGTGCCCAATGTTGCGCGGTTGGAATTCGACACAGTGAATCCAGAACTATTTGCAACCACCGGAATACCTGGCGTGCAGTTCACGATTTTCGGAGTACTATCGGCGCATAAAAACTGCCCGGAAAGTAGCGTGCTTATGGTTCCGAATACTGGATTTGAACCACCGCCAACCGAAGCAATAGTCGTTGGATCGGCTGAAGTGCCTTGTCCGATTAAAAGCTGCCCAGTCGGCATAGAAAGAAGGTTATAGGAAGACGAACCTTCGGCAATTACAAGGTCATGAGCGGTAGGATTCACCAGTCCTGTACCACCGTTGGCCGGGGGGATCGTTGGAATACTCCCAAGTGGGACAAAGCCAGACAGGGCGGTCGCATCTATGCCACCGGTACCCAGCTTGGTCCATAATCCTGAACTATTTAGTCTCACGCCGTTTCCATTTACGGTGATGTCTTCGCAATCAACTGACATCCCGCTCGGGCAAGTAGTAACCCAAGCAATCGTGCTGGTGACCGAGGGAGCTAAGACGAATCCGGTAGAAGTGTTCGTTCCGTTTCCGGTAATCCCCGACCAAATTCCACCGCCACCACCGCCGCAGCTTCCGTTCGTAACGGCCGTAAAAAGACCCTGCGCGGTAACTGTTCCGTTGATACAAGAATATGTTCCCGGTGTAGCGCCGCTGTTGGCCAGCGAAAGTGGGGCAACAAATGGACTGCCGCTAGTTCCCGTGCCAGTCATGGTCCCAAAGGTTATAGGTGCTGTGGCCGTAATCTGAAGAAAGTTCCCCACTCCGGTTATCGGAGTGTTACCGCCCAGCGTAAAGCTGGTAAAAATACTTCCGCCGCCACCCCCGCCGCCGCAGTTACTTGATGGCGACCATTCCGTTCCGTCGTAAACTAGACACTGATTTACTCCGGGGAGATTTGTATTAAGTGGGACGCCCTGCAAAGAAGTAGCATTGATGCCCCCGGTCTGCTGAATGGGGACAATATACATCCCGGTGTTCTGGGCATGTGCCAGTGCGGGGCAGATCAAGGCCACAAGTATGAAAAGAAGCTTGTTCATTACTGCATCACGCAACTGCTTGGCGTGCTGATGGTTATCGTTCCCGTTGCCGAGTTCTCCATTTGAAAGAGTGGGAACTAGTGTTTTAATCTTAATAAGCATAAGTGTCTACGGAATCGTATAGCTGTAAGAAACGTAGTCGTAAGAGGCTGTTCCGGTTCCGGTCTGCACCGTTTGCGTAACGATTGTATCCCCAGCGGCTACCGCGACATTGAATCCAGTCGCGTTGCAAGTTGTTCCACTGTTCGGAATAGTGCAGGTTACCGCTGTAGTGCCGCCATCATAAAATGTAAATGCGAGTGTTGCCGCCGAGCCTTGGGCCGCCGAGGAATTTACATAAATCCCGGTGATGTGTTTGGCGTTAGCAGAAATGGTTATGTTGTTTGTGCCCACCGCGCCAGCGGCAGCGTTTTGAGTACCCGTCAGGGCAAAGTATTGCGTACCGGATGCCGTATGGGTGGTTGAGTTGCTGTTGTATTCTCCGACTGCTTTTGTAAGAAGACTAGAAAGTGCCGTGCCGCTGTCCTTGCAACCCCCATTCGCATCGCCTTCGGTTACGTTCCCGCTCGTGAGTGCCCCGCCAGAACACGTGAGGACATTAGTATCAGTACCATAGGCCGCAGTCACGTTCGCCGAAGCGGAGTTCTGTAAGGAAATCACTCCCACCGTAATCGCCATAGGTGGCGTTGCGGTCTGAACAATCGAGGCTGGATTGACGCTGAACTGCGCGTAGATTAGCGAACTACCCCCTGATCCGATGCTAGTTACCTGCGAAGAAAGTAGCCAGCTTGTGGTCGTATTGACGGTACCGGACTGCACGGGTATAGCGCCTGTGTTATTCACGTCCGATGGAGTGTCATAGTCCAGAGCGCGAGTAAAAACAGGAGATACCAAAGAAGCCCCTATGACCGTCGCAGTGTAAACTCCGTTTTGCGATGCGGTGCTTTGGTTCTTGAGCAAAATACGCTGGCCGATAGTGTTGATGGCGATACCGTCAAGCGTATACGCTCCCGTTGCGGTCACTGTGAATGTGTCTCCTATTCCGCCGCCAACTTGAGTGTAAGTTCCAGTCACGTTTGCCGTAGATGCCGCAAGGACGGCTACAGCAGGATTCACGCCTGCGATAGCGTTATTTACTGCCGTGGTTACGAACGCGGTACTCGCCGCGTTGGTGCTTGAATTTCCAGTAGCCTGTGTGGAGACAAGGATTGAGGTAGCGCTGGTAAAATCCTGCGTTCCGGTAGTATAGGCGTTGGATTGGCCAACGCCAACGATAGCTCCGGTTGGAGCCGCAACGGATGACGTCAGCGTCGTCGCACTGCCAGCAATGGGAATCTGCCCCGAAGTCAAGCCAGAGATCCCGCTTCCGCTACCGCAGAGCGATCCAGTAGAAGTAACCACGCCGGAAACTTCTTCCAAGCAGGCCGTTCCGGTCATGGCCGAAAGTACAAGTCCGTTCGTAGCTGAAATTGTTTGAACCGCACTAAAGGTTTGGGCAAGGTTAAGTTCCGCAATCGTGCCCGTATTGGCTGGCAGGCTCGCAGTTACCGTTCCCAGCGCCCCAGTGACGGTCCCTAGCGTTACGGTTCCGCTTGTGGCGTTGCCAAAAGCTAAAGTACCCGCCGTTCCGGAAGCTCCCAGCGTTGGGGTAGCAGTAAAGGCTGGTGTTGCCCCAGCAAGAATCTGTCCCGCTGCGCCGGTAATGGAAATCGCACCCGCCGCAGAAATTGCCACCGCCCCCGAACCGCTTAAACCGGCGCTGCCAACGCTGCCAATTGGGATCGCTGTCGGAATGCGCCCTACCGGCAACGTCCCACTTGAGATATTGGAAGCGTTTAGGGCATTCGTTGTAGCCGACGCCGCGAAAGCCACTCCGCCAGTTGAAACTACGGTGGGAGAGGTAGCTGTTCCACCAAGGTCATTGGCTAGCTCGATCACGCCCAGAGTTGAAGTGGTCGTATAAGGACACTCGATAACCATGTTGGCCGTGGAAATCTTCGGTGTGCAATTCAGGAAGCTGGCATCCGCCGCAGGTGATGTGGCGTTAATGTTCAGATTAGTTAGCGAGCTTCCGCCGTTTACGGTCGTAGTCGTGCCGCCACCCGCCGCCGCGCAAGATCCAGGTGCCCATGCCGTTCCGTTGTAAACCAAGCATTGACTAGAGCTTGGCCCGGTAGCTGAAACAGGAACACCTTGGATGGACGTCGCATTACCGCTGCCGCCAGCGCCTTGCCCGCCGCCCGTACTGGTACCTTGGGCAAATGCGGGAATACTAGAAAGTAAAACAAGCAGAGCCGCGCCGAGTATTTTTCTCATTACACGATCCCGACTGAAGGTAAGTATCCGTCTCCCGTGGTTCCGTCCACCCACAACTGACTCAGATCATCTGCGTTCTGAAGTCCGGAACGCCCATCACGATATTCGATTGGCTGCCCGGTGGTCACGGCGGTAAGTTGCGCGATTACGAAAGCCAGCGTGGTCTTCGAAAGGGTGTCTTTCGTTCCAATGTAAATTGTTCCCGCGTTTCCCGCGATAGTTTGAACGTAGGTGGAGTTAATCATTTGGCCTACCCGAATATAAGCGCCGCTTCCATAAGTACCGGTAATTCCGCCTGGGTAGGGGATCTGGACCGTAATGTTGTTCCCACTTACAACGGGAACATAAAGCCTTTCTTCGCCCGACGATGGCTTGCCGATAACCGCGTAGCACCCGCTGTAAAACATGGAAGCATCCACGCCGGGGATAACAAGGATTGCTAGGGAGCCAACCTGGCCTTGCGGGTATGGGACTGGGCCAACGGCGGCAGTAGTAGTCGTGCCCACAAGTGGCTGCGGAGTTCCACCTGCGGCAATTAAATACTTTTTGAAAGTTCTAATCACAGGCAGACTCCTATAGAGACACTCCCACGCTGCCTATTTGAACTTAGCTTTTCAAGGAATTTTATGGATTAGTGCCCCATACAAATCCACTGAAGAACGTAATTCGTAGATGCAACGGGCGTACCTACGAACGTCCAAGTGATTGCCGTAGTAGTAGTAGTAGTGTTTATAAACGGTGCTGTACTTGGAGAATCTATATCACCACGCGAAGTCACGCACTGTGGGGCATTAAAAAAAGCTCCGTCAGCAAAGGTAAGTACAACGGTTGGATTGGCGCTGGGCGATCCCGTTCCAGACGTGATGGTAATTTCCCCGGCTGTATCCTCGGCACTGTCGTTCGGAGTAACGACTGGACTTGTACCCCAGCCTGATAGAACAAAATTTCCAGAAGATACTTCAGACCCTTGGCTAACTCGTATTCTGCCCAAGGTGGTTTGGGGAGTCGTAACTATTCCGGTCACACCAAGAGTGCCCCCGATAGTTGTGTTACCAGTAATGCTCCCAGTGCCAGTAACCGAGAAGTTGCCATCGACCGTGAGCGCTCCGTCAATAGTTTCTGGACAGAGAACGGCAAGGCCACCGTACCAGTCATCCACGCAGAAAACTCCCGTGCCGGTAACTGCGGTGAGCGTCGGAGTCGAAATATTTTCGTTTATATTGTTCGACCACAGACCGGTTATGACTGAGTTGTTAGCGGTAAGTCCTGCGGTAGTAAAACCATAAAGCACGTTTCCATTGATCGTGAGCCGATTGATAAAGGGATCGCCGCCACTCGCCATAGACAGATTAAAAGCATAAGAGCAGGTCGTGTTACAGTAGAAAAAATTGTTAGAAAACACAATGTTCTTAAGCTGTATGGTGCTTCCAGATGAATTGAGCACATTCAATACCTGATTGGGAGTGTATCCGCTGCCTCCCCCATCTTGATCGAAAACGATTGTGTTATTTAGTACATAGACGCCTTCCGCGCTAGATACTGTTGGCGTTCCCATGGTGTCGTTCCACACCATGAAATAATTTTGTGTCTCATAATTGAGTCCGTTTATTATGTAGACTCCCGAGTCGGACAGACCACCGCCACCAGTTCCCATCAAGAAAGATATATTCACACCCTCGCCAAATCCTCCCGTGATCGTGCTCAACTCCGTGCCAAGAAGTTTCATCCCAACATTGCAATCGTTGAATCCAGAACTACTTATGGCCATTCCTGCTGCGTTTGTTAAATCGAAACCAACAGTAAAGCCCCATAGCTGTGCATCATAATTTTGCAGACCATAAACCTGCACGTCCGTAATCACTCCCTGATTACAGTACTGACACTGGATTGCAGTTTGAGCCGGAGCCGCCAGTCCGCCCCACAATTGGAAGTGCTCTAGGGTTGGGTTGTAAATAAAGTGACCTGAAACTCCGCTAGTAATCACTATGGCGTTGCCAGTGCCGGTATACTTTAGAATTGTAGAGATTCCACCACCACGAATATGGATAGATGGCAATAATGTATCTGGACTGTTGTGGGTAAATGTTAGCGTGGTGCCGAATATGCAGGTGCCAGCAGTAGGCAACTGCATGATCGCCCCCGCAGCGATGGCAGCATTACCAGCAGCTTGCAGGGCCGCAGAATCGTCGGTGTGCCCGTCGCATTTTGCATTGTAGGGTACAGCCGTCACGTCAATCCATGGAAGCGGACCTGTAAACGCGGCATTGCTTTGTACGTTAAATGCTCCACTATTATACTGTCCGTAATAGATCGCCGCAGCAGATCCGGAAGAATTGTTTACTTCTGTATCGCTGCTGCCCATTTGGATTGAGGCAATAGTTCCACCGCCCGTGCTGGTTGTGGTCACGATAGCCGTACCGGTAGAATTTGGACCGACGAAAAATCCACCGTTGACTGTGTAATTATTTGTGTTTTGCAGGTAGATTCCTGGTACGGTGGCAGAAAAGGAAATTAGCGTATTGTCGCTAATGTTGATTCCGAACGAGGGAACAGTGTTGCTGCCCGTAACCGTCACGGTACCCGTCGATGGAGCTACCGATGCAAATCCGCTGATCGTGTTGTGCGTAATATCAATGAACTGCGCCTGATTGATATAAACAATTGGGAAGTTTGGATTTGTTCCTGAATAATCCAGTTTTGAATGCGAAATCCTTCCTTCTTCTGTGGCTGGGCCGTAGTAGACCGATGTTCCTTGCTTTCCACCAGCATCACCTTGCCATGAACAATCAATAAAGAAAACCTGTTCGGTCGGCACGGATGGATTCGAAATGTTTTCCACGCGCACAGTGGCGGTCGTATTCGTTCCACCGGAACCGCTTTGAAAATAAGTCACGTCCGTGTGCAGCGAACGGTAAACATCGTTGTCCCACTCAGCCTGCCCGCAAGTCAAGTATTGTACGTGGTCTTGAACAATGTACGTGGCATGATCTATTTGCATGCACACCTGTGAGGCCGTATAAACACCCACAATGGATAGGTCGCGCAGGAAAATATCCCCCGAACGACTAGTTGAGCTTGTCCCTTGAACCTGAACCACCGGAGAAACAGATCCACTTGCGGCTATTAGGCGCGTACCTCCTGAAGTCGTGCTTCCAGTCCCGCAACCCTGCAAGATAACTTGACTAGGAATCACCAGCGTGGTTGAAAGCGTGTACGTCCCACATGGGATAATTACAGTGCCGCCCGTTGAAGGCAATGCGGCAATTGCTCCGGCGATGGTCGTGTTGATTGTGCCGTCCACATAGACGAATCCGTTGATGGTTCCAATCGTAGCCGTTGTCGCTGTTACTGAAGTAAATACCGGATTCGAATTGTTCTGCGGAACGGTAATCGTGACGTCGGGAACCTGCTTAGTGATGATTCCAGGACCACTAAACTCAAGTTCGTAGATACCCGAAGTCACGTAGAAATAGAAGTTTCCCAAAAAATCCGTCGTTAGTGGGTTTTGTGCCGGAAAAGTCAACCCGGAATTGGTATAGACGTTCGCCAGCGGTGTGCAGGGCTGCCCAGTCGCCGGAGTTGTGCAGACGCGGACATTCATACCCACAACTGGCTTGCCATTCTGGTCAATTAGCACACCATCGTAGCGCGAGGCAGCCTGTCCGAAGGCGGTCATGGCAAAAACGAAGAAGAGTAAAAATAATCTGTAAATCTTGGCCATTTTCTTCCTTAAAAGCTCGTAATTTGCGTCGTTTGCAGCGTTATATTCTCGGAATTTCCGGCCGCGACTATCACATCTAGCTCTACCAGTGCGGGCGGGAATTTATTCTTTGGATCAGCGGCAAAACACCACTTTTCCTGGAATTGTGTGGTCGAAATTGAGTTATACAACGCACAATTCACTGGGCCGGACCAAACCGGCGTGGTGCGTGTCTCTACCGTCATGGCCGTACTCCATGTTTCAGGAAAACTAGACGGATAAGTGTGGCAAGTGTTGGTCGAGCCGCTGTCCTGGACCTGATTCCAGAAGGTGGAAGAGCTTCGCTCCATCATTCCGTACGGAGAATCGCCATGTCCGACGAAAAAATAGGTCGTATTCAGTACGTTGGAAGGATTTAGCATGGACGAAGTGATTTCTTCGAAGATAAACGGACCCCAAGCGGCGCTTTTTAGCACGTAGTAATCAATGTTGTCGGGAACGCCTGGATTCCAGTAGGCCCCCGCCTGCGTTTTCTGCACTCTGACATCTACCATCATGCTCGAAATGGCAGGAGTGAAGCAGGAATAGCTGGTTTGCGGCGTAAGTGCTAAGACTTGGAAGGTGGTAACGTAGCCGGTCGTATTATTTTTCATCGACCAGGCTGCGCCAATGGGGAAAGGGTCGAAAAAAGGACCGCGAAAGTCGCCCGTACCACGCTGCGGCGCGAGCAACAGAATAATCAGGGCTAGAGCATAAGCGAAGTTGGCAAACACACCCCCACGCTGCCCGTTCGTGCCCTGTTTTTCAAGGAATTTCTAGCTACTTCTCTACGGGGACCGGCTCTTCTTTCTTAACCGGCTGCTCAATCTTACGAGGTATGGGTGATTTCAGTGGTTCTGCTATTCCTATCCGATGAGTTTTTCCGATTTGCATGGTCCTCTCCAATCAGAACAGATTTCCAGATTCTACCATATACAACTGCCTGTACTGTACCAACTTTAACCCCATACTTTTCCGCCAAAAGGCTCATGCCAAAACCACGTCTTGCCCAGCGTACGTTTTGCATATACCTTCGTATGTACTGAACATCTTTCTCTTTTAACTTAGAGGCACCATTTAGCTCACCGACCCTAGGATTTAACAGTCCAAATGTTTTGGCATGTTTCATGTTCTCATCATGGGTTACATATTCTAGGTTTTTCGGTGCGTTTGTAGTCTTTATTCCGTCCTTGTGATTAACTTCTTTGCCTGGTGGGCGTGGACCAATAAACGCCGCAGCAACAAGCACATGAACGGAAGTACTGAATCTTAAATTTTCCTCCGGACGCAATTCTACAACCAGATAACCATCTGCATTAAGCCGTGGTTTAAGTAGGCGACCGGATCTGCTATTCCTTACTCTTCCGTAGTTGGATACGTCGTATCTTTCATTGAAGATTCCAACCCATCGCTCTCGCATTCAGCCTCCGCAAAACCATCCTCTTCCGGCGAGTAAATGCGCGTCGGTGTAGTAACGTAAATCGGAACGTGAAATTCCTTCAGTAAATCGACATACTTTATCTGCTCCGGCCCAAGAAGGAAAGAGTGGGGATAGGCAAATTCTGCTCGCCAACCGGAATCGCCGCGAACATAACGTCCCCAGCCATAAATCTTGCCGTGAATTTTCCCGTATGTATGGGCAGTCTCGGCAGCATCCGCTGCGTAGATCCCGCAAGAACAATCTTCCAGTCCCGGCGACTTCTGGCAGCCCTTATTAGGACAAAATGCCACAACGGCTTCGCCCGGCTTCCAGACTTGAGAATAAGTTGTCATTAGAAGACGGTCTTGTTTGATGTTCCAGGACTTGAAACCTACCAACGCCTCCGTCAAGTTCATTTCGTATTCCGGATCGGCCACCTGTTTAGAAGCACTGATCTCCGGTTCGTTCGACACTCCCATATTGACGTAGGCCGCGAAAAGATTAGGCCGCTTAACCCAATCAATATTCACTCCCATACCTATAAGCTTGGCGGCATAGTTGCGATGTGCAGTAAAAAGACTGTAAGAGTTGCCTACCTTGGATATGGGAACGTCTTTTATGGGAAGGGCGGGATAGTCGGTGTAAAAACGAACTACGTTAGGGAGATTCTTAACTTTGATCGCAACTTGCTTGCGCCTGCGGAACAGCATCCGCTGCGTAGATCCCGCAAGAACAATCTCCCAATAACTCATACTCCCTCCCAATTGGAAGCATCCTACACCAAGAACCAGGAAACAGCAAGCGAGAAAATCACTTCTTCATTTTACGGTAGGGGGCGGTTCCGGCATCGATAAAATGGTGCAAAACGTCCTGCATGATACAAAGATGGAAATCGCTAGGCGGCCAGCACTTTCTGTTGCGGCAAAGATGGTGGACCTCTTCATCGTTCCGTAAGTGCCGCCCATGACTTTCCATCATCTGCCGGTCGGCGTAAGCCCGATGCGCGTATTGGTCCCGCAGCGGGCCAGCTTTTATACGGAAATATCCCTTCTCGGTAAGACACATCCCTTTCGGTCTGTCCAAGGGAACCCTTTCTACGGCCAGTCCAATACAACGTCACTCTTTTCTAATGGCTGAGTCCAACGCCACGAATTATCGTTCGTGATAACTCTTTTCCAGCCATTGACTTCCATGTTAGAGACGAGTATTTTTTCTCTTTCCGTAGCGCGCTGGCCCCACTTCAATGCGACTAATCCCAGGATGCCGGTAAATAGCATCATCCATTCACTGGATTCCGGAACGCTTGGCGGACAGGGCGATTCCCTAACGCTGACGTCTGAAATAACGACGCCCGGCAAGTTGTTCCACTGGTCCAGAAACAGTGTCCAGTCGGCGGCAAAATTCTCAATGCTCCAGTCAACGGGCATCCAGCCAAACTGCCCTGAATAGGCGACTGAGACGGGCAAGGTTACGGCAATGGTGGAGTAGAAAGTCAAGTTATCCGTACCCATCATAACGTCGAGACACTGGCCTTCCGTCACGAAGAAACCTTGCGGATACGAGTTGTTAACCGGCAAAACGATTTCACTAAAGACAACGGTTACGTCCCCGCTATCGGCCCGTACGGTGAAGGTGAAAAGTAAAACAAACAGTGCTGCCAGCAATACGTTTTTCATAGTGCGCTCCCTTTTATTTGTGCTGCTAATTCTTTTTCGTGGCGGAACTGGATCTCCCGCCAGGATTCCTGCCGTACATCATTGATGGCCGAATAGAGTTCTCTGGCCAGGTTATGAGGATCGGCGTCGGTTTTAAGCTCTACGACGTCGGTTACGACGGTAGCCTTAAACCAGGCGCGAGCCTCTTGGATATGGTGAGTGCAGCCATAAATCTGGTGCGTCAGCTTCCCGCTATCGCTGGGCGCAGACCGTTTGGTCAATACATAGAAGGTCATGCAGTTCCTTTAGCCTAGCCCGGCGTTTTTGTTCGGCGCGGAGAATGGGAATGATTAGCAGGCGTCGGCCTTTATCGGAAGGGGAATCCTCAAAGTGACCGCTAGGGCAGGCGTACGATAGTTCCGCCGACACTGCGTTGTTCAACTGGCGCGCTTTGGCGTAGTGAAGATCATCACTATAGTCGTCTTCCTCCCGCAGGGGATGGTTGGCGGTGGCCGCACCGATTAGACAGCAGCAGGAACGGTAACTGAATTTACCGTCCTGAGCATGGGCCAAGACTTCGGCTAAGCGCTGGTCGGTATAATGTTCCCGGATAAATGAACGCATTACTTGTTTATGCTCGCGCAAAGTCTGGTTCATGGACAATCTCCTGTAATTGATTTACCACTTCCTCCGGTTCATTGGCGCGGACCCAATCCACAAGCTGTTCGAGGGTGATTTTGCCATCGGCAACCCTACGGAACATGACGCTAATGATGTCTATGGCGAAAATCGAATATAGATTCGAAGTAAACACTGCTCCTACGAGGTCCTGTGGGATTTTAAATGATTTTCTAATCCAAGGCCATTCGCGACAAGCAGCATCCTTCCAGATACTGCTTACGTGATGGAATTCAAAGTCCCATTCAAACGGATGGGTTTCTCTTTCCACTACCGGTTCGCAGGGCTTTTGCCCTACGCCTAACAGGCCCATGGCCAGAGCGCAGCCACAGTAAGTAGTCGAGTCCGTCTTTTCAATTACCACGCTTCCGGTCATAATCGCATCGCTTAGTCTCATTGCTCACCTCTTTGGTTTAGATTTAGAACCCTTTTTCGCTTCACGATAGTCGGACCACAGGCCCACGGCAATGAGGACTAATAGAAATAAAATCCAGAAATATCCCATCCAGTACTTCATTTGTCCTCGCCGCCAGTAATCTCTGACGGGCATGTCTTCTTTTCGTTTAGCGGTTCTTTGTGTTTTGGCGGAAACCAATCATCACCGGACCTGGTATAGATAACCTCCATCAATTCAGTTCCCGCAAGCTCCTGGGTAGGCTGACGAGCGATCCATTCACCTTGTCCACCATCCTCGATATCCCTGGTCCGCTTAGCACCGTAAGGCCAAGCTACTGCAAAAAAGTCATTTTCTTGCCAGCAGTAAATAGCGAAATTGACCTTTTGGTCCTTAGCTACGGCTCGCAACTGCTTAAGCCAGCCTGGATCTTCTGGCATCTTGGGGATGTCCATTACGATGGTCCCGGATGTTTTAGGAGTCTCAATTGAGACGGATTTTCGGTGCGTTTCAAGGACCATTATGCAGGCCCAGACTGCAAGGCCGAATGCTACAGCCACCAGGCCGCCCGCTAAGACCTCAGATTTTTTCATTTACCCTCCGTACGGTTTGCTAAGCTCAAACCCCTGGGCCTCTCCCTGCTTCTTCACTTTAGCCAAAAGCAGCGCCAGCCGCCGCGAGGCGAGAGGGAAACACGCGTCATCGGAACACAGACATAAGTGCTCGTGTCCTTCGTTCTGTGTCGGCTTCAGTCAAGGCTTCTCTCCTAAGGCAGCCTCTAGCGCACATAAAAAGAACCTGCTACCATTGGCGGCTCCACACTAGCAGGTGTCATGTGGCCTCGCTATTCTGACCCGTTGCCAAGGATTTCTGTTGTGCAAGTCCCACTGGTTCCACCCGTACAGCGCCAGTGCAACCCATCCAGCCAAAAATCACTAGGCTTAGTAGTGTCAAGGTCAGGTAGTGTCTTATCAAGTGGCATCACCCCCTTTTGTTTTACGGCATTTTAAGATTCCGAAACTTTCCCTGCCCGGCTTGGGCCTCACTTCTTTCTCCGTGCCTGATAAATCCAATCGGTCACAAATCCACCGCAGATCAGCATAAAAATAATAGTGGTAACCGGGTAGTCGTAAAACAACCTCAATAGGCTCATTCTTTTCCTCCTGCTCGGGGCACTCTCCTTCGTTCAATGTGCTTCTCATTGCAGTAGTATTCGGCTGCCGCCGCTATAATCCAAATAGGAAGGCTGAATATCAAAATGAAGATGTCCCATATAGTAGGCTTTCTCCATTTCGATCTCCGCGCGTCACTTGGTTGGGTCATCGCGACACCACAAAGGCCATGCCAGCTGCAAACATAAGTACCGCGATAATCAGGCAGCCCCATCTCCACCACTGAACTTTCTCCGCGCTCCTCCAGGGAATATAGAACAATCCCCCAACCCAGACTGTGAGCGCGAACCAGCAAATCCCGCTCACTATCCCAAAGAAAGTTTCTCGGAACCCAAACATTTTCCCTCCCTTTAATCGGCGGCATCAGCGCGGACCAATTTCACGTTTGGTTGGGTCATGGGCGTGGCTCCATGCACCACGCGGCATCGCCACCATTCCAGTCCAATTTCCATCCGGTCGGGCAAATAGGGTGCTTGTTGTAATGAATATTTGGGTCGTTTGAGTAAGAACAGCCTTGAAAACATTTATATACGATCCACTTCGGCTCAGGACGAGATATTTCTAGAGTTGCACAAGGCTTCGGCTGGATTTTGGTGTCTGTATTTTGGACCTGTTGAAATGCCAGCATGATAAAAAATAGCGCATGAATCATTCACCCCTCCCCTTGAATCGGCGCGTAACGGCAGAGTCCAAATCGCGCAAAGGCAAAGTCAATGGCTCTCCACGCTAATTGTTCCGTAGAGATAGACACGGACTCCGTTCACATCAGTAAAGACGCAGTACGTCGTGCCTCCCAGAGAATTGTCATTCGTGTCCCATTCCTTTACTACCTTTCCGCCGCTCCACAGCGCGTCCGGGTCCGCTTGTTCCCGCAACCACTCTTCGGCCAGCCCCAGCATCTCATAAACCTCTTTCTTGGTCGGAAACAGCGCCTTGCGATCTTATTCATCCATTTTTTGCCCGTGCATTATTCCTCCAAGCCTTTGCTGGGGAGCCACCACGCTTTAGTCCGAACCTCGCGCGGAAGGATCATTGACCTTCAGCGGGTGCTATTGGCTCCCCAGTCTACCAACACCAATACACTACAAAAACAAAAACAGCAAGCGGAAAACTAAAAATTATTTCACGGTTTTCCAATACTTGCCCTGCATAATGTCCTGGATATGGTCCGGCCGAACCCCGTACTCTTCTCCTAACTCTTTGTAGGTGGAGCCGAGCGCCCGCATTACTCTAATTGCCCGCACATCATCTTCGGTCAGGGTTACCTGCCCGGCCCGGCGCATATTATCCAACTTACGTTTTGGTTCCAGGTGGTCAGGGTTTACACACCCCCTGTTATTGCAGCGGTGATCCAGTTCTAATTTATTAGGCACCGCCCCGTATTTCTTTATCCATGCTTGCTTGTGTGCTAACCGCCTCACGAATTTATCCCCTTCCTTTACTGTTTCCTTGGCATACCCTTTCTTGCTTTTGTAAAGTAACCAGTTCCAACACCCAGTCACAGGATCAACTTTCCACCTTGGCCATATTCTTTTAGGCATAATGTAGTCCTACGCCCCTTGTACTATACCATAAAACAACAAGCGAACAACAAAAATCTAAATAAAAAATTATGGCTCCAGTACTGAGCCAATTTTTGGGGTAGGTAAAATAGAGGTGGGTAACCCCTTGCAGGTACCAGTACTCCTAGTACGTACAGGACTGCTAGTACTAGCTTGCCGGTGGGCGGACTGCGCCTATAGCGTTCTAGTCGGGCAGGGAAGCACAGAGCGTTTTCCTAGCTGGTAGGGTATCAGGCAATGGCCTAGCGTTCGTCTAATAGCCTCCTAGCCACGGTATAGTTTGAATGATCTAGCAGCTAGGCCCAATACATCCCAATTGGGACAAAGCGACCGCGTAACTCATTCATAGTACTAAGGTTCTTTGTGCCTAGAAGGTTAAGGTATAGTACCACGAATACCCTTGCTTTGCTCTTGATTTGAGATATCATCTCACTAGGGCAACCTGCCCGCTTGGAGGGGTTCTATGCAATGTGAGTTAACTTACACTCTGGCAAATGGTACACAGCGTAGATGTCCGCGTACCGCTTCCCATGTTCACCTCGGAATGATGCGTGCCTATCTATGTTCTATTCATTCATTTGCAGAGGACAAGCCAATCCATGCCACACCGGACCATGTATCAGGTAGCGCACAGAAGGACGCTATTCGGGTTATAGAGAAGTCTTCTAAACCTAACCAAAGCTATGCGCCGGGCGCTGTGCGGCCTACTGTGGTCTGGTTCAAGGTTTTACGGTTCAATGCACATGGCGCTGTGCGGCCTACGTTCGTGGTGGCTAAATTCCGCTTAGAATCCGATGCTAACGACTATGCCGATCTACTCCGCGCACGTGGTACGGACTATCACTACTCCGTGAAGGCAGGCCGCTAACATGCGCGTACTAGTTGGCAAAACCTACCGCTACCATCCTAATGGCTGGGATACCGTACTCCCATGCTCGGGCAATAACCTTATGGACGGGCAGTTAGTGAAGGTTATTGAACTTCCTAGCGCTCCGAAAGCCAACACAATGGGCCAATGCTACGTTGGCGATCCTATTAGTGGAAAGTTTATCTGTATGGTTTCCACTGGTTCATTGGAACGTGCACTATGAAACCATTACGTATTGATGTCATTCTCTTCTGGCTGGGAATCATTGCTCTGGTTTCCTGCCTGCTACCCAAAACGCCCAAACCTACATGGAACGGACAAGCTTACTCTTGCCCGGTACCGTACTCCGTTTATGCAGATGAGCACGAAGCTAGGCACGGTATGGAGTATGTCCATTGTGTGCGCTAGTCGCGTTTTGGGTGTTACTAACGCTCGAATGCGGCTTGTTACTGTGGGTTATCGGTTATTCCATTGTCCATTGGAGGGGATAATGCTAATGAGCGTTTTAACCGCAATCGGCCTTGTCGGCGCGTTAGCTTTAGGGTTTGGAGGCTATGCGCCACTAGGTCTAATCCTGTTTGCCTTGGTCCTGAAGTACTCAAAAACATGGGAGGAAAACTAGTGCCCATGCCAATCGAAACGATCTTCATTAACCAGTACGCACGTCTAGCATTCCAGTACGACGACGGCGGAAGAACAAAGGCGGGTTATGGTGGCGACTGCGTTACTCGCGCGGTCGCTATTGCCGCACAAATGCCTTATCAAGAAGTATTTGAAGCTATCCACAACCTAGCACAATCAACCGAACGTATTACCAAGCGCAGAAAGCGCAAGAGTAACCCCGCTATGAGTGTCCGCAAGGCAACAAGCAAGCGATACATTCGCTCACTAGGATGGAAATACACGCCCACAATGGGTATTGGTACAGGTTGCAGGGTTCATTTAAGAGCACATGAATTGCCTAGCGGTCGCCTTATTGTGCATGTTTCCAAGCATCTAGTTGCAGTTATTGACGGCGTTATTCATGACACCTATAACCCGGACAGAGAAGGAACCCGATGTGTGTACGGGTATTGGAGCAAAGAATAGTTTAACGCGTACATCCTACTTTGTCCTAAGTGGGATGTGCGGGATTAACTAATCCCTTGGAGGGTCACACTATGATTAAGGACATGCTTTCCGGTGTTTTGGTTGCGTTTTTAATCCTTTCGGTAATTACGGGGTTCGCGGCATGGGGTTTGTCCGCGTTTACTCTGTGGATTGCCAACACAATGGAACCCGATGCAGACACGGAAGATACCGATTGCGATAGCGCACGTGCACGCGCTGAGCAAGAGGCTTTCTTTCAAATGGTGCTCTAATGTTCGATTCCATGTCTAAAATCTGGTTCGTGCTCGGAATGGTCCTAATTGGAGCATTCCTACGCGTTAACCGTATGCTCGGAGGTAAGCTTTAATGCCGATCTTCCTTGCAATCGGCCTACTGTCACTCTGCGCGGCATTGTCTTCGCAATCTCCGCGCATTGTGGCCTACCTTGTAACGCTCAACCCCGCTAAGGCAATCATTTTGACTTGCGCTTGCGGACTGGGGTTAATGCTCCTAACGCTCGGCATTGCGAGCATTCGCTAATGGATGACACCTATATTGCCCATTGCCTTACCGGCGAATGGTTTATCTGTGCGAACCAAGGGAAAGAAGATTCTACCTTGTGCGCATGGCAAATCGTCGCAGGTCCGTACAACGCTCAACAAGGCGCACTAGATGCGCTTGATTATTACAACCTACTGGGATTCGTTCCACGTAGCTAGAAACCCTTGGAGGGTCAAATCATGGATAGAAGGCAATTGCAGCTAGCTTACCTTCGCCAAATGCGTGAGGCTTTCGTTGCGTCTTTTACGCAAACAGGCGACGAACCCGTTTCCGCCGAACTAACCGCACAGGATATAGATGCTTTTGAACTGCGGTTGGTCGGGCAATGCGCCACGTTACGCCCACCTAGCCAGCCTGTAACCGTGGGAACCTATCAACCTGTCAATCATGGATGGGTGAACCCATGAACCAAGACAACCTACGACACCAAAAACAGGGAAAACATCACGCGCAGTTTTCCGACGAATTGAACCAAACGGGCAGGGAAAGAGCAGCATACCGCGTGCTCAATCCACGCGCGGGTGAATCGTCGCAAGATTACGCGGAAAGGTTCCCTAACGCGGACCTAATTGCGGACATCCACGTTAGCAAGATTAACCGCTATCGCTTCCGAGTGAATCCGTTTCAGTTTTCTGCGCGATATTCTCCAGTAGCGCAAGCGGAAACTGGCAAAACGCATAATCTAGACATGTGCGCTCACAATCGTACTTGCTTCGGCAAGTGTTCCGATTGTGGCGAGCAATTGCACGTGGAAGGTACGTTCTCGAACTATCGCGGTTAGTTACCGCTAACATGGGTTTCGCAGGCCCACGTTAGGGATTAACTAAATCCCTTGGAGGGTTAATATGAGCAAAAAGCAAAAGGCACCTAGGCCACTAATGCGCATGCTGTACGATTCGCGTCTGTTTTTTGGCTGGTACATTCGGCTCTGCGAACCGAACAGAATCCCGCGCAAGCTCGAAAAACAGATACGCTCAGGGGTTATCTATGGGCGTAACTAACAAAGCACGCGGGCACAGGTCGCGCAAATCCCGCTACCATCACATCGAAACCTTTTCTCCCGCCGATATTGAAAGCTTTTATGGTGGCGGGTACCAATCGGAACGCGAACGAAACTATCACTACCTGCCCGATGCCGCGAAGATTGCCCGTAGGTCCGACAATCGCGCATATCATCGCGGTACTGAAGGTAGCCATGACGGCGCTTAACCTAGGGTTCTCTTCCTACAAAATGCCAGCGTCCCATACCGTTTGGTACACAATGGCGCACAATGTGGTAGGCGTTAAAATTGTACGCCATTGGGGTGTTTTGACGTTCGGTGCCGTAGCATTCGTGGTCGCTTATGTTGTAACTGGAAATGGATTCACGGCTAAAATTGTCTTCAGTCGCCTTATTGAGGCAATAGGCGACGTTGCATTTGACCGTGGATTTACTCCAGAAGAATAGATTACCGCGTTAGGATGGCTCTGGGACGCAATACGGAGCCATTCTAGCGAAGTAAATCTAACCTTGGAGGTAAAGGCCCTATGAAAAAACTAGATGCGAAAGGCGGTCAAATGGCGAAAGAGCAGCAAAGCTTGTACGGTAGCGCTAAGGAATGGCTAAGGTTTTTGGCAAGAAAGTAGTTAGCAACGTTAGGATGTCCTAATTGGGACATCCTAGCGGAGTTAACTTTTAAACCTTGGAGGCTGCATGCCAAAAAGCAAAAACACTTGCAATAAGATGCGCAAACGCGGAAACCCGTACGAAGTATGGAAATCTGCGCCGTACGGCGATCCTTCGGACGGGCAAACATGGGTGTGGAACGTACTAAAAAAGTGGCAATCGCCGGACAATGAAGCGAAAAACCCGTACGCGCGTTGGTTTTGTGATGTCCACACGCCCATAGTTCCCGATGGCGAAATGGGAGATACGTACGTTTCAGACATCAAAAAACACGCCAAGCTAACCTCTACTAACTATGATTCGCTCGGGGACGCGCCTAAAACGTCTATTGATGGTATCGACGGCATGGGCGGACAATTGGACGGTATGGGTTCATGAGTAATGTAATTGCGCCGATCCTCTACGCCCAATTGGTAATGGCAGTTTTGGCCATGTTAAGCGGAATTGTGCTTACTTACGTACTAGCCAAAATCGCCGGAATCGTGCTCAAAATGGGTAGAGGGTAGGGGTAGGTCTAAGGGTATTGGTACTGGGATGGTACCAGTACCCTTAGTACCCAAAAATGTTCCACGACGCACACTTTAGTACCTGGTGGGACGCGCGGCTCTAAGTTGTTAAATCCAAACAATTTTGTCCAGGCTAAACAATTTTGTCCATGAAAACAGACCGTGTTTCCAAGAAAACAGACCGCAGGACCAAAATTTGAATCCTTTTGTTTGTCCATGGCGTCTTATACGATGAGACACAATCTCAAATAACCTTGGAGGGTTAAAGATATGGCAATAAAGAAAGTAGCGATACTGCTTACCATCGATACTAGCAAAAAAACGAAAGGCACTAGCGGGACTGCGCGAACCGATGACAAATCCCTCATTAGTATTCCCGGTGCGGATGAAACCTACTTTGTGAAAGTCTGCGACGATATGGTCCCTGGCCCAAAGGGGAAACCGAACAAGTACGCCATGCTTACGACCGCAGCGCACGAAATCGGTCACGTTTTGAGTAGTATCTTCAAAGTTCCAGGCGGGATGCACGAAGACCCGCGCTCGACCGGCGAAATAACCAAACCAGCTGAGGAAATGTACTTGGACGACTTCACGCCGGACATGGCCAAGCGTATCTATTCCAACGAGATTTTGGCATGGAATATAGCCAAACAAATTCGTCCAGACCTGCACGAGGATGAAGCTCTAGCGGCGATGGAAACTTACGAACCACTGAACGACATTGCAAAGGCGGCTTAAGATGAAAGAAACCGCAAGCAATATCTATGACTTCAGTTTTTGAAGGGAGGATAAAACATGGAAATCAGAATTAGCCCCAAAGATGTATGCGACTTTTGCTCCAGCGAGAAGTGGGAGCGAGTCTATCCCTGCCAAGATTTTGACATTGCAGGGTTACCGGCTACTAGCGTCGGTAGCTGGTGCGCGTGCGACGCATGCGCAGAACTGATTGACGCTGAAAAGTGGGACGAACTGGCCGAACGCTCGATAAACAGTTTCCCGTATCAGGTTTCTCAGGCGGAACGGCCCGTACTTGTGGCCTTCATCAAGGAAACCCACAAACAATTTAGGGACAGACGGCCCGCACAATGGAAACACTAATCCATGTCCCAAATAAGACATCCATCGATTGGATTGGCTGCCCGATTACGCCAGCCATGTGGACGCTTACAGATGCTATTGGAACGCTCTACGATGGCTACTGGGACCGCGCAACGCGCCAAGCGGCAGTTATAACGCTAGGCCGGGCGGTCCTAGAGCTAGAGCGGGAACAGACCCCTGTAGACTTTAGCGCTCGCATGGCGAGGTATCAAAACTAAATGACCCTAATTGAAGTTAGGCCACTTGAAAAACAGTGGGGCGTGTTCATCGATGGCGAGCTATTCGCTGCCAGTAAGCACAGCTATGAGTGTGACCGTGCGGCAAAGCATTTGGCCGTAATTCTGGCCGACGCTGAAGTAAAGAATTACCCAGAACTAAGAAAATAAGGGAATTATATAGATAACTCCCGCAAGTAAACGCACGACTTTAAGTGCTTTGTTTGTGTTAAAAATCTTTGGCTTGTTTGCAGAATGTACTTGCCTACCGTGAGGGAGTTATGTACAATGTGAAGCATGGAGGTAACACACATGGATACTAAGAACCCTTTCATCCGCATCGGCAGGTTGTATGTGAGCATTCAGCGCATGACCGCAGAGCCGTACCGTACACACTTCAAGAACGTTGATGGAGAGTGTTGGATACTTCGTCAGTTCGGCATCTTGTTTGTGGCCGTGCTAAAGGCGGTGAACTAATGGCTCACGTCAACTATACGGGCAATATCTACAATGACCATCTTGGACGGCTGGCAGACCGCATACCGAAGTCTGTGCTTGGCGCAATCGTTTTCAGTTATGCATCTAGTGGCGGTGACCACATGGAGCACGGCATTGAGAATGTGGCGCGAGAATGGGTTATTCTCTACGAGAATCAAATTGTCCCGCAACGTCCACCGCAGTACGTCTTTGACTTGGCCAAGAAAGCGGTTGAACGTGAAGAGGCGCTACTCAAGTGAGCAACGAAGAACTGTATGACGCGGCAGTGGAAGCAATCTCCAAATTGTTCGGTGACCGCTCTGTGTCTCAGGCGCAGGCTAAAGAGAATTTGCGGAATTTGAAAGGCGAAATAGACGTGTTTATTGATTCACTGGGAGATGACGATGAGTCGTAGCACAATCAGCACTTTCAGACTCTTTGAACTGTTTCCCGATGAGCCGTCCGCTCGCAAGTATCTGGAGGGACGCCTCTGGAAAGACGGCGTAACCTGCCCGGAGTGCAAGTCCAAAGAGCGAATCACAACCCGTAAGGACGGCTTCTACCGTTGCAATGCGTGCAAGCTGGACTTCACTGTGCGGACAGGGACTATCTTCGAGCGCAGCCATGTACCGCTGCACAAATGGCTCTACGCGATGTATCTGTTGGTGACGGCCCGCAAGGGAATCTCAAGCCTACAACTCGGCAAGGAAATCGGCATCACGCAGAAATCCGCTTGGTTCGTACTGCATCGGTTGCGCGAAGCCTGTGGCACGGAATTGGAAAAGTTACAGGGTACGATTGAAGTTGATGAGACGTTCTTCGGTGGCGAAGAGAACAATCGGCACATGTATGACCGCATCCACAAGCCTCGCCAGCGGTCAGAGAAAGCGGCCGTAATCGGTCTGCGTCAACGCGATGGCTACGTGGTAGCTAAGGTATCCGATAGCATCGGCGGGCTGGCTCTGCGCGGTCTGATTCACAAGCACGTCGCTCCCGGCTCCCGCATCATGACTGACGAGGCTCCCGGTTACAAGCGCATTGGTTCCCAAGGCTATACGCATGAAGCAGTGAAGCATGTGACAGGCGAATATGTTCGCGGCGACGCCCACACTAACAGCATTGAATCCGTATGGGCTGTAATGAAGCGTGGAGAACACGGCGTTTATCACCACATGAGCAAAAAGCACCTTGGCCGTTACGTGGATGAGTTTACCTTCCGCCTGAATCAAGGCAATGTTGCCCGACACACCACAGAGCGTCTGGATTCGTTCGTGGACGCTATTAGAGGCAAGCGGCTGACGTTTGCGAGGTTAACGGCATGAAAGCCCTAGACGCCATCGCAGACGTTGTACTCGCATATCACCCAAAGCCCAAGACGAAGGCTGCAAAGCGCAGAATCCGCAGGAATAAGCGGAAAGCAAAGGCGGGGAAATAGCATGAGCCAAGGGACTCAACTATATAATTCCCGAAAATAACGCTTGCAGTTTAGGGGCCTTTGAGTTATAATCTCAGCATCGAATACCTTGGAGGGTAACGAAAACACTTGATTACATTTTATGCATACCGTACGATGTGGTATGCCAAGCGGAACAGAATTAAACCTAAGAGATAAACGGTTTGGACGACTTGTCGGTGTTATGCGGTTGGGCTTAAATCACAGAGTGCAACGGCTTTGGCTTTTTAATTGCGATTGTGGATGTCAGCACGTAGCCCCAGCATCGCCTGTATATCGTGGAAAAATTTTATCGTGTGGCTGTCTGCAACTAGAAGCCGTAAAACGAGTAAAGCACGGCAGGGCCGCGACACCAACATATGGAACATGGGCGGGGATGTTGTCACGTTGCCGAAACCCAAACTGTACGTCGTGGCCAAGGTATGGCGGGCGTGGAATTAAAGTCTGTAAACGTTGGTATAAATTTGAAAATTTCTTGGCAGATATGGGCGAAAGGCCAAATGGCAAATCCATAGAACGCCAAAACAATAACGGAAATTACTGTAAAGCAAACTGTCGCTGGGCCTCACCACTAGAACAAGCCCAAAACAGAAGGAAAATGGGGGAAGAATGACAAAACGACACCTTATAGCATTGGCGGATAGCATCAAACGGCACAACAAGTTTTCACCGGACGAACAATTCACAGACCACCAACTCAGAACGCTGGCCGAATTTTTGCGGTCGCAAAACCCCAGCTTCAAGTACGAACGTTGGATAGATTACATCAACGATAAATGCGGGCCGAATGGCGGGGCGGTGAAACGATGAATAAATGCCCTGCTGTAAACGAGCAATGCCCAAGCCTCGCGGCGGTACGCCAGAGCTAAAGCTGGCACAAGATATTGCCAAGGCGGAACGCTCCATCGAATTACTGGACCGCATTCAACACGATCCCAATTGGGACGTTTCCAGGCCGGAATCATTCTACGAAGCAATGCAGAGTGAAGCTCGTAGACTGAAAAACGCAATCCAAAACCCAGAAAAACTCTGGACCATTTACCGGCGTGCTGATAAAGGTTGTTCGTTACGCGGAGAGGTCGAAATGACGCTTGAAAGTCGCATCGTAAAATATTTACAAGCTGGTGGATTATTCAATCCAGAGCACATGGAGCACGA